CCTTTATATTCGCCTTCGCCCTGAAAGCCATTCAGGAAAAACCCGGCAGTTGAAAATTCATTCCAGCCAGCTTTGAATAAGTTTTTAATGTATTGCTTTCTAAGATCTTTCATTGTGTAATCCTATTTAGCTTATCTTTACGAATGTTGACCCAGACCAGCGGCCGCTTGCTTACCATTTTTGTAGAAAGCATGATTATATAATTTACCATCATTATGCCATCTTTTAAATTCGCCATTCAATTCGGCGTTTTTATAAAAACAATGAACAGCCAATTGACCATTTTCATACCATCTTTTATATTCGTCATTCAATTTGCCATTTTTGTAGAAAGTGTGACTATATAATTTACCATTTTCATGCCATCCTTTGAATTCGTCATTCAATTTGCCGTTTTTATAAAAACAATGAACAGCCAATTGACCATTATCATACCATCTTTTATGTTCACCTTCTTCTTTACCCTTTTTAAAAAAGCAACGAACAGCCAATTGGCCATCTTCATGCCATCTTTTAAATTCGCCTTCGCCCTGGAAGCCATTCAGGAAAAACCCGTCAGTTGAAAATTCATTCCAGCCAACTTTGAATAAGTTTTTGATGTATTGTCTTCTAAGATCTTTCATTGTGTAATCCTATTATATATTCTTTTTTCATTTTAAGTAGTCCTTCACTACTTTACCATTTTTATAAAACTTATGAATATTTAATTGTCCATTACTATGCCACATTTTATACTCACCATTTAATTTACCGTTATTGTAAAATACATGAAACCATAATTGTCCATTATTGTACCATTGTTTGTGTTCACCATCTAGTTTACTATTTTTATAAAATGAATAGATAAATAATTGACCATTTTCATACCATTGCTTATATTCACCATCTCTTTTATCATGTTTATAAAATACATGAATCCATAATTTACCATTTTTCCACCACTCTTTATATTCACCTTCGCCATGAAAACCATTCAGGAAAACCCCGTCAGTTGAGAATTCTTCCCAGCCTACTTTGAATAGCTTTTTGATGTATTGCTTTCTAAGATCTTTCATTTAATTTTCCCTTTACGGATGTTGGCCCGAACCACCGGCCGATAGCTTACCATCTTTATAAAAGCTATGAATGAATAATTGGCCGTTACTATTCCATCTTTTATATTCGCCATTCAATTTACCATTTTTATAAAAACAATGAACAGTCAATTGACCATTTTCATGCCATCTTTTATATTCACCATTCAATTCACCGTTTTTATAAAAACAATGAACAGCCAATTGGCCATTATTATACCAACTTTCATATTCACCTTCTTCTCTACCGTTTTTATAAAAACTATGTTCATATAATTGACCATTTTCATACCATCTTTTATATTCGCCATTCAATTTACCGTTTTTATAAAAACTACGTTCACGTGATCTACCCTTATTATCCCATTCTTTATATTCGCCATTCAATTCATCATTTTTGTAGAAAGCATGATTATATAATTCACCATTTTCATGCCATTCTTTATATTCGCCTTCGCCCTGAAAGCCATTCAGGAAAAATCCATCAGTTAAAAATTCATTCCAGCCGACTTTGAATAAGTTTTTAATGTATTGTCTTCTAAGATCTTTCATTTAATTTTCCCTTTACGGATGTTGGCCAAACCAGTAGCTGCTTGCTTACCGTTTTTGAAAAAAGTGTGACTATATAATTTACCATTATCATACCAACTTTTATATTCACCTTCTTTTTTACCATCTTTGTAGAAAGTATCAACACGTAATTGACCATTTCTATACCAAAATTTATATTCACCATTCAACTTGCCATCTTTATAAAAGCCATGTTCAGTTAATTGACCATTTTCATACCAAAATTTATATTCACCATTCAATTTGCCGTTTTTGTAGAAAGAATGATTATATAATTTACCATTATCGTGATATTGTTTATATTCACCATCCAACTCGCCATTTTTGTAGAAAGCATGAATATGTAATTTACCATTATCGTGATATTGTTTATATTCACCATTCAATTTGCCATTTTTGTAGAAAGCATGAATAAATAACCGGCCATTTGAACGGTATTGTTTATATTCACCATTTAATTTATTATTTCTATATAAGGCTTGGTCAGATAGTCGGCCGTTGTAATAGTATTGTTTAGATTCACCATTCAGCTCACCATCTTTATAAAAGGCATGAATAAATAACCGGCCATTTGGACGGTATTGTTTGTATTCTCCTTCACCGTTAAACCCGCTCCTGAAAAATCCATCAGTTGAAAATTCACCCCAGCCCACTTTGAATAACTTTTTAATGTATTGCTTTCTAAGATCTTTCATTTAATAAACCTTTTGAATTTATCTCTACAATGTTTGCCCAGACCACCGGCCGCTTCCTTACCGTTTTTGAAGAAAACATAATTATATAATTGACCATTTTCATACCATCTTTTATGTTCATCTTCTTCTTTACCATCTTTGTAGAAAGTATCAACATGTAATTGACCATTATTATTCCATTTTTTATATTCGCCATTCAATTTGCCATTTCTATAAAAACAATAAACAGCCAATTGGCCCTTACTATTCCATTCTTTATACTCACCATCTAATTTACCATTTTTATAAAAACTACGTTCATCTAATTGACCATTACTATGCCATCTTTCATATTCACCATTCAACTCACCATCTTTATAAAAATGACGTTCATATAATTTACCATTTTCATGCCATTCTTTATATTCTCCATTCAATTTGCCATTTTTAAAAAAAATACGTTCATATAATTTACCATTTTCATACCATCTTTTAAATTCGCCTTCATCTTGAAAGCCATTCAGGAAAAACCCATCTTCCGAAAAAGCTCTCCAGCCAACTTTGAATAAGTTTTTGATGTATTGCTTTCTAAGATCTTTCATTTAATAAGCCTTTTGAATTTATCTCTACGGATGTTGACCCAAGCCAGCCACTCGCTTACCATTTTTGTAAAGAACATGTCTATATAATTTGCCATTATCATACCAACTTTTATATTCGCCATTTAACTCGCCGTTTTTATAAAAACAATGAACAGTCAATTGAGCCTTACTATTCCATTCTTTATATTCACCATTCAATTTGCCATTTTTATGAGATGCATGAGCCCATAATTGACCATTATCATACCATTGTTTATATTTACCATTTAATTTTCCCTTCTTATAAAATGTATGAATCCATAATTGACCATTACTATACCGTTTTTCATATTCACCTTCGCCATGAAAGCCATTCAGGAAAAAGCCGGCAGTTGAGAATTTGTCCCAGCCAACTTTGAATAAGTTTTTGATGTATTGCTTTCTAAGATCTTTCATTGTGTAATCCTATTTAACTTATCTTTACGGATGTTGGCCTAAGTCGGCAAGATGACTTTAATTCTTTGCGTTGCCTCTACTTTTTTATATATACATAATTTCCGCAATCCCAGATCCGGTCCCAGCCATTTAGTTGCATATTTTGCCATTCAGTTAATATGGGATCAAATATATCTAATTTCTCTCTCAATTTGTGTTTCTGAAACTGAATTCTGGAGTATCTTTTACCATTATTCACATAGTAATAATTTGGCTTGCTCAAATGTGAGAATTCAAAGTTGGCTTGTTTATAAACTTCGCCTGTAAAATATCTAGCATCAGCGTAAGTTATGATACTTCCATCTATTTTGCTAATCAGTCTACTAAAACCACCTACTACAGATACTCCCTTTTTGTTCGCAAATCTAATTATTTCACAGTCAAAACCAGATTTATATCTTGGCTTTCCTATTATAATTAAAGACAGCAATTCTTTATCAAACAAACCTAATTTAATAGAGCCTCCTTTATAACCCTGTAGATGGTTATCCTCCATAAACTCTCTGGCATGACTTGTCCCAACTGTTTTCACCTGTAGTTTTCTGGCATAAAATATTTTATTTTCTATTCCCAATTTATTAAGTATTATTGACTTAACTATATTCTGTTTGTCAATCCATTCATCTTCAAATATATGAATGAGATTTATGTTGTGCTTCTTAGCCAATTCTGTTTTATGTAAATGATAGCCCTTGCCCTTTTGACCGACTATTTCACCGTGCCAGTATAAACCATCAAATTCGATGCCTAATTGAAAACCTGGCAGGAAAATGTCAATTTCTCTCTTTTCTATTTTTATATTTCTTTTTATATCTAAATTATATGACTTTAGCCAATTCTCTATATCATCTTCATATTTGCTCGTATTATTTAGTTTAGGAAAACAATTCGGGCATCTTGGAATTTTGCCACTGATTAAATTATCCTCAAAAATTGTTCCACATGTAAGGCATTGCCATTTATATTTAGCATATATACCCCTATAATCATCTACATTAAACAACGGCCTAATCTTATCTGACAATTTGTCGACAAGGCTATTATAATACTTTATAAAATTTGTTTGCCTTGTTTTGTCTTGAATATCCTTGGATTGAGCAGGATTTTCTACGCCATATCTTTCTAAATTAGTTTGCTTTATCTTTCTCTGTATTCTTTTAGATTGACTGAAATAAGGAACACCATAGTTTTTTTCAAGTGTTTGAGATGCCTTTTCTCTAATTTGAGCATCCTGCATTGGATTTTCTACGCCATACTTTTTAAGATTAGTTTGCTTTACTTTTTCCTGAATTTTTTTCGATTGAAGCGGATAAGCTACACCATATTTTTTAATATTAGTTTTCTTTATCTTCTCTTGAATTTGCTTTGAACCAAATGGATTTTCAGAACCATATTTTTTAAGATTGGTTTGTATTGCCTTTTTCTTAACTTGCTTATTTTGCGCGCTGCTAGGCGCGCCATATTTAACAATATTAGTTGCTTTAATTTTTTCTTTTATTGTAGATGAAGCAAAAACATTCAAAACTCCGTATCGTTGCTTAATAGTATCTTCTAGAAGGCATTTACCACATAAAGGTTTAAGAGCTTTCTTTCTATTTTTATAAATCCTTCTGAATTCCTTACCACATATTTTACAGGTGCCATAAAGCACAGTTTTATATGAAAGATGAGTTGTAGGAGTGATTTCTATTTTTTCGTTACTTTTCAATATATACATGTATGTATATATGTCATAGCATAAAAAAGCCCCTCAAATTTGAGGGGCTCATTCACTAACATTATCACAATGGTTTTTTTCATTAATATCTATTAATAACGAAATAGGGAGTCTATTAAATTAAGCTCTTTTATACAGATTATTGCCACAATCCCAAATCCTGTCCCAGTTGTTTAGCTACATATTTTGCCATTCGGATAGTTTATGATCAAATATTTTGAGGCGCGCTGATAATTTATGCTTTTGAAATCCAATACGTGAATATCTATTCTTATAATCTGTGTAATAATAATTCGGAGTGCTTGTATTTATATATTTGAAACCAGCAGATTGATAGCTTCTACCATTAAAATATCTAAGATCCGCGTAGCTAATAATAGAACCATCGTAGTCTAAATGTGATATTAATTTAGAAAAAGCGCCCGGTATTCGGTAATTAACCTTAGTAGCAAATCGCAGCAATTCGAATTCAGCCGATTTATTATACCTAGATTTACCCAATGTAATTATTGCCACTATATTGTTTTTATAAAATAGCCCCAGTTTTATTAAAGACGGAACATATCCCTGCAGATGATTTTCTTCTAAGAAGTTTCGTGCCATTTCTATATCTACTTCTTGAGTGTCACATGTTCGCGCAAATATCTTATTTTCAATAATCCCAATTTTGTTCAATATGATAGACTTCACTATATCTTGTTTTTCTATCCATTCATCTTCAAATATATGAATTAAATTTATGCCGCGGGCTCTCATTAGGTTAGTTTTATCTAAATGATAATTTCTATTTTTCTTGCCACCAAGTTCGCTATGCCAGTACAGACCATCAAATTCTATTCCTAAATTGCAATCAGGAAGATAAATATCTATTTCGCTATTGTCAATTCTAATATTTCTTTCTACTTTGGCATAGCGCTTCAACCAATTCTCAATTTCGTCTTCATAACGGCTAGTATTTGTCAGAGGAGGAAAACAACTCGGGCATCTTGGAATTTTGCCATCTTCCAAATTATCCTCAAATTCAATGCCACATTTAACGCAGCGCCATTTATATGCGCCATTTATGCCATCATATTCATCAATATTGAACATTGGGGTAACTAAATTTTTAAGCCTATTTCCACTTATTAACTGATTATATAGTCTTATTTTACGAGCTCGTGACATCTTATTTCTTATCGATGGGACTTGCGCTGTGTGAGGCCTACCATATTTTAATAAATTACTCTGTTCTATTTTTATTTTAATGGCCTTGGAAGCAAACACATTATCAACACCATATTTAGCCCTAACCGTATCTCGTATTCTTTTTCTAATATCTGAACTGCCAAAAGGAGATGGATGACCGTATCTATCGATATTTGTAGCTTTTATTTTATCTCTAACAGGAGAACAGGTTTTGCTGGGCCAATCAACGCCATATGTGTTCAAACTGGTGGCTCTGACTCTGTCCTTGACGGCAGCATTCATCATTGGGTTTTCTACGCCATAATGTTTTAAGTTGGTTTGCTTTATTTTTTCCTTGACAGAATCCAATTGAAGTGTGCTCTTAACTCCATACTTTTTTAAGTTTGTTTTAATTGAGCTACTTACGGCTTTCTTTACGTTTCTTTTATTTCTAACTTTTGGCAGCTTCAACATGCAATCAGTGCCATATCTTTCCAACAATGTCTTTTTCGTTTTTTCTTCTACTTCTTTTCCATGAAGGCTGCTTGCGTTGCCATATTTCTTTATATTAGTTTGCTTGACTTTTTCCTTTATGCGGCCGGATTTCATTGGGTGTGAAAAACCATACTTCTCAATATTAGTTTCTATACGTTTTTCTATTGTAGATGGTAACTGTGCTGAATTTTCAACACCATACTTTTCCATTAAACGATATTTTCGGCTGCAGTTTGTGCAAAGCTGTTTTAAGCGTTCTGGTTTATTTCTATATTGTCGCCTAAATTCTTTTCCACACTCCTCGCAGACCCCACCTATAACAGTCATGAATTTCAACTTCGTGTTGGGTGTTAGCTCCCGTCTTTCATTACCCTCTATAACATACATCATTTTTTGCTCCTTAAATTATATATATGTCATAGCATAAAAAAGCCCCTCAATTGAGGGGCTCATTTATTTGCTAGTTTGAATTATGGACTGGCTGTTCTAAAGTCAACATCCATAAGACCATATAGTAACTCACCCAATGGAACTTTGACCAAACCATAACGAGCAATAAAGCCACGCCTTGGAGTGAAATCATTAGGCCCATAAATTACAGGGGTAAGCTGAGTTACATAAGGAGCATAAACTACGCCAGCACCAAATGGTGATATCGGGCTCTTGTGGCCTAGAAGAATTTTCTCTTCTGGGAACAAAGGGTCCTTATATACATCAAATTTACCAGCATAATTACCAGCCTTAACTATACCAAGGCCACCTGTTGCTGTAACAGGATTAGGAATAAAACCTCTGAGAACTTCTAGCTGAGATGAAATCTTAGTAGATGTAACAACCCAATTAGCAGGACCGATCTTACTCTTTCTATAAATCTCGTTAGATGTTTCAACGATTTTATTTACTAATGCAAGATGCCTGTCAAGGAAGTTACCTACTGTGTTGTTGTTGGAGTCCCATCTCCAGTTAAACTTATCCTTGGTTGCTGCACTGAACATACATTTTCTTACTATCTCACGGTCGATCTCAGCGATCATTTCGTTCGATACAAGAGAAGTAAGTTCTGCTTCGGCGTTCAAGTTATGATAAGCTTTTAGGTCCTGCTCAGCTTCATTTGACCAGTGAGCTTTTAGCTTTCTGGTTTTAGCTACGACAGGAATAGAGGTGATGGTTATTTTCATCTCCGGAATATCTTCGGAGAACTCCATGTCGATCTCATAATTGATCTCGACTTTGAAGCCATCACTATTAAGAGCGTTTGTTATTGTAACATTGTTACCATTCATGCCGGTTACTGTAAAATCTGTGGATACATTGCCATAGACATCATAGACAACACCAGCACTTGTGCCGGCAGTACCTGTGAAGCTATAAACAACTTCGCCACCAGTTTCGCCAGTGTCAAGATTAGTAGCAACTTCGCGGATGATTGTGCCTTCTACAGCAGCTGTACCGCTAAGCGCAGCAGCCCACTTCATAGAAGCATATGTGTGACCTGCGGTCAGAGTATCCATTGCGAATGTATACGGTGCACCAGTGCTACTAGCAACAAACGGACCTACAACTTGTTTTGAATAGTAAGGTGAGTAACCTTGCCAACCTTCATCCGGAACCTTTAAGGGAGCGCTTGCTGAAAATGCAGAATATTGAGATCCTTGAGCTACGTTACCCTTTTCAGTACCAAACACGTACTTAAGATAAAAAATTACTGCTGCCGGACCAGCCATGGGCTGAACGGAAACAATATTGTTGGCTATCAAATTCGGAAAGACTCTCCTTACGATAGGAAGCATGATCTTCTGGATACCAACAACATCACTAGTTCCTGTGTTGTTACCCGCTTCTAAGAGGTACTCAGCCTCATTTTCAAGGAGCATAGCTGTATTGATTTTTGTATATTTCTCATCAATACCCTCCAAGAAAGGCTCCCACTTAGATAATAGGCGACCCTCTTCCTCTTTGAGAAGTCTGCGTTTATCTACCATAAATTTATACCCTCCTGAAAAAACCTTCTTTAATTATTTTTCTTTATTCACGCCTGCGAGTTCAAGCAATTCCTGCAGAGTTTCATTGTAGTCTGCCTTTTCCTCGTCCTCAACAAGAGGTTCAACGTTACCAGTTTTTGATTTTAATCTAACTGACTCATCTTCTTCTTCTGGATCTAATTCTTCTTCGTCGGGCTCGTCTTCATCTTCATCTTCATCTTCATCTTCATCTTGTTCTAGATCTTCTTCAGCCATATCTGGCTCTTCATCACCCTTTTTCTTCTTTTTCTTCTTTTTCTTCTTTTTCCCCGTATCCGCTTCTTCATCAGGCTCTTCATCATAATTCGTATCTTCTTCATCATCCGACTTCTTCTCGTCCAGAGCTTCTTTAATAGCTGCATATTTCTCAACTACTTCTTCTTCTGTGCCCTCTCCAACGAGCGTTGCAACAACTCTCTTGATGTCTTCAGATAAACCTTCAGTAAGCTCCATGAGTTTCTTCTTGCCTTTTGTTAGCTCAAGTTCTTCTGATAATTCTTCGTTCATCTCTGCCATTTTAGAAAATTCAGAAGCATACTTCTCACCTTCTGAGCCTTTAATAAGAGGATATATTATAGTTTTAATTTCATCAAGAACTCTCATTTCCGGAGAATCAAAACTTTCCGCGAGGACTTCAGTTTTGATTTGTTCATACATTTCTTTCAATGCTGTTACAAATCTCTTTGTATATACTCTCTTCATCTTCTCGCGAATATCTTGAACAACTGATTCATACTCTTCTTTGAGAGCGCTTTCCATTTCTTCATATTTAGAAGTTAGATCTTCCTCAACTTTATTTATGACGCTTTCTTTCCAAGACTCGAGCTGCTCTCTTAACTCTTCAGTCTCTTCAGGGGTAAGGTCAATATTCTCTAATGCCATGTATTATGCCTCCTTAGTCCTCTTTAGCGAACTTGGTAATAGTTTTTGTAAGAGTTTGCGGATTATAGCCTTTATATCCGATCTTCTCCATTATTTTGTAAAGAATATCATCTCCATATTCTTCTTGCACCTTTTTAAGTTTTCTTTCAATCAAGCCAATTTTAACAGTTTTATTTCCATTCTTGGCTTCTAAATGCCAATGATGACTAATGTGATTCAAAAACGTACCATATGAATCATAACCACTTTCCTTTAAATAGAAACGCGCACCATCAGCGACGCCTATATACTCTTTTTCCAGGTCTACAGCGACATTTTCTAACATGTCATCAAGTACATCCTCCACCACTGTGCCAAGTGGAATTTTTGTTTCTTCGAGCTTTTCTTCTTTATGCTCATATACTGCTTCTGGATAGGCGTTTGGAGTAGATGGATCAGAAACAATATCAAAAGTAACCATTTTGTAATCCCCCGCGACCTCATCAACTCCGTTGTTCTTTTTCACGGTACCAAACCCTCTAGATGAGATCCCCAATTTAATACCACTTTTGAGTAGCTCCTGCAATACACGTCCTGATGGAGTTTCTAATACGGTAGCTTCGCCGTAAACTTCTCCAGTAGGTTGTATAGAAAGTTTTGTTACCAGATGTGAAACTTTATCCAAATGAATCCTTGCATCAGAAGGATGATCGAGTTCACCTAAAATTCTTTTTTCATTTATGCCTTCCTGTAATCTTTGTACTTCTCTTTCAAGAACGGATCTTGGATAAACTCTTCCATTACCATTTTTAACATCGGCCTGTTGAAAAATTCCCTTCAGCCTATATGCTTTAACGGTATTCTCTTCATCTTTATCCTCAACAAGCTCATACTTTAAATTCATTACATCTTGGATAATAGGCATTTCTTCAGTTATGATGTTTTTATCTCTCGCCATTAATTATCCTCCACTTTATTCTTCTTCCTCTTCTTCCTCTTCTTCACCTTTTGTTGCACCAGCAAGAAAATCAATGATTTCCTTCAATCTGGTATCTTCAATACCTTTTGCTTTTGCATTTTCAAGATCAGATATGATGTTAGAGAGGAAATCGGCTTCATCGGAATCTGAATCAAGCTGCTTTTTTATGGTTTTCAATGTCGCCACAATTTCCTTGATGTTTTCGTCATCAACTTCATCGGCTGCTTTGTCTTTCTTTTCTTTGCTTTTTTTATCAGGCTCCGAAGGCTCAGCAACCGCGTCCGGCGACAGCTCGGCAGCTTTTTCTTCATCATCTTGTTCAAACATTACTTCAGCGATTTGTTCTGGGGTAGCACCTAGTGATTCATAATAATCTTCTTTAATTGCTTTTATATCGTCATGAATAAGTAATTTATTCATGATTTCTACTAAAGTATTTGCGTTCTTTGAATTTGTCATAAGAGCTGTTCTCATCATAACTTCTTGATATCTGGAAGGTTCCAACAAAAACAATTCCTTGTTGTTTTCAAAAAACATTTCGGCCGCTTCGATAGCATCCTCTAATGCTTCTGCTTGCTGGAGATCAAAAGTGAAGTTAGAAAATTTCTGCCTAAAGGCATCGGTTTTCCATAATTTATATAGCTTCCCAGCCAAAGCTTTCATTTTAGCTTTAATTTCTTTATCTTCCAAACTTTTGATATCGGGCGAAATGTAATTATATACATTTGTATCTACTTTGTAGCCCTTTTTATTACTCCAATCAACTTTGTTAAGAGATTGGCTAACTGCATTTTCAGCCTCTAGCTGTAGCTTAGCGGAAAGTTTTCTAACAAAAGGCTTAGTCATGAGTTCATGAATTTGAGCATAATTTCTATCGCGCAATTCTCTCAATTTATGTTTAGCCATGATTGATGGGTTATCATATATTTTTCTAAGCTTGTTATCCTTCGCTTCTGTAATTTCCCTTCTAGCATTATCATAAAACTTGAGTCTGAAACCTTCAACTAACTCTTCTGTCGGTACGATTGGATCATTCTCGATGTCAAAAAGATCACCAACTTTTTCACCAAGAACAGTATCATCGTTTTCGGTTAAATCTATTAGCTCAAAACCGCTAACGCTGAGAATTCCATTAGAGTAATCGTATGAGCAGATGTATGGTTGATTTGTTTCTTCATCAAGAACAATAATTTTGTCATCGTATAATGCCATTAAGGCCGCGTTCTCAGATTCAGCAAATATTTCAGAAAATTTGTCATAGAGCTTCTCACTACTCTTATCTGCAACCTTTCTGAATTGATTATATGTCAACTGCATAGAATCATTCCTCCTCATTTCTTTTTATTATTAATTCCTCTAAATTCTCCATGGAGGAACTGGTTTTGATATGTGTTGCTGCGCATCGTATTTGATATGCCTTCAGAAACATCATACTTAAGATTATCTTTGTCCTTATTTGACTTTTGCTTAACATATTTTATCATTTTCAATATATCATATTTATTCTCGAGCAAGAACTCCTTATCGCCAATTGTTATTGTTTTCCCTGCCACTTCTGGGCCGGCCGGAGCTTCGGGAGCTTCGGGAGCTGCTGGAGCTGCTGGAGCCGCTTCCGGACCAGCTTCAGCACCAGCTTCTGGTCCGGCTGGCACCTCACCAATTCCACCAGCCGTACCCGGCACTGCTCCTAATTCTCCGGCACCAGCTCCTCCACCGGCTGGAAGTGCAGCGCCAAATCCCTGAGCTCCACCACCAGCAGTCTGTTGCTGTAATGGAGATGCCAGTTCTAATTGCATATCTGTTTCCAGATCAGTAATTTGCTTATCTGAAAACTTCATAATATTCTTATATATCCATTTTTTAGGCAGAAAATTTTCTATTGACAGAATAGTACTTACCAAATTAATTTTTTGTGTTACAACCTCTAATTCAAGCAACTCAGCTATATTGGATGGAGGCGTTAATTCAATCTGGAAATTTCTGACATCCTGTCCCCTAAATCCTTGTAGTGTCAAAGACACTATAGCTATTTTTTCGAGGCCTTTCATTATGTGCCTCTGAATACGCTCAACAGACCTTGAAAATTTAATATCCATCTGACTCAAGGCATTTCGCGTATCCATTCCACCGCCTTCCTGCATATACTGAGGCGGTATGTGCATCGTCTTTAATAATTTATCTCTAAAGTATTTTGTATCATCAATTTCATTAAGTTGGCGGCCACCTTGAAGCACATCTATTCGGGTCCCCTGTCCTGCGGTTGCTCCTGATCTTACCGGAATCCAAAAGTCTTCCAATATAGATAAAGGAGTCGCTTTTTCGTTAATCTTACCGGAGTTCTTAACAAATGTTCCTTCATAGGAACCAATGGCAAAATTATGATAATTCGCAATAGAGAGAGTTCCAGTATCTAATGTGTAATTTAGTTTTTCAACTTTTACAACTTTGTGATTAATTACGCGCTTATATTCTGGGTCTGCCCACATGGCAATTGCTCTTTCCGACATCATGTCGGCGTGTAATTGAAAATGTTCATTGCCAGACATTACTTGTATATTAGTGGGATTATTATTTTTCTTATTAAGATCGCGATGATGCCTGACAGATATTGCCCCTTCTTCTTTCATATTATTAAAATCTTCTTGGAACATAAAGTCACTGATAGTATGTGTAAAAACATACTGATTAATTGATGGGTCTACTACTAAATCATATCCTTTTATTTTATACTTGTCATCTGACTCTTTTCGATACAGGGGCATAAGGCTGTCCCCTTTGTTCAACTGTTCCGCAGGGACATAGGTTCCATCTCGCATGAGAAACTTATGGTCTGGAGTTACAGTAAACGATTGCCCATCATCTATAGTTACTTTTACTACAGGTGTAGATTTTCGTGTAATGCCTGCCCACTTAACATGCCCTGGAACAATCTTGTTGTTATTATCTCTATCTACAGAATATGTCCATAGATCTTTGCCATTATCGAATTCATTAATAATATCTTGAAGTGGCAGAATTCTACCATCTAAAAGAGGAATTTCTGTGTCAAGAGCTAAACACGCTGGATCGATATATTTCTTTTTTCTGAACTTTGCTTTAATTCGCTCTATGAATTTTTCCGCTTCGGGTGTGGAGAGTGTGCCGACATCAATATAAAATACCCTTTTCTCTGGTGCGCGCTCAAGTCTATATACGAGCATCGCATCTTCCATCAATGACAATTGTTTCCAAGTCCTGCGACCTGATTCTAAAACGGACCTTCCATAAGGAGCAAATATATTATCATCAATCCTAAAGTGTACAACTTCCCATGGCTGCAACTTTATTTTATTCGACTTTTCTGGATGCGCATAAATGGTTCTTTGAGACCCCTCTTTAGCAACATTCTTAGCTACCGCAAAATTAAGTAAATTGCCATCAACCTCCATTCGTTCGACATTCATAGGAGGTAAATACTTAAGCGATACTATTTCTTTCTTTTTATCATCGACAATTATTTCATAGAAATTATCGCCATACTGACATGTGCCATAAAATATGCGCCATAAATCTGCATTCATGTCTAAATTATCAAAGAACGTGTGATTCAGATTTTTAATGATATCATCATTACTGGAACTTATGTCCAATACTTGTTCATTATTATTAAGCTGACTACCATCATCAGCATACGTAACCAATCCTAAATCTAGTTCCGGAACAAGAACCATATTTTCATAATCTTTATATCGTTCTCTACGCTCATTGGATACGGTTATATAAGTTGTCATCCAATGGTATGTATCCGAATCTATAAAATCGCGATCCTTCAGTGTTTGGATAGCTCTACTGGAATCAAGATCCTTTGCTGTTATTTTAAGCTTATTGAAAAAATCTTGATATTCTCGACTACGTTTGCTGGCCATTATATTTTATTTCCATTATTATCTTTATATTTTCTATATTTATAAATGTAGTTACTGATGGCGACATAGTTATTCAATTTCACCAAAGCTGTCCCTACTTATGACAACAGGTACAATGACATTTATTTCTGAAAAAGCCTTCTCAATGTTATCTAATAAGTCGACATCGATTCCGACTTTCTCAAAATATACATTCCATCGATCTGCAGCAAATTGGCGGGTTTTCGGACCAATTAATTGCTTAAGTGGAATGTGTAATACAAAAGTATCATCTTTTGTTTCTACAGATAAACTCTTAAAATTGATATCAGCGGCATCGCAGGCTTTTTTGAGCCTTTTTTTAAACTCTTTTTCTTGTGCATCTTCAGCTTCTAATATTTTATCAATGTCGGTTTTATTAGCAATTCCACGCTCTTTCATCATTTCCTTAATAGTTTTCATCATATCCCCGGCGTCTATATAAATTTTCATTTAGCGGCTTGCTTCCACATCGCCGCCGCAGCAACTCTTTTACCAGCCTCTTTCGAGCCGTAAAACTTGCCCGCTTTTGCCGCTACTTCTTTGAAGCGCTTACCTGGTTTGCCAATATCTTCGCCCTTTCTGGCTCTCTTGACAAGTTCAGTTCTTTTCTTCTTTGATACTTTTTTGAGCCCGGGGTGCTTGCTTGGCACCTGTTCGCTTATTTCATCACTTGTAATCGGCTCATCCATAATACTATCAATTTCTCTTTTCATCTCTGTGAAGAAAACAGACCATTTCATTATCTTCCTCCAACACTATTTAGTAATATTTAATCTTACGCGTCTTTTATCTCCGCCGCCTGGCAGAGATACTAAAGCATGGGTGGGCTTCCCAGTTTCATCATAAATAATCTTCAATACTTTATAGCTTAACGCGCCCCCGTCTCCGTGTCTTACTCTAATATCTTCGCCTGGTTTAGGAACAGTAGGAACATTGATACTACGACCATTGATCTTCCTAACATTGCTACCCAGACGCTTATTAGCTATCGCGCTAACAGAATCAGGTTTTCTGCTAAGTATTTTATCTGATGGTAAAGCCCCGTTTAAAAATTCTTTGAGATTCATTATTCTGCCTCTTGCTCTGCTCCAGCTTTGCCCTCCTTGCCGACCTTCTCGGAACCAGAAGGTGTTTCTTCTTCTGGTGAGCTCTTCTTCTGTTTCTTTTTCGGCGAGGCGACAAAATGAGCTGGATAAACAGCATGATTAAGTTTTTGAAGAATACTGTCGAGGAAATTATATATATCTTCTCTTCCTGAAATCATGGAAGGTAAATCTACATAAAATATATTTCCGGCATAAGAAAATCTAATTCTTTTGTTACTCATCAAACTATATTTAACTTTTCTGGTTAAACCTTCTTCTTTTTCAGCTTCTGAAATAAATTCAATTTCTCCCGGATCTGTTATGTCTTCTATCTTCTTAAATAAGTCTAAAGATTCTTTGAAGACTTGTTCTGTATTGCCCATGAATTTACGCTCCTTGTGAATTTTCTCATAATTATCTTTGTCGGTTTATTTACTAAGCCATTCAATAATGGCTTTTTCCGACATATATCCTTCTTCTGTATATTCGCCACCTAATTCTTCATTATCATATTGGTGTATATCTGGGCGGTCATTCTCATCTTTATAAAATTGCTTTAGAGCTTTGTCATTATATTTAAACGCTACATTATCGCGATTGCTTGTTAATCCCATTGGCGCAAAAGAACTTAGCATTGGCCGTATGAATGTTAAAATAGCTAAAGACATAACAAGATCGTCATTATAGCCCTTGAGGGCTTCTGGCTTATTGCCATGCCATATGAAAGTTTCTAATTCCGCCAGAAGCCTTGGCGATACTAATTTATATTTATCTTGTTCAATACTGTTTATTAAACTATCTATAATTTGTGGCCGCGTCTTTACTGTTGTTATCCAGCCAGTTTTGCCCTTTTGTGTTGTATATACATTTGTATAAGGATCCTTTTCATCCTTGAAAACCCGCTCAAAAACAGCCAAACCATAACTATTTGATTCAATAATAACATAGGCATCATTATAGTAACGAGCGACCGCTTTTATTACATTAGCGTATTGAAGACTCGAGACTGATTTATTTTTGTACTCGCAAACCTGTTTATTATCGCTCAATCTTACTACATGAAACGCAGAAGCATCCTGTTCATTTCCAGTGCCGACATCAGCGGCCAGTATATATCTTTCTGAAGGCTGGGATGGGTCCCATATCCATAGGCCAGGGATTGAACTGTATTCATCCTTTAACAGCGCTTTCGCGAATTCGCTATTACCAGGAAATCTATACTTAACAACAGGATCTCGAACTTTTTTCTTCAAATATCCGAGTGTTTTGCCAGAAATAACCGTATCGCCAGAACCAAGAAACTCGCACAAAACTTCAGATCTAAATTTTCTGTCTCCGAGTTGTCTTTCCTGTTTTAGAAGCCATTTGTCATCACGACCTGGAAATTCTCTCCAATTTATATCAATAAAGTGAAAATCATTCAGTTCCTCTTTTGCTTCCTCATACACTTTGTGATATAAATTGCCTATTCCATTTGTGGTAGATATAAGTATAGCATTGCCACCTGTTGATAGAGTTGGCCATGCTGCTGCCCATATATCATCGGCATATTCTTGAAATGCCACCTCGTCAAGTATCAATAATGATAGAGACTTGGATCGACCAGCCGTCCTAGTTTGTGGAACTGAGAAAAAACTTGATCCATTAATCAAGTTAAGGCCGTGCTTTGAACGATCCTGAGAATCTATTCTCAAGAATTCAGGTAATCTATCATATGAATATCTGGCTTTATCTTTGAATTCCATAGCTTCAGTGTCTCTAATGGAAATAATAAGAACTGTTTTATCATTATTGAAATTTATAAGCCATAAACCATAACAAGCTGTTAGCCATGAAAGGCCCATCTGCCTGGGTTTCTTAACTATATTAAACTGGTACTTCATGAAATCCTCGAGGGCCCTGCGCTGATAATCAAAAAGCTTAAATGGCAATTCTCCTTTTATAGGATCGATAATATAACAATAATTATCAATGAAATATATAGGATCTTTTTTGCAGCGCTTGAACTCCTCTATCATATTTACGGCAATTATACGGCCGTCATTCAGTTTTACCTGATGTTTCATTTCACATCCTAGAAAAAATCTATGTTCTTATAAGTAAAAGTTACATTTACATTTATATGTAATACCTTTAGCAAAAGATCGTATCCTTTTTGCGCTATTAACTTCAAATAATTAAACATCCTTTCAATAGGTTCTTTGAGGCCCTCCTCTATGGATAAATCAAGATACACATCGTGGTCCTTCGCGAATTCAATCAGATAGGCTTCTGTTATTATATCATGAGGCCCCATATCATTTGCGCTCAGTAAATTTTTCTGAGTTGCGCGCAGTGCAGAATACTTTGATGATCCGGATGTTTTAAAATTTACGTAAATAAAAACCTGGTCTTTGATCTTATCAACATATTCATCTGTAATAGAATGATAAGAAATCTTATCGCCGTCGAAAGAGGCCGCAAGCATAAAGTTAGCAATGGGGTCTATCGCTACATCCTCAAATTTTCCCTCGCCTGTCATGATTTCGCGAACAAATGCCTTTTTGAAAGCATCATTGCTATTCATTACATTGCGCAAGGCAGATTGTACTATTTTATGTTCAAATTGATAATGTTCAAGCTCTTCTTTAGTTTTAGGAGCTTGAGCAGATAACCTTTTATGATCCAGAATGGTTCCTATATCTTTTGCGAGCTGTACGCTCGCCCCAGATCTTCTCAACGCATAATATAGCAGAGCCTCGCCTTCAGATTCCACAATTTTTGACGAACATAATTGAGCTGCTTTCCCCATTTTTACGGATATCCTGTTGTTTTCACCTATCAATATATCCGTTTTGGGAGTAGAGTCTACTCTGCCTTTTACATAATCCTTCCAAAATTTACTAACGGTCGCGACTCGCAGAGAACCCGTTGACTTTGCTTTAGCTTTACCTTTTATTCTATTGCTAAGTAGCTTGGCGATTCTAATTCCAGCTTTTTTGGTTTCAGGGACAACCTTAATGTTATCCTCAAAACCATGTAAGCTATTCCAGGCCGATGCAATTGCATTTTCATATGAAGCTGCTGTTATCGCTTTTTCGCCGGCGATAAGAGATACGGTAATCTTCCAACCTCCGAAATAAACTATTGGCCGGCGACCTTGATACATTTCAAATTTTGGCTTAAATCCAATTCGCTCAGCATGCTGCATAAGTGCTTCTGAAGCTGCCCGTCTTGAAGGATAGAAAGCTTTCTGTGGATATATTTTAATATTTGATTTACGATCAGACAATTCATCTTCTTTATATATCTTAAAATGGAGTTCTTTCAACATGCCAACAATAACAGACAGTTTTAATTTTGGCTCATCTGCTTCATCTATTGTTTCAAGAAATTTTACCACTTTCATTTTTTCACCTCAGAAGAGAACTTTATCAATCCTCTCTTTCATGGCTTTTTTAAATATCTCAGAGATTACTTTATATTTTAAGCTATTTATTTTATTAGATACAAGTACTGATGGAATATTTACTTTGCGTCCTGGCTTTGTAGGGAACTCTTTAACTCCATCAACTATTTTTTTCTCAAATTCAATGGGAACGTCTCGACCTTGAGTACGTCCTGTTATCTTAACTTTCCAAATACGAATATATAAATTTGTTTTCCCTTGGCCTGTCATTGTATATGTATTGTAATACCATGCCATTTAGTAATCCTTCAGATATAAAATAGAACTTAATATCATGTCATTTTAAATATTTCTATATCTGCCACGAAACCGCTTTTATAATTGAATCTTCATTTATGCTTTAAAAATATATTTTTCCTATTCTATAACCATCCTGTCTATTTCATATATACCAAAAAGGTGAAAGAGATCAGTTATTACCTCATGCTTCAATTTATCTATTTTATCATATACAAGCGATGGGGAAACATCTGTTTTCTCACCTGGCTTTATAGGCGGCATTCCATATTGTGTAATTGAACCAGGATGTGGATTGCCTATGTTCTTTATAAATTCTACAGGCGCACCCCATGATGTCTCAACTCCCGTTCTTTTGACCTTCCAAATCATAACCAATAATAATGATTGATCTATTGTATTTGTGTTATAATACCATGCCATTTAGTAGCGTTCCAATGCGATAGGATATACTAGATATTTCTCAAAAAGATCCATTAGTATGAGTTGTTTAACTTGTTTTAAAGAATTATATACTAATTTAGGGTTTGGTTTTCCCGTTATGGGCGTTCCCTCTTTTAGGTTCCAATCAGGAGCAGTAAAATATATCTTTTTAACATAATACGTATTGTTAGAACTTTGTTGTTTAGCTACGCCCATAAGCATTAAAAAATCTTTATGTCTTTTGTGGCTGCGCAACCATTCGTAGTAGTATATCATATTATGCGGCCTTCATCTATAAATTCTATAATTGCATTTTTCTTGAGTTCGAGATCGGTCTAATAACATAAAACCTCCTGCGTCCAATTTATCTTTGGCAGAAGGCTCTATTTTATTTAAGTTTGAGTTGTTTCTTGATCTTCTTTAATTGTGCGGGAGCAATTCCAAATTTTCTGCAAATATAGCCCTTTGCTGCGCCGCTCATGATAAGATTGACAAGTTCATCCATATCATCAGCTTTTAATTTTACTTGCTTTGGCATTCTATTTCAGTACCTTTTTGGCCATTGCCTTGATACGGGGTATATCCACATTTCTAATTATTTTCTGAAGATTTGCCACCCAATATTTAGTAGTTGTTTTGTGACCAGATTTCATGGCATCATGTATTTTATTTACTTCTTCTTTCGTAAGCTGTCTATTGTCTAATTCAATTGGCAGTTCCTTCATTGCGGAAATAGTCTGTTCCTCCAAATCCAGCAATTGTTTTTTCTCGGCGGGCGTATATTCATCATAGTCTTTGTCACCTATATTTCTACTTATAAAGCTATCAACCTCATTCATAACAAGAGTCAATGCGCTTCTACTTAGCATAAGACTTAATGGCAAATTGTTATTTTTCAGGTAATCGTAATATTCTTTGGCGCCTGATTTTTCAACTTCCTCATCAGTTACCAACCACTTAATACCTAATGGCTTCATATATAAAGATATGTAAGGCTGGCCACGCCTTGCTACAGGAATGTCTCGGCTGGTTGCTGTTGGACCCCCAGCTAAACGAGTGGCCCTGGCGGCGAATGTGGCTAAACCGTAGTTACTACCCTTTTTCACCCACCAGAAATATCTCCAAGCTAAACGCTTTCCTAATTCATCTTCTTGCGCTTCAGAAATTTCTTTGTGTTCAACAGTTTTCTTGCTTTTCTTTGATTTTTTAGAAATTTTACGGGCCAACGCCATTGCTCCAAAATCCTGCGGACTCGGAATCGTTGCATCTTCTACCTTTATTTTCGAGTGTTTGTGTTTATTATATAGTACTTCTTCAACTAATTCTTTTAGGTTTTTCATTTATCTCTGTTCCCCCCTACAATTCCCCTCGATCTATTTTTTCTATTAATGACTTCTTATCTATCTTGACAGTGCCATCAAATACATTGACAGTTAGGTCCGCGGATTTTTTTCCTTCGGCCGAAGCTACTGCGAGCCTGGCTTGAATTTCCAGAAACTTTAATAATTGATCAATAGTTTTGTTCCTGATTTCGAGGCTTTTCGTCATGGCCTCGCGTGTTGCGCCAAGCCTGTCATTGTTCATTTCGATGCGATTGCGGAAATAATTGAGTAACTCTTCTGCCTTATCTCGGTCTTGATTTATAAAATCTATAACATTAGCTATAGCTTTGTAATTAAGATTAACCTCTTCACCATCTTTTATTCCTGTTATATTCTTGATTTCTTGCTCAATCTTTTCAGACTGAGAATCTTTTTGTTCCTCGTTATTATCAGCTGTAGATTCCATATATCTCTTCTTTATTAGTATAAATTATCTTAAGATATTTACGTATTAGATTCTGTGAAAAACCGAAACCCTTGGCAAACTTGAAAAAATCTCGTTTGTTGAATTTACGCTTCTTCTTAAGATAGTTTTCAAGTATATCGTTCAGTGGCTGTAATTTTTTATATTTATTTTCTGTGAAATATGTTCTCAGTTGATTAACAAGAATCTCTATATCAAAATCTACTAATTCATCTTGGTGAGTTAAAAAAAAGGTAAAATCATCCAATGAGTGATTGTTTCTGTTTTTCTTGTTCTTCAAAGTGAAATATGTCAAAGATTTTTTAGCAACTAAACTAAAATAATTAAATGCAGTGCCTTTATCAGGATCGAATCTCTCCAAAGCCACTATGCACGCTAGCATAGCTTCCTGCATTAAATCATCATACTGTTCAAAAGCTGTAAATTTGTGAGTAAAAATAATGCCGTTAACAATTTTCTGGACTTTAAGCATTATCTGGTCTTTAATATGCGACTTTGTTTCTTCACTTTCTTCATTTTTATATAGACGGATTAATTCCTGAGCGTTATTATTGTTAAAGTACAAAGCCATTTAATTATTCTATACTTTTCTTGATAAAAGCTTTAAACTCAGTAAAATTCTCGTCAAAATTAATAACGCCCGGCTGGTCTTGCATATCCACCCTTATTTTAAAACTAACAGTCCCGTCTTCTTTAATTATAAAACTTACTCCCCTCGCACTATCTCCCAATTTAACATCTATCGCAAAGTGCATATCAAAAAATCGCTCGTCAGCAATTGGTTGTCCTGACTTGATGGCTTTTGAAACAGCAAGCAGGGCTCCAGATACCACATCATCGCGGATTCTTTTTGAAGCAAACGACAGCAAGTCGTGTATATCTACCAATCGATCCAACTTTATTTTAGTAAGTTTAAAAACACGATCTTCACCTCTATCATTAAAGTTGGTAAAAATAAACTTAATTTTTTTTGATTCAGCTATCTCGTTAAGAATACTATAAAGTTTCAAAATCGTATCCCCTATTTAACATAAATTTAGACTAACTGCATATAATGTCCATCTATTCGCATACTTAACTTTTTTTTGTAATTAACTAATTTTCAATACCTCCTCATTGTTGAGATATTGTAATTTACCTGCATGGTTTAGCTGCATTTACTATACCCGCATTTCAAGCAGACAGCGCATCCGCTTTGATATACCATGTCCTGGCTTCCGCATGACGGACAGACGACACCAGTTGCGACTTTTTCTCCATCCTTGATATATTTTTTAAGTACTCTCGCTATCGCTTTATTAAAGGCGGAAAAATCTTGCTTCTCTTTTGAGAGCTGATCGGAAATAAAATATATTGGAGTTCCATGCCGCAAGCTCATAGAAATCATTCGTGTAAGCACATTGTATTCTGTATTTTCAAAAAGTGCCAGAATATCATTAAAAGATAAATTGTCATCTTCTTCAACAGGTATGCGCAAAGAATATCTCTTTTTGCCCTCCTTAACAATTTTACCCTCTTTATACTTTTTAGGGATATTTATCTTGTCTTCAAGACCGGCAAAAATTTCATAAGGCTCATCGCCCATTTTACCTATCAACACAAGCCAATTTTTCTTTTCTGATGTTATATGATATACGTCGCATGGAAGTTCTTTTGGCCTTGGAGGAGCATAATGCCTCTTGATTTTATAAGGTTCTCTACCCTCATCAACAATATTATTATAATTATTTTCTGTAATCAAAACACCAGTTTTAGATCCTTCGCGGTAGACTGTAGCTCCTTTGAGCCCTTTCTCCCATGCGGATAAGTAAATGTCTCTGACATTATCTTTGGTGGCATTAATAGGTAAATTAAATGTGGTAGAAATAGAACTATCACAATAATGTTGAACTATTTTGAGAAAATCTATTTTTTTTACGTTATCAACATTATATGCCGTGGACCAAAAATCTTCATTGCAAAATTTCTTTACATTTTCTCTTGTAACCGCATGACGATTGTCTTTTAGATATCTGCTTACTGCCTCATTGAATACAAACCATTCATTCCACTGGCCATCATTAGAACTTCTTTCTCTCCTAACATAATATTTAGAGAAAATAGGCTCTATGCCGGTGCCGCCGGCGCCGAGTATAATAGAAATAGTCCCAGTGGGCGCATATGTGGTAGATGCGACATGTCTAAGATGCTTTATATCATCTTCTGATATAATATTCTCTTCTATCAGTTCTCTATAGTGTTTTGCTCGGCGCGCCTTTTTGAAATCAAACTTACCAAATGTTCCTCTTTCCGCACCAAGATCATTTGAAGCCTGAATAGTATACTTTCTAAAATTGGAAAATACTGTGTTGGCCAGTTCTAGAGCAGCAGGTCCATCATATTTCACCTTTTTTCTTATTAACCAATCTGCCCATCCTGTTATACCCAATCCAACGCGCGTCATTGATCGCATTTTTTCTAGTTGTATTTTAGAAGGGCTGCGTTTTTCATTGAGTTCATTTAGTACTACATTGTCTAAATATCTAATACCAAAAAATGAAAGCTCCTTCAACCATTTTAAAAATTCATCTATTTCTAATGGGGCATAAACCAGTGATATAGAAGCCAGAACACAGGTGTTAAACGGATCCAACACTTGCTCAGAATTAGATGTATAAAGTATTGACCATTTTTTGTATGTCTTTCCTACTTCACGATATGACAGTGAATATGCTACTATATGATCTGGATGATCAACTTCAATATCAAATGTGTCTTGAATACCAAGATATTCTACTGAGACAATTTCATGATTATAGCTTGACCATTTTCCTCTTTTTTTTGATTTCACGGCTTCTATATTTCCAGATAGGAGACTATCGCCCACTTCAAGATCTTTAGTAAATTTAAGCTCAAGATTTGTAGTGTAGAATTTATGTTCTGCTGTGCATTTAATAGAACTTCCATCATCAAAATTAACTCTATGCACCGGCTTAGGCCCAATTGTGAAACCTCTAACTATATGAGCTATAACAGGCTTATCGGCTTTTTTGTCCCAGGAATGTACTTGCCACTTCAAATCTGGATTTTGTTCATATGCTTTGACAACATCTTTAATTGGAATAGGGTCTCTTCCATCAGCAAGAGCCACCAACGTGTCTCCAGTTAGACAACATGCGTTACTACTCGTTACCTTATATTTTTTACCATATATATCAGAATTGGAATAGTCGCGCATTCTATCTATAAATTGAATACCGGGGTCACCTGTCAGCCAAGCTTGGGACACCAGTAAATCAAACAATTCTTTGGCACTTTTCTTTACAATAACTTTATCATCTTCATATTCAAGACTCTGCCACCGCAAAATCCATTCTTTATCGTCGATCGCCGCCTTCATAAAATCATCGGTTATTTGAATTGAGATGTTGGCGGTAGATAAATTATTTTTACCTTCTTTTATCTTACAGAAGCTTTCGAAATCTGGGTATGTATCATGAATTGAAATAAGACTTGCGCCGCGGCGGCCTTGCTGAGCTATAGTAGCCAAAACTGTATCAAAATAGGGCATAAACGAAACAGCTCCCGTGGCTGTCTTAGCGGTATTGTGAAGTGGCATGCCTTTTGGTCTAAGGTCGCTTAGATCAACGCCATTGCCTTGACCGTATGCCGCAAATTTACCCCACCAATAAAGGCTTTCAAAAATACTTTCCAAATTGTCTTTTGGCGGTGCTAGAGTTGTGCAGTTCACATTTGATATTTTGTTAGTATTTGTGCCAGCAGCTCTCCACTGTCCCCCGCCAGGGCTGAAGTATTTTTCAAGAATGAAATATCTTGTCTTTTCTACCATTTCTTTCTTTAATTTTGTATCATATTTATTTTCGCTTACGGCAATTCTCATTGCCGCATCTGATATGCTCTCTTTCTTTCCATTTTTCTTGGTTTTAGCATATTTAGAGTTAAAAATAGTCTCTGCGAATTCACTATCAAAAAAATCTTCATTTCTCATAGGATTGATTCCTTTATACTTTCCAGTAGAATTGTAGTACCTGGGCAAATTTTAATAGACCGGCTTTATCGATAATTACTTCATCACTTTCTTGAAATGTGGGACTTAAAATGTAGGAATATGGGGGTTTAGATGGTTTAACCGGAGAAATTGATATCTCTCGAGCTCCCGACTCGTCCAAGCTACGATCCAAGGAACTAATAGCTAAACTGCCATATTCACTCCCTATCTCTATCAGTGTATAGTTATTGTTATCAGAATCCAATCTGAATTCAAACTTTTGATGGGGTATATCTCCCAATTCCAGTTCTAATGCTGCGCGCAGGTCAGGATACTGATCTCGTTTCAATATAATTCCAAGAGGCATATATTTTTTTTTAGGAGTGAGCGCCTGCCTAATGCGATATTCAAGAGGCCAGAAATTTGGATCTTTAAAATCCCAGACGTATTCAGGTTCGGCATCATCTTTGAGCTTAAAGCGAGAAATTAAAATATATTCGTTACAGCCGCACCCGCAATGAATTTTTATTATAGGTTTCATAAATCCAGCATATATGTGTGTCATATGGATTTAAACCCTTTTTTATCAAAAATAGCCTTTAGATCGAAATTATTTATTATTATACTATTAAAAATACTCCAAGGCCTTTTCATATTGGATTTTATATGCAGGTTAGATCCATCTATAGCCAAGATTATTTGCTCGTTATTCTGAAATGATATCATACTCGCGCTCTTGCTTATAAGTAGTTTTTCGTCGAAATAATACTTATTAGTCGATGGCAGTGTAGTATAATAAACATACTGTGGTTGTTTGATGGGGATATTATACAACATGTTTGCCGAAGTGCTGTAATGATCTCTCCATATATCTGCTGTTGTTGTTCCGCTGGAATTATAGTTTACTTTATAGTTATACGTGGTGGAGCTGCCATCTGAAGTCCAATATAGATCTAATGCCCGATTTTCATCTAAATAAGGCCATGTATTATTATATTCCGGCGGAGATAGATCCGCGGATAGATCTGGAGTGGCCTTGACACCATTTTTCAATAATTTTTTTGCTGTATCTCGTTTTACTTTTTTATGGTATATGACGGGCAACATGTGAATATTGCTTCTCACATGCTTCCAGAAATCTGTAGATGCCTTATCTAAAAAGATATTATCAGCAATCAATAATTCTCCGGATAACAAATTTAGTCTCATCTTTTCTTTTGACGGTTCTTTTATTTTCAATGTTGAATTTTCCAAACATATTACACTCATGTTGATGCCCCTTTATTTCTTAGCAGTTTTAGCAGTTTTAGCACCTGATTTTAGTTTCACAAATTCATCTTCAAGCATTATGCCATATGGAATTTGCCCATTTACTATGCTCTGCCAGTGAGCCTTGAGTTCCGAGCTAACATCCCTTTTTGACTCTAAAAGATTTTTTGCCTGCTGTTGAATCCATGATATCACTTCCGAAGTTACAGTTTTAAAATTCTTTTCGAATTGCGGGTATAACATGTCCTCATAGATAATTATCCTAAGAGGCGAGAAGGCGAATTCTGGCAGCCAATGCCTGATGAAATTCCACATTATAGCTCCAGCCTTATCTCTAGTATCAACACAGGCACTAAATTGTTGAACCATTAAATGTCCTGCGGACAATATAACTGCCGTCATTTTTTCTCTCGCATCTTCTTCATTTTTGAGATCTATTGATTTTGACATTTTTTCATACATCTTTACAAAATCATCTATAGACTTAACTTTTTTTACTTCTGCGTACAATTCGGATTTAATTGGCATTTTAGCCTCCTATAGCTATTAACTCCATCTTATATATGTTTCGGCATGTCAAATATATGACTTACGAAGCTCTTCTTTTAAATTTATTATAGCTTTTCATATGATCGCTAAATAATTCTTTAATGATTTTATCGGTATGTCTTTTATGCCACAACATAGGTATAAATTCGGATCTAAATTTGTGGTTTATATCTGGTTTAAAAAGAACCGGTATTGAACCGTCGCTTTTCTTAAGCCACTCATTTTGTTGAAAAGCATCCTCTTTATAAGGAAACCAATATGGTAACAAATATGCGGTTCTTAAAAGTTCTTTAAGATTTTGTCTTTGTAACGCTCTTATATCTTTCATTTGTGGTTCAAAATTTTTGCCATATGTTTCATTATAGATTTTTTTATATTCTTCTAAAAAGAAATATTGTTCTTTAGCTAGTTTAATTTCCATGTTCTCATTATTATTATCCCTTGTAATAATAATAGTGTAAGGTACGTTAGTGTAAGGTACGTTAGTGTAAGGTACGTTAGTGTAAGGTTGTGTAGACATTCGGTGCTTTCCCCGGGACAAAATTTGTCTTTCATCGGCAATTTTTGTCACCTGGGGGGACAAAATTTGTCTTTCATCGGCAATTTTTGTCCCACCATGAGCCTCTTTTTGCGCGACCAAAGAGGTATTATGAATGCTACGTAATTTATCCGATAAACCATCGAGGTTATAAACTATACCAGCTGTATAATATTTTTTACTATCGCTGGTATTATTAACATGTTTAACTGTGGTAAAATCTAAATAGCCTTTGTCTCTAAGAGACTTTCTTGTGCGTTGCAAAGTTCTATAAGATTGGTTGCCAGGAAAATCTTTATCATGTATACGCCATTCTGGAGAATTTCTACTTACTTTTAATATTAATAATAATTCTGAATTTGTGATACCCAGTTCTCCTTGATGATCCAACAAGGCATTTGGAATTGCGGTAAAACCACTATCTAATAAATCATCATCCCATCTTGGATTTTTATTCTGTTGTTTCTTCGCCATTTGTATATATTATCTCCTTTGATAAATTATCTATATAATCTAATAGTTCACTACTTGGCTTCCTTTTTTTTACTTCCTTCGAAAAAACCCAGCAAAAGCACTTTAGAACCAGTATTTCTTTTTATTTTATTTCTTGATCAAGAACTATTTCATTATATATTTTCCATTCTTGGTTTACATCAATTTTGAATGATGGTACTATTTTTATAACTTCATATTTTACTAAATCATCAAAAGCTATTTCTACGAGGTTATGTACTGCGAAATCATTATTTGAAATATGTCTAAGCGTATCAAGATCAATAATGTTTAGATCAATGATCATCTCCAAAAGCATTTTAGATGAATTGGTGGGGCATCTATCAAATAACTTACTAAATTTGGATTTATCTACATTATCATTCATTTTTCATTTATATATTTTAAAATTGATTGACACACAAACATCTCGAATGGAGAATCTATTTCAAAGAGCTCTTCAGGTGCTAATATATATGTTTTAGTATAGCATCACACACTGCAAGTTCAAATTCGGAGTCGATTTCAAAACACTCTTCTGGTTTCAAGATATATGGAATAACATTTTCACCGATTCTATTCATATTCTTAATGAATGTGTTGCATTTTGTGATGTAAATGGATCCAAGTTCGTAGTACATTCCGGAGTTATATTCCTGACTGCGGGGCCTATTGGCGGGATCATAATTAGGCTTTCCATCTTTCCATATAAATCTATCAACCTTGCCGACAGTTAATAAACTATCTGATTTTGTTTCTTTGAATAATTGGTAAGCCTCGTCTATTGTACCAGGCAATCTTACTGGAGATGTAGGTTGCAGTATTATAACATTATTGCATTTATTCTTCATTAACAAATCTGCCACAAATGGCTCTAGTTGTGCTTTATCTGTTGCGTGCTCTGTTTTTCTTGGCACTATAAATGTTTTCTTAAAGTCAAAAAGACTTATAAGACCCTCAAATATTTTTATATACTCGTAGTTTTCTGTAGATACTAGCACTTTCGTGATACATTTTGCCTCTTCGGCCGCTTTCATAGTCCAATAAATAAGCGGTTGACCTGATACGTCGCGGATATTTTTGTTCTTAATTCGACGGCTACCGCTGCGCGCCGGAATAATAGCTATATTTATAAATGACATTTGTTATATTTCCTAAGGTTTTCTTTTGCCCACAAAGGTTGTAAATTGCACAGTGCCCAGCATTGCTTGAATTCTCTATCCTCTGGCTTCTCAAATTGCCACAAAGACATCGGAATTATATGATCTATGTGCCATCGGCCATAGTTATCCCAAGACATCCCAGGTTGGAACAAAGCCTCCAAGTGCACTTTAAGTTGTTTAAGAGTATAGCCAACGAGCAATTCCCAGTGCTGGCCGTTTTTGTTGCCTTTAACAGAAATGTAGATAAGACATCTAATATTGCTATTTAACCTGAACATTGGACTATCGGTTTTCTTCTTTGCAATCCAATCGGCAGTATACGTGGGATTTTTAATACGCCACTGTTTTCGCATATATGATATTTTGTTCGGATTGTTTTTTCTATATTCCTTGCCTTGTTTTAATAAATAACTGCGATTTTTAATATATCGTTGTTGGTAATATATTTTGTTGGCGGCATACCTACTTTTTTGTTTCTGTTTAATTACATCAGCGTTAATTATATAATGTTGGTTTTCATATTTTTTTTTGCAGGTTTTGCATTGAGCTATTCTTGTGCCACGATTTTTATTTGACCAGTAAAAATCAGTAATAGCTTTTTCTAATCCGCATGTTGAGCAATGTTTCGTATTCATAATATAAGTTATCTTTAGTTTAATCTAGATTTTATACAATTTCATAGCCAATCTATTTTTTTAAGTTCATTCAGTTCGCGAGTTTTTATATTTTTTTCACGTTCGGTACGCATATTCACGGCCTTTTCTAGTATTTCTATAGTCAGGTCATCTAGTCGGCTTATGGCTCTGTCATCCACCAACACGTCACAGTTGACTTTTCCCATTATTAAACTGTGAAATTTAAACCCTATCTGTTTCATGCTGTTATATGTTAAATCAAAATATTTCCAGTGTCGGGCTGTGTTTAATATTATTGTGTGGCCTAAATCATATAGACTATTAACTATTTTAACGGCACCAGGAAGCGGCTTACATGTCTCATATTTCCCAGGACTACCTTGAGTTAAAAGGGTTCCATCTATATCAAATTCAAAAATCACATAATACCTCCAATAAGATGATGTACCTATATATGTCACAAAGATAATCTAAAGGAATTATAGGAGACACTATTGCAGGATGATATAACCGGTACTCCGGAATTAGATGCTTTGGCTGGTAGATATGGAGGGGTATCCACCAAAACCCTGTGGGATAAAACCATAACTCAGGGCCCTGGGATTAATGCTGGTCCGGCCAATAAAAGAACATATAAGTTGAGTCGAGGCACAGTTAGAAAATATTTTGATTATCTTAAAAAGCATGGCATTAGTTATAGTCGTAACTTCATCAAGAAAAAAAAGAAAAATAGAAAACCTGCCTTCATGTATTGGAAAGATAAAATAGACCCGGATAATCTTAGGATATTAAAATAATGGCAACAAAAAAAATTTCATTGACTAACTTCAAGGCCGGAAAAAAATACTGCAGTTTTCGTAGTTCAGAAGATGCTATTATATTTTATGTCAAGCATGTTGATGAGAACCTAATGACTGTATATATGTGTGTCATTACCACATGGCATCATAAAAATAAAAGTTATTCCGGATTTAAAATAATGCCAGACTATAAAGTACGAGCAATAGGCCGTCCAGAAAGTTGGTTCTTTGGCGAAGAGACACATCTTTGTAAAGGCAGCGAAGACTATAAGAAATTTTTTGATCTACTATTTAGATATTAAGAGGAAATAAAATGGCTGAAACAAAATTGAATCTGAATTATCAAGTTAATACTACACAGTTTGATGATAAAGTTGGTGACGCTGTAAAAACCGGTGGAGCCGCTGATGAAGTACAGGATAAAATAGATTTAAAATTTAATCCGTCTGGACCAACAGGGGGCCATACTCATGATGGATCAGTTGGTGATGGCCAGAAGATAGATTATACACATTTAACAAGTGTACCGACATCCTTTAAGCCAATCCCGCACACTCATCAATTCCTTGACATAACGGATGACATAGCGTGGTCTCAAATAGATAGTTTGATATCCGGTACAGGCTCAGCAGAAACTATAATTAGATCTGATGATGATAGATTATCTGATAGCCGGGACCCAAATCTACATAGTCACCCATTTACAGATATTACCGGCGATATAGCTTTTACCCAATTAGACGCCATTGTTTCAACAGGCAGCGAATCAAATAGAATAATTGCCGCGGATGATACTAGGTTGGCAGATGCTAGAACTCCTATTTCCCATGATAATACATACCACAGCGAGACTTATATAACATCTGCGGGAGTTACATACGAGAATTTGGATAACAACGGCGATGTTGGAACAACATCATCTCAGGTTTCCCGTGGTGACCACAATCATAACACTCTTTATTATGTCCAGGCTACAGTTGACGGTCTTCTATTGGGCAAAGCCAATACTCTGCATACTCATAGTAACGGCGATATTCTTGCTGGTGCATTGGCCGATGCTGTCAGCTACATAAATCCCCAGAGAAGATATTATTCATTTTCTCCATTTGGGTTTGGTGGATGGACTATCATTGGTGATGGTACTGCCTCGGTTAATCCTAATACCGCATCAAATGGTGATTATGTCATATCATGCTCCATCATGCCGGATGATAGTGTTATGAAAGAATTTTCTTTATATATAAACACAACCGGTGTTCATGATTTAACTATAAGTCTAATGCGCACGGATATAGTTAATGGATCAGCTGATACTGTGGCACAAATAACTCATAACAGTTCTACTGCCGGATACGAGAAACTGACCACAAGTGATTTCAGCACAGGGATGGATTTAATAGACAAGGAAGTATATCATTATTGGATTTTATTTCAAGAAGATAGCACATTTGATGTGGATATAAATATTACAGGTGGATTTATTGCTTGTGATGTTGAGAAACCAATACCATAATATTTGTTTCCATATTTGCAAAGCTTTCACAAAGATAATAACAGATAGGGGGGTATTATGCCCGTACAAAGCCATGGTGCTGAACAAATGATGCAATACCAAAAGTTGGTTGATAAGATATTAAAGAACGAAACGGCCGATGAAGCTAATAAAGTCCGCATAGCAAAAAAGAATAAAATAAAAATAGGAGCTCCGGAACTTCCGCGAGCCGGAACCAGAGAGCCTAGGACTAAATAGGAGAATCAAATGAACGTCAATTATTATGATGAAATTAATAAAAAATTGTCACATAATGACTTTGAGTCATATACGACATCTGAGAGTTTAAAGCAAAAAAATAAAGATACAGTGGAGCTCGTTAAAGAGGCCTTTATTGAAGAGCTCAAAAAGCGAAATTTAAGCTACAATAAGGAAGTAGTTGATATCTATCCAACTTGTATAAAAGTTGAGAAAGAAACTCTTGAATACCCTTATTATAGAGAAGCGGTTGATACGACCAGAACCAGAATCAAAAAAGATTATGGTATTGATTTAGGACTTTATTCATTCTAAGGAAAAAATGTATGCTATCAGAACAAGGAAAAGGAGAAGGCGCCATTGGAAAAATACCATTTGTGCGCACGTTAGCTGGAGCCGGAAAAATTGCAGGTCAAACACTTGGTCTGCCACTTGCAGGGTTTGTTTCAGCGAGCAATGAAAAAGGAGAAAAAAGTCTATTTAAGCAACTTGGAGCTCAGAGCGGCAAATTATTTAGGACTGGCGCAAAGGCTGTGAAAGTTGCTTATGCTTATGCGGTAGCTCCAAAGCATGTTAGAAATGCCATTAAAAAATTGTGGAGGGCATGGCCCAATTTAAAAATAAGATTGATGAATATATGGGTATTGATATATCCCGATATGCATAATCCAAATACATATAGTGTAGTTTATTACGCTCCGGATGGTTCAAAGCTTGTCCAGACTTCAGTTAGCAAAGAAGAGGCCGAAGAAATGAAAGTCCAACCGGAAACCGCGGGAGCCAAGGCTATAAGAAAGATAGAAGGCGGAAACAAAGCTAAAAAAAAGATAGTAGGCAACAAAGCTAAAAAAAAGATAGTAGGCAACAAGGCTATAAAAAAGATAGAAGGCGGTAACAAAGCTAAAACAGAAGCAGAAGATATTAAAATCGAAATTCGTTCAATGGGTATGGAATATGATCAATTAGATATGATAGAAGAAGAAATAATGAATGAAGCCCTTGGTCTTCCTCCAGCAGCAGCACTTCTGGCTCGATGGAAATATGGTAAGTCAGCTACATTGGTAAGATATAGAATTTGGATCCTACAATTTTTTGATAGTGCCCGTAATAAAACTTTTATAAGTATTTATGATGCGTTGCCACAGAAGCTGGAACCGGGTGAAGAACTTAATCCAATTCACAAATTCGCATATCAGGGCAAGCAGGAAATGATTTAATGAAATTATACAAGGTTTTGAACGAATTAATTGGAGCACCAATTGGATTTTATTCCCTCCCATATAGACAACTATCTGGAAGTGAGGGTTATTATGGAAGCGTGAATGCGCCATTTATGCCTCCGCATACAACAGCTAATTTGGCATATAAAGCAGCTAAATACAAAAAGAAAAATAAAAAGAAAACGGAAAGAAAAAATGAAACTTGAACAAGTAATAAAAGAATCAGATTGTAGTACTGGTTCTACAGATGTTAAAGGAATCCCACAAAGGATGATGCCAATAGTTCGTAGAAAACTTCCCGTCAAGCCCACTAATATAGTTGTTTATGCGAAGAAGAAAAAGAAGAAAAAAAAGAGAACAATTTAAGTGCCAGAATGCTGGAGAAATAAATGAATTTAAAAAAAATTATATCAGAAGTTGATTTTACAGATCCATTTGCCGGAAATATAGATCGAAACAAAAAAATGGATAGAGAGGGCCTAATTAGAGCAATTAGAATGGATATCGCCGCCGAACACGATGCGGTCGCTCTATATACGGCACACGCTCTCGCGACAGATAATGAAACAGCTAAATTAATTTTGTTGGATATAGCAAATGAAGAGCGTGTTCATGCTGGTGAGTTTATGAAGCTTCTGGATATTTTGACGGATGGCCAAGAGAGCGAACTGCTTTCAAAGGGAGAGCAGGAAGTAAGAAATAAAACTACTGAGGAATAACATGGAATTATTACGTCTTTTATCACAGTTAGAAGAACAAATTGCTGGCACGAGTGCGATGGGCGGCCCAGCCAAGAAAACAGAGTTCATGCCTCTGACCAACATTTCAGATTCTATTAAAAGGCACAAAAAGAAAAAGAAGAAGATATCACATTATATATCACTAAAGCAATCTGATGTTGTGTTGGGCGACGCAGAACGTAAAAACGAAGGCATATCAGTCGGCCGAGATAAATTCGCTAATGTCAGAAGTAAAGGCAATGAGGAATACACACCCGGAACAAAATCTAAAGCGAAAAATAAACCAAATGAAATAAGTGGTAGAGAAAGAAAAAAAACAAAAAGAACTAAACTCAATTATTCTGATTTTGATTTCGGAACAGTTGGAATGTTTAACAAATATGTTTAAGAGAGATATATGGCAAATCCATATAATAGACCAGACGATGAGCTCCTTGATAGTTTTCATCGTGAGAACCCAGATTTTGATTTAATGAATGCCGTCAATGATGAATTGCATAATATATCTGCGGCGCCATGTCGGGTTTATAAGTTGGATGTATCACAGAGTAAAGAAGATCCAGATAATATATATCCAGAGTTGATATATAGGACCTATCTGCCTCCTATTGTGGTTAAAATGTATTATGTTGAGCCAACATGGACAGAGGAGTTAAATCGGCTGGGCATTAATATGCCAGAGGAAATAGTGCTTTCTACTAACCTGCAAAGATTGATTGAAAGTATGAGATACGCAAAAACAGTCTCTTCAAAGGCAAGTGCTTCAATCAATATCAGTTATACATTTAATGAACAATCAGGTTATCCTTTCTCCACTTATGAGGATCCGGCAAATGAATTGACTGCTGTAAATATTTATCATGATGGTAATGGCAGACTTTATTCTAAACTGGTTTTTTCAGATGGCAATGAAATATGTGATCCAAATTTCGAACTGAATTATGAGGATAAGTGTGGTATTATAGATCTGGCCCATCCTGCGGTATCGACGGTAGAAAAGCTGGTGGATTTTGTAGACGGCCTCCCAAATTATTCAGCAGATCTCGAATCCGGCTCATTGGATATTCTATCTTCTAAGATGATTCCTTTCGCAAATTGGATAAATATAAAAGATTACATATACCAGGTGCCGGTAGACCGAACAGGTGGCGTCTATGATAATGTAGCTGATGTTCTGGAGCCTGGAGACATAATTGAAACTGTAAGAAGACACGAAGCCACACGGCAAGGGACCGAACCCATTCACGGGTTGGATGGATCACCCACTTTGGACCCGGTTACTTTAGCACCTGTAAGAGGTAAAATATACGAAGTAAGATATTCTTTCGTAAGCAATGAAACACCCAGCTGGCATTATATTAATTTTAATATCACGGCAGACAAAATACCAATGGATAGCTATGATCAGGTCTTGAAGGGCTTGCCGGCAGATGAGGTTTGGACTCCTGGGCCAGGTGGTAGATGGTATGCTTAACAAATATGAGATATACATGCGTGATTATGGGCCTGGCGCAACAGGGCATGTTTATGAGATAAATATATATAGGGCGAAACCCAAAAAGCTTTTGTTTTCATATCGTTCGCGGTTCGCGCCTCATCACTCAGAAAAAAGAACGCGCTCGATTACACGCATGGTATATAGAATTATAGATTTAAGAATAAAAAGGCATATTTTGAATCACTTATTGTAATAGGAGTTTGATATGGCTAGTTTGAGAGAGTTATTGAACGATATTTTAGTTGAAGGTTGGGCAGGAGCTCGTGGCGTTCCTGATGGATCAGGTCCGGGGCCCGGTATGACAGCTAAAGGCCGGCAACAGGGTATGGCAAATGGAATCAATAAAGATGCCGTCCACTCAGCGGCCGCCAGGGCAGCAAAAACAATTTTTGGCAAGGTTAATGAAAAAGAACTCAAGAAGACTGTAGCTGCTGCTATTAAGAAAGCCAAAGACACAAAACAGGCTATTCAAATAGCTACCGACATGATGAGGGGTTAAGATGAAACTTTTGGAATTATTAAAACAAGAATTACACACGCCTACAATTCCAATAGTAGATCTGAAAAATCTCAACAATAATATCGATGATTATCTTAAATACGCAGATGATCTTTCGGATAAGCAGCGGGAAACTTTTATTCGCACCATGGTTAGAACAATGCAGTCTATTTCCAGAAAACTTTCGGCCAATAATAAGTATGAGGGCTTCGTAAGGAGAATGTTTGATAAAGATAATTTAGACGATAATTTGAAGAAATTAAAATCATATAATAATAAGCTCATAAAGGAAAAACAATAAATACAATGAGAGGGTAGGCATGAGAACCATTAAACAGAGGCTCATAGAACAAGATCTTAAGCAGGGGAAAACTATCATCAATAAAGGCAATAATGATAAGTATGTAGAAGCAATATTTTACGTCTCTCAAAAAGGCGGAAGTGGTTACGATAAAAAGGCCTTAATCAGTCAAGAGAGTGCCTTAGCTAAAGAATATAAATTTAGAATAGATAAAGACAAGCTTGGTAATGTTATTGATCATATCCGTAGTCTGCCTGGAGTTACCATGCAAACTAAGAATCAATCAGAAATGGGGCAAGGCACAGGAAAAGAAACACATAGTTTTCCGGAAATTAAATAATGGCAAAGTCAGAATTAAAGTTCAATGAATTAATTAAAAAGGTTGAGAATGATATAGAGCAGATCAAAGCTGCAATTGTCCAAAGAGCCTCTGACGAAATTAAATCAACGTTTCAGGAAAGCAATGTTAATATCGAGCCGGCACCTTCTGGAGCTAACATATCAGTCAATAATGAAGATCATGAGTTTTTAAAAAAAGAATTCGGAGCGGATAAATACAAGCCGGCCAATAAGTCGATCAGGATCAAAAGAGGAATAGGAAAGAAAATAAAGAGGTGGATGGGGCAATAAATTGTCAGTGCCAACATATTTTTTATTTAAGAGATACAGTGTTGAGGTAAAGAGGTGGTTACAATCCATTTTTCACATTCCAAGATTGGACAGTACCAACGCAAGTGTAAAAGTTGTTTATGCCACCCCAGAAAGGGCCATAGCGAAGTATGTAGTTCCTATCCGAAATCAAATGACAGACATTCCGGTAGTCGGTTTATACCTGGCTAATATGTCTTATCAACTTGAAAAAAATACCGCTATTGAAAACTATGAGGTAATTAAAGACAAAGATAATAACATAGCAAAACGCATGAAACCGTTCCAAGTTTATAGTTTAACGTATGTAATTAATATTTGGACAAAGCTTCAAATGGATATGGATGTCATGCTTTATTCTCTATTGAGCCAGCTGACTCCATTCCGATACCTGGCCGTAGACTCAAATATCGACTACAAGGAATATGATAATTTGGATAGATTTTATCCAATGGAGAATGGCCCGCAACAGGGCAAAAATATAGATGCGAACACGAATGAGTTTGAGAAAAAACATGGTCAATGGTTCCCATTGACTTTGGATTCAGTAAATGATGCCTCTAACCTCGAACCCGGTGAAGCAGGTGAAAGGGTAATTAGAACAGACATCAATTTGCTCTGTGATAGAGCTTATTTACCAATTGGCGGATTCGAATATAAATCAATTCGGGAATTGGAAATAAATAGTGTTTTAGATTGGAATACTGAGGAAGGCATCAGTATATATGCTCTTTCAGATGCTGATTATAATTATTTAATGGCTCATGATGAGAACTGGCATTCTCCTGTTCCGACATATGGAGACTTGCCGATGACAGGCAATAGCATCGGCGATATACGTAGAGTAATTTCTGAGAATGGCTTATACGATGATGGTGAACCCTATGTTTGGGGAGTAGAAGATATATCATTCTATAAACCAGCGGTTGATACCCTGGGAGATCTACCACTGACTGGCAGTATAGACGGCGATATTAGATATGTTAATAATAAATCAGAACACTATCGATGGAATGGATTTACAAGCAAATGGCAATTATATAATAGATGGATCAAATATAGAATCTATTTGAGAGATATCGTAACATAGGAGCCACAATATGATTTTCAAGATTAAAAATAAAACTTATCAGCCTTTGATGCTAATCATTGAAGATAAATATGTAACACTTCCAGCGAGGAAGACGATTAAAGTACACCATATCACAAAACAAATGAGAAATTTGGAAATTAAAGGATTTTTACAAATTATAAGAATTCAAGAGGAAATAGACCAATTTCTCTAATCGAAGTAAGGGAGGAATATAAATGGCTAACAATTTTTTGATGAGCCCTGGTGTTCTTGTTCAAGAACGGGATCAAAGCTCTTACACGGTAACGTCCGCAGCCACACAAGTCGCCATGGTTGGATATGCCTCGAAGGGCCCAGTTGACACGCCAATGCTGGTCACAAGCGCGCAAGACTTTATTAATAAATTTGGCGCGCCGCCATCCAATAATCCATATATGGGTTTAGCTGCCCTCAAATTTTTCGAGGAAGGCAGTAGACTTATTATTAGCAGAGCTGGTTATAATACCAGAGATGTTAGAGGCCTACCCGGCTGGCAATCATCAGGAGAGGTAACATCTAATACTGGCTGGATGGGTAAATTAACAAAAGCGACCTCTGAAATAGATAGAGCATTACAAACGGCGGCTGTACCATCTATAACAGGCACCAAGGATTTTCAATACGGTCTTACATACCTAACAGATGTTGACTTCACCCTTAGATACTATAATGATAGAACAGGTGAAAGTAAGACATTTAACGTGAGCGGAGATTTACTTGCTGATCCAGGCCGGACATCAGTCGCATTATTGGCAAGTGATCTCAATACGTTAATTGGTACGATAACCGGAGCAAGCACTTATTTTGAGTTTTCACAGAGTGGTGCAAATTATTTAATTTTAAGAATGCCATCCGGTGAGAATGAATATCTTGACAATAAAGCATCAATAAGCATCTCAGGAACTGGCGGCAGCACAACCATCAGCCAACTAGGTTTCTTGCAGGACAATCGTTCTGCTCATGGTGTAGGCGATGGAACTGGTGCTGATATACCTGCCAGTGGCATAACTGTAACAGCGAAAACAGAAGGTTCTTGGGGAAATGATATTACATTAAGATTTTATAGTGAAACCACTTCGCAATTCGATTCAAGTTCAGGAACATTCTTGACTCAAACAATTTATAAAGCTCAGGTTTACTATAAGGGCGGCTTGATTGAAACTTTTGATCAGATAGATTGGGAAGATGATTCTTCTGATTATTGGGTTGAGGACTTATTCCCAACAGCTCTTGGAGAGGGCTCTAATTATATTTCGATAGAGTTTAATACTACGGCTAATCCAAGCTCACCATACACGCCTCCAGAAGATATATCTGCAGATAGTGATGATTTCATCCAACTAGGAACGGATGGAGCGGAGGCTACTCAAGGTGCTAATGGTATTCCGATTGTTGATGACACATATGGTTTTAACGCAGAACAGACAGATGCGCTTAATAATACAGCTCTTACAGAACTGGATAGAGGTATTAACACTCTAGCGAATTCAGAAACTTGGGAATTTGATGTTGTATTAGTCCCAGGACAATCTTCTTCTGTAGTAATTAATTCCATTTTCAATCTTGTAATGACCAGAAGAGATTGTATGGCTATTATAGACTCTCCATTTGGTCTTACTTATGAAGATGTGGCTGAATGGCACAATGGTCAGGGCCATGGAAATTCAGCAGCATTTAATACTTCATACGCAGCGTTATATTGGCCATGGTTATACGACTATGATGCATATAACAGACAGTATGTATGGCTTCCTCCTTCAGGATATGTTGCGAAGCAATATGTCTATACTGATAATGTTTCCGATCCATGGCAGGCTCCAGCTGGCATGACCAGAGGTAAAATTACTGCTTTGGATTTAGAACAGTCAGCTTCACAAAGCCAGAGGGATCTACTGTATGGCGAAACAAATGCTGTTAATCCGATTGTCAACTTTGTCGGTGAAGGTCTCACTATATGGGGTCAAAAGACTTTATTGAGAGACACCAAAGCAACAAATAGAGTTAATGTCAGAAGGCTTTTGATTTATGCTGAAAGATTAGTCGCTAAGATGGCCAAGTCCTTTGTATTCGAACCAACAGATGAAACAGCGTGGGCTGATTTTACAAGACGGGCAAATGCTATTATGGAGCCAATAAGAATAAGAAGAGGATTGTATTCTTACAAGGTTGTTATGGATTCAACAACTAATATTCCAGAAGTAATAGATCAAAATAAAATGGTTGGATACATCTTTTTACAGCCTACAAAAACTGCTGAATTTATTGAGGTGTATTTTACTGTTACATCAACGGGTGATACATTTATTAGTGAATAATAATTATTACCAGCAGGGGAATTCTCCTGCTGGTTCTCATTCAAAATAAATAATGTATTCTTTATTTTTCGATTTGAAGGATTTATTAACTATTTCATATCTATTTTTTTATTATTTTCGTAAATTTTAAGTTTCCGCAATCGTATATACGCCAGAATCCTGCTTCATCCATAATTTGAAATTCAGTTTTGTTTTCATTATAATTAGAAAATTTTTTAAGCGCGCTTTTTCTATATTTGAATCTGTGTTGCCGTATTGATTGTCCGTTGGCTATATACCAATAATTAGGGGCAGTTTCTTTCACCAATTCGAATCCGATTTTTTTGTATAAATTTCCATTACTCCACCTTCTGTCCGCATAACTGTAAATCTCTACTGGATAGTAATGCTGAATGAAATACTTCAGCATTTTACTTGCTGCGCCCGGAATGGATGTATCCGGTATGGTAGCGTATCTAGTTAGTTCATAAACATTATCGTTGCTTTTCTTTTGGCCTAACGCAAGTCTAGGTTTTGAAAATGTCATAACCGCTACTAATTGAGTATTATAGAACGCTCCAAGATTGATGTTGGCCTTATCACTGCCTTGCAAATGGTAGTTTTCTAAGAATAATGTTTTTTGTTTACTATCTATTTCTTGTATGTGGGTTTTTCTGGCTCCAATTGTATTTTTATTAAAGCCAAGTATGGCCTTGAGACGGCTTTTAACTATTGCTTGTTTATATATCCATTCATCCTCAAAAATATGAATTAATTTTATGTTGTTGTGAAGGCATTTCTGTGTTTTGTTTAGATGGTAGTATTTGTCTTTGTATAAGCTTGAGTGCCAATAAAGTCCGTCCAGCTCTATCGCTATTTTATATCGAGAAAGATAGATATCTATTTCTTGCGGCGGAATTATCGATCTTGAATTTGTTACTAAACTTATTTTAAATGTTTTTAAGAAATCAGCCAGCTCTAATTCCATGTTAGAAATTCTGCTTGAACGAGGATAACAAAAGGGGCATCTTGGATTGGAACCACCAATTAAATTGTCTTCAAATACTTTATTGCACTTAGTACATTTCCATTTTAAAGTGGTTTTTATGCCGCTGTAATCTTTTGGTTTAAATAAAGGCACAGCCTCTACTATGCGTTGCCCTGTAAATATGCTGTTCAGGAATTTTTGCCTGGATATATCACTAATTTTGTCTTTGACTAATTGGCTTTGCGCTGGGTTTCTCGTTCCGTATTTCTTTTGACTAGTTGCGACTATTTTAGCTCTAACGGTTACTGATGATAGAGGATTTTCAACACCATATTTCTTTAAATTAGTCTCTTTGACTTTCTCTTGAATTTCTTTATTTGCTAGGGGAAAGCGAGCACCATATTTCTTAAAATTAGTCATAGCTATTTTTTCTTGAATTTTTGTGCTTGAAAAAGGCATTTCAGCGCTGTACCTTTTAAGATTAGTTTGTCTGATTTTGTGTTTTATTATTTCGTTTTGGGCAGGATTCATCACGTCATATTTTTCTAAGCAAGTTGACGTCCTTTTTTGAATTATTTCCGGAGCCTGTGAAGGATTTTTAACTCCATATTTTCTTAACCAAGTTTGTTCTACTTTTTTATGTATTTCAGGATTATGGAGGCTACACTCAACGCCATATCGCTGTAAATTAGTGGCTTTCACTTTATTCTTCACAGCTTTATTTTGCATTGGATTTTCTGTTCCATATTTCGACAAGCTTGTTTCTTTTAATAAACATTGCCCACATTTAATACAAGGCTCAAAAAACTTTTTGTTATATAAGAATAACTGAGTTGTTTGTTTATTACAAAGGCAACAATTGTACACTATTTTATCATTTTTGGCGACTTTTTGTGTTCCGTTGATTATTAAATATTTGTCTTTAACTTCAACTTGATTAACATTTATCACTTGATGAGTTTTAGAAACTATTACTTGTTTAATCATTATTGCTCCACAACTATATATGTGTTTGATAAAAAAAAGCATCAATTTTCATTAATTTATTAAGCATATAGTTGAGTGGTTATTTTTCTTAAAAAGAGCATCTTTTTTAGATTTATGCGAAAGATAATAATGTATTAATTGAAAAATTTGGAGGCGCGGAAATGCCAATTGTATTATCTACGGCTGAACAAAGTATTAAGGAACCCAAACGTCAAAATAGATTTATCCTAAAATTCGACGCAGTCCCGGGTGGTGGCGAAGAAGCATTAGCACTTGATTTACTATCCGCAGGCAGACCAAACCTGAGCTTCAACAGTGTTCCTATTAATCGTTTAAATGAACAATTCAAGTTCCCCGCTAATCCAACCTGGGATCCAATGACATGTGTTTTCTATGATTATGACAAAGGCAAAGACTCATCGGCGCAGATACTGTGGAGATGGGCACGATCAGTTTATGATCCAGTTACTGGCGCAATGGGATATGCCACACAATATAAAACCAATTCTACACTGGTTATTTTATCTCCAGATGGATCTATAGCTGAGACCTGGGATTTATTTGGTTGCTACCCAGATGCTGTTACTTTTAACGAAGTTAGTTATAGTACTTATGATGCATTACAGGTAAACATGACATTGAATTTTGATTATGCAATATTGCAGGAAGACACCAGTCAGGGTAATATACCTTCAGCATAAATAATTTGAAATCGTATCAAAAGGCCTTCATATATGAAGGCCTTTTTTTTATGCGATTTTTAGTTTTTTCACTCAAAAAAATACTATCAATCAAATTTTGTTCCCAAAGATATTAGTAGCTGTATAGAGACAGCTGTAGCGTTTGGTAACACAAAATAGTATCAAAGGAGTTTTAAAGTGTCAGATACAACACGCATTTCAGAAAAAGAAAAAAAGGAACTGCAAGAAATATCTAAAAAAACTGGCATTTCATTAAAAAAATTAACCGATATGGGCGCAAAATATGTTATTAAAGAATACCGAGAAGGCAATTTTGGTGTCCTGTCGGAATAATGCCAAAGGGAGGAAACATGGCTAAAGAACAACAGCGCGAAAGTGTTGATATGTCAAATATCAATATAAAGAATAAACCTCCGGATATAGCAAGCAATAAGGAAAAACCAATTGTTGGCGAAACTCCAGCTTTTGAGCCGCCAGCAGAAGAGGTGGAACTTCCTTCTCACGGCTATCTATACCAGAATGCTACGTCTGATAAATTGGTTCTTAACGGTAAATTGCTGATCAGGCCAATGACCATGACTGAAGAGAAAATACTTTCTACTAATCGTTTGATTAAAACCGGACAGGCACTGAACATGGTTTTCAGAAATTGTATCAAATCTGATATAGATCCAGAGGATCTGCTTTCGTCAGATAGGATATTTTTGATGTATTGGTTGAGAGCCATATCATATGGCCCAGAATATACCTTTACCTTAAGGTGCCCAAATCCAACATGTCCTGTTGGAAAGTTTAAGTATACGGTTGATATCAGCAAACAGCCAGTTAAAGAGATGTCAGCCGACATTAAAGAGCCTATAGAACTTAAACTCAAAAGATCAGGTGCCACTATATTCTATAATCTGTCCAGAGGAAGAACAGAGACCCAGGCGAGACAGCTTAGAAACAAAAAGTTAATTAACGCTACAGATATAGATAATACATCAACTGAAAGACTTGGGCTCCTGATTAAAAAAATAGTTACACCGCAGGGTGAAGAACTCGAAGTCTCAAAATGGAATATGTTTCTGAATTCTTTAATAGGAGAGGACTCATCGATCATTAGGGATGATATGAATGAGAAAGATGCTGGCATAGAACCTATAAAGAATATCAGGTGCCCTCATTGTGATGAGGAATTTGATGAAGACATCCCTATAACGACCGAGTTTTTTCGTGTCAAATGATGAGGACACTAACTCGGACACCTACAAGTCTCTTCTGCAAATGCAGTTTATGCTGGCATATCACGGCGGTATAGATGTCTGGTTTACGCAGAACATGACTATTGAAGATAGAAATTATTTTGCCGAACTCCTCATCGATGAGAAGAAAAGAGAAGAAAAATCATATAAAAAATCTGAGCGAGAAGGCCAGATGCAAAGTAGATCCACGCCCCACAGACCTTACATAAATCCTCGTATAAAGATATGATAAATAGCTAAACTAAAGGCCGGTAAATACCGGCCTTTCTTGCTTTTATTAAATGTATTTGTTCTCCGAAAACATATATAGATATAAAACAATAGCATGACGAAGGCAATTTTGTGAAAATATTATTATTCAGCGATCTACATGTATACAGACATATGGGTATGGATTTGTTTGTCAAAACGGCCGGCAAATTTCTATCCTATGTCGAACAATACGCAATCAAACACAAAATAAATCATATCTACTTTCTTGGAGATATGTTCCAAATTAAGACTAAAGTTGATTCAATGGATTTTATTTTTATACGGAACATAATTCGTTCATGGAAGAATAAATTCAAATTGTATTTTTTAATTGGCAATCATGATATGCCACTACCCGATAGCACAGATGGTTCAATAATGCACGCTTTCGATGAGTATGGCCGCGTTGTGAAGGATTACGAATATTTTGATTTAAGCGATGATCTTAGGTTTCATTTTATGTCATATATTAAAAATGACAATGGTAAGCTGCCGAATTTTAAAATTGGAAATGGTAAAAATGTCCTGTTCATGCATCAGGATGTGACTGGCTTTCGAATGAATAATTCCCATGTGGCCGGCCTGGGTTTCGATATTACTAAATTCAAACAGATGAATAAAGTTTTTTCAGGTCATTATCATTTACACCAACAAAAACTTAATATTGTATTCATTGGATCTCCATTTCAAACAAATTTCGGAGAACGCGATACAAATAAAGGCTTTGTTGTACTTGATACGAATACGTTGAATTGGACTTTTCATGAATTTAGGGGTGCTCCAAGATTCAAGTATGTAGATTATACCCAGATCAATCGTGTTAATGTTAATAATTGTTTTGTCAAGGTCATTATCCCATCAGAAATAAAGAATACTGAGCCTATTATAGAAAAAATGAGGTCAAAAGGCGCTATTTCTGTCGATATCAGCACTACAACAGAAGAACTTATTAAAGAGTTGGAGTTTGTAGAAGAGCTTAATAAATCGACTATCAAGAAATTAGCTATGCAGTTTTTGGATAACATAGATATTTCAAATGATCTTAGCAAAAAGGAATTAGTCAGCATATTAGATAAAATAAATGACGAATACCTCGCACAAAGAGCGTAATGTGACAAAAAAAAGAGGGGAAATGAACCGCGTTTTGTAGCAATGATAATTAGCAAAATACCTGGTAATAAATAGAAAAGGGGAGGAACAATATTTGAAGTTTCGCGATCTTCGACTTAGAAATTTTCTCTCTTTCGGCGATGAGGAACAATTCATTCATTTTGTGGATAATGATATTATTTTGGTTCTAGGCCAGAACTTAAAAGAGGGAGGTTCAAACGGAGCAGGCAAGACCACTCTATATAATGCTATAGTTTGGGCCATCTATGGCAAAACAACAAAGGGCCTGCAGGCCGATGATGTTGTTAATAATATAACAAATAGAGACTGCATGGTCCAGCTGGATTTTACAATCGACAATAAATATATTAGTATAAAGCGTTGGAGAAAAATAAACGGTAAAAAGAATAAGAATAAAATTTCCCTGAAAGTAAATGGTAATGATGTTTCTCTTGCCAACATGGCGGATACTCAAGATAAAATAAATAATTTAATTAAAATTAATTTCAGATCATTCATATCATCTGTTATGTTTTCGCAAGATAGAATATTTAATTTTACAGATGCTTCTCAGTCAAAAAGAAAAGAAATTATTGAAAATGTATTGCAGGTCGATAATTTGGGGGTGTATGAAAAATTATTAAAAAATGATGTCGTGGAACTTCAACGACTTCAGGAGAACAAGTATCATCAGCAGGTTAGTAAAAAAGACATGGCGAATTCTTTGGTAACAAATATTCAGGATTATCTTACTTCATGTAAATTCAAGTCTAAACAACTTATAAATAAGATTAAAGATATGAATCGCGATTTAGAAAGACTTGAAAAAATAGACGGGGATCGTGAGCTCGAAAAACATAAGGAAAATGATATCTTGAAAAATCAAGAAAAGAAATTAATCAAAAGCATGGATGAATTAAAAATAAAAGAGAACAACGCTAGAGATAAATTGGATACATTATCCAGGCATGTGAAAGAAAAAGTTAGTAGAAAAAATAAAACTCTCGATAACCTAAAAATAATTAAAGAAGAGCTTCAGAAGGCAGAAAATGATCCAAGTAAATGCCCTTTATGCGGTAATGTAATAAATCCACATTTAATTAAGAAATATATTTCAGAACGAAAAAATTCTATAACAGTATATAAAAAAGAGCTTAGTGTTTTGGATGATGATTTTGATAAGTTAAAAATTAAACTCGATGAAGTAAATAGTTCAATTTTGGATTATGAAGAGCGAATAAAGAAATTGAATGAAAAAATAGATAAAATAAAATATGTAAAGCCAAAAATATCGCTTGATGAACTGCAGAAACTAGTTGAAGAGAAGATAGATTTAAGAAGCAAAATACAAATGCTTAATGACCAAAAAAATAATATAGTGGATCTTAAATTTATAGAAAGCATAAAAACACAGATTAAAGAGGCAAGAGCTTCAGCTACGGCTATTGAAAAAGACCTTGAAAATATTCAGAATACAGTTAAACATTATTCCTTTTGGCTCCATGCCTTTTCCAAAGGAGAGAATACGATCCGCTCATTTCTTGTCAATAAAATTATTGACTTTATTAATAGCCGCATTAAACATTATCTAAACATATTTTTTGTTGAGGAAGTTCAGTTCATCCTTGATCGTGAGATGAATCACACGATATTTAAAAGTGATATAGAGATTAGTTTGGCACAATTATCCGGGGGAGAAGAACAAAGATTGAATCTTGCTATCGCCTTTTCATTATTTGATCTCGTTAAGATTAATCTTGGCAATGATATAAATATAATATTTATGGACGAAGTACTGGATAGAAATTTGGACGAGAATGGGGTAACAGCCTTACTTAAAATTATTGATGATATGAAAGAGAACGGAAATTCTATTTACCTTATATCTCACAAGGATAATTTCAAAGCATATTTTAATAATTTTGTTGTTATATATAAAGATGCGAACGGTATATCTAAAATACTATCTGCCGCATAACATCAGCACAAACAAAATTCTATCGCAAAGATAATTGATGTGGAGAGGCAAATGGACAAGAAGGCTGAAACGAGTTTATACAAACTTAAGGGTGATGACGAAATAAGAGCTTTTCTCCTCGGCCGCGGCTGGTCCGAGGAAGCATCATACTTTTTTGCCAAAAAATTCAGCAGTTTTAACCTGGTATTGGAAAGGGAGGATCATAGTAGTCTTGGGTGGCATATTCTTATTACAGGCACAGATAATTTTCATCTTAAAAATAATGTGGCCCTGAAGAATGAGATAAATGTGTTAAAAGGTATATTTACCGGCTTCTGGTTTCGTGACGATGCATATAAGAATATTGTTGGCCACGAAGTGAGCGATGACGAAACTAAACATGAGGCGTACATGCCAGAATGCTTCACAAAAGATAAAGACAAAATACAATATTTAGTTTCAATGCTTCTCGGCTCAGGCGCAGATTTCGTATTTGATAATGAATATTTTTTAGCTTATTATGCTGATAATACAAATCGTAATAAATTACAACTTAAAATTATAAAGATAGAAGATCAGGTAAATTTACATTTTGATAAATCGGGCAATCTCTTTTTTGCCAATGGCGAAAAGCTCATATGAGGAAGAATCATGATTAGGGGAGATAAATATATTATATCAAAACAGATCGGCAATATTCTCATGTCTCGACCAGAAAGCAATGTTGCTGAAGTTAAAAGCTTTGTTGAAGGCAATATATTATTTAAAATTGGTAAAATGCAGTATATACTACCTATCAACATTTTTTCAGGATATATAATTGAGAAGATATCACCAGATAAACCAAAAGAAATCAGGATAGCTACGGCAGCAGTTAATAAAACACCTTTTGTTATAACAAAACCGGATGTTACTCCAACGGAGCCAACAACAGAACCGGTCCATAATGATACTACCCCGGAGCCAACAACAAAACCGGCTCCTAATGACACTACTCCGGAGCCAACAACAGAACCGGACACTAAGCCAGATAATACAATTATTACACCGCCGGATCCTGATGAGGATTTATACGATAATGATTAATATATATAAAACAGGGACATTTTACAGCAATTTACAAAATGAATCTGCTTTAGTTAATAGACTACGGGAAAATTTTAGAGCAGGTCATCTTAAAATTAGCATAAGAGTGAAGAATGATGTCATTGATTTTACAGCCAAAAGAAAAAGATTGTCTGTTACAGCTGCAAATAGCAAGATACTGGTAGATGAATATGAATTTGATGACGTTGAAGATGCTGCTGAATATGTTTTTGGTACATTGAAGGGGAAATGAAATGGCTAAGTTTGATGATGTAATTGAGCAGATGCTGGGAGCAAAGCCTAATGATATATCAAAAGATATAGCTGCGGCAAAAAACTCCGGCAATAGGGCTCTTGTTGGTTTATTGAATCAAAAACAGAATATTGCGCAAAATATACAGAAGATGCAAAATGATATGAATAAATTAGATCTACAAATAGCACAAGCAAAATTAAAATTAGCAACTGGCCCAAATAAAGGCACCACTCCGGCAGGTAATACACCTCCTGGAGGAGCTGCATAATTATAGGAGATAAAATATGAAAGAAAGCAACAAAGAAGAAAAGAAAGTTCAAGCAGCCACTCAAGGCAATTTGGTTGAAGAGAAGTTGTCCGATAAGGAAAAGCTTAAAGCGGAGATAACCCGCGTTAAAGCATCTTTATCTAATCTTGCCGAGACTGTAGAGAAATGCGAGAAAATAAAGGCTCAAAAAAGATTGGTGCTTAGCGAAGATGGAAGCGTCACTAAAAAATCACCAGAAGAGGTGTTTACATTTGCCGTATCGGGAGACATTGTTTTAGCGATAATGAATATTATCGATAATTTTCTCGGTAGAACAAAAACACAGCTGCTGGAAGATCAGAATAAAATTATTGATAAGTTGAATGAATATCTATGAAAATTCGTAATGTGGCAACAGGACAGAACTTACCGCAGAAGGTGTCTCAGTATGTGGTAGAGCTCTGTCTTCTGGACCCAAAGTTTTATGATAAGAGAGCCCTTGATGATATTATCACGGTGTTAGAAGATGAATTGACAAAGATCAATTTGGATTATAACGATTGGATAACCACGTTAGAGACCCTGGATGCGGTTCCGCGGAAGAATTTTTTTCTGGGAGAGAACAACATCAAATGTTTCGATGTTGAAGAAAAAATAGAAACAGATACCGATAGAGCAAAAGTTATAGTTTACAACATACGTGACAAAGATTTATTAAAAGAACTTATACAAAAAAAGAAGAACAAAGTTTATGTAACTGTTAAATTCATTTCTCCGCGCGTTATCAGGGAGCTTGTTGATATAAAAAGATTTTACAGGAAATTAATTTATTTATGCGAAACCTCTATTGCGAAATTAAAAGAGTGTTCTCAGGGAATAGAAATTTTAGATGGCGAATATAAAAGTAAAAATAATAAACAAGAGCAATTGGCCGAACAAAATAGTATATCAGCAGCTGAATAGTAGTTCCAAAATTGCTCTCAATGATGGCGAGAAAATTTGGATGAAAACTTTGCTTACACAGCTGGTAGATAGTATTATCCAAAATGATGAAGCGGATCCAAAGATATTCGCAAAGATCATTGAATTATCCCCGCGCTTGGATGATAGTGATATATTGAATAAATTAATTGCTGATGTTCAGGTCTGGAATAGTTATGCAGAGGATTTTGAAGAAGAACTCTCTGATTTTCCAATTGAGAGTTATTATCAAGAATTAATAAAAATAATATAATAGGAGATAAAAATGCCAGAAAAAGACGAACGTATTGACAAGGTGGTAGATGTGCTGTATGATAATCTTCACCTTGAAGTGCCACTCACAAAAGAATATCTTCGTGAGGTTATAAACACCGCAATAACTTTTGACACCAAGCAGCGAGATTATAGTACTCAAAATATTGCAGAGTTCAGCGCTCTGGGTGTCTTGATTCGTATGAGTGACAAATTCTCAAGGCTAAAGAATTTGTTGCTTCACAATAAAAAACCCCAACATGAGACTATTGAAGACACGTGGTTAGACATATCTATTTATGGAATAATTGGTTTACTTTGTCACAAGGGCAAATGGCCAGGTCAGAGGGAATTTAAAATAATAACGGACAAAAAAGAGAGCAGTAGTTGATTTGCGCTAAATGTAGACAAGAGAAAGATATATCCGAATTTTATATTCGAAAAAAAACTGGTAAGCCTGGGCAATGGTGCAAAGAGTGCGGAAAAGATTACAGCAGGGAGTATCGAAAACATAATGGAGATAAAACAAGGAGTCAGTGTAGGAAGTGGCGCCAAAAAAACCGAGAGTATTTGAGCTCATGGAGAAACGAATATTATCAAACACATAGAGAACAAGAGATTTCTTGTAGCAAAGAGTATACCAAAAAGAATTATGAAAAGGTTGCATTATATCAACAAGGTTATCGCCAAAAAAATCATGAAAAAATATCAGCCAGAACAAAAGAATACTATAAAGAAAATCACGATAAAATAATAAATTATATAAACGAATACCAAAAGGACCGCCGAAAAAAAGACGATGCATATAAATTAAGCAGAAATATGTCGTCATCTATTTCTGCATCTTTAAGTGGTGGTAAGGGCGGCTATCATTGGGAAGATCTTGTCGGTTGGACGTTTAATCGGTTTCGAGAGGAATTTAACGAAAAAATGCTCTTGGCCAACAAAAATAATCCAAACAAAACACCAATGACTTTTGATAACTACGGAGCAATTTGGCACATAGATCATATAATACCTAAATCATTGTGGCAATTCAATAAACCAGAGGATAGAGAATTTAAACAATGTTGGGCACTGTGTAATTTACAGCCCTTATGGGCTAAGGATAATATGAGAAAGAGCAATAAAATTAATCCTTGAATTGAACAGAAATAGATTCTAATATTTTTTCATCTTTCTATCAATTTTATCTATTATATTGTCAATACTCAACTCTTCCATTATAACATCTTCTTTAATGGCTGTGTAGTTATTGCTAATTCGTCCCTCTTTGATTGTTAGCGCCTCCTGGTTCCATGAATATTGATTGTTGAATGTGAACCATGTGTCCAGATAGCATCCAGCATATCCACCATTTTTAGCCAGTGGCTTTTTTTCTATAGGTATTTTGGGATCTGGAAAAAAACACCAGTCCAAAATAACCCATTCCAAACTTCTCTGCGAATCAGCACGATCTGCCAGATAAATAGAATAACCATGTCCTCCCATTTCTGCTTTTGGACCTGGTTTTACATATCCAGCCACCACCTTGGCGCGCCATGGCGGAATGCCTGCGTTAATGAGCAAGCTTGTAATTAAAATACCGCCGTCTTCGCAATTTTTTACAATGCTTCCGTTTTTGGTAATGAAATTATGCGTCTCTTGCACTTCAAAATCCCTCATTTCTACTTCTTCTAAATCTTCGATATAAGAGATGGAGACTTCACTTATCCCTTCATATCCATAATCTTTCTGAAAATGTGAATTTGAATTATAAATAACTCTATATATTGGAGCAGTTCCAAATCCAGTATGTTCAGATTGGCAATAGACATATAAAGGTTTTCCTAATTGCAAATGAATCCTTTGAAGATCACTCACCAATTGTTCCGAGACAGTTGAATAAAATAATCGAGAGTTGTTGTTATATCCTCTTTTGTCTGGATAATCAGTTATGTGGCCATCTCCCAAGTGATAGCCATTCAGAAAACTTTGTAGCTTATTTTCTGGGAGGTGGAAAAACTCTTCTGGAATATGGATATCAAAACTATTAGTTTTAAATTGTTTTAAGTAATCCTTAAACTGACTTTTCAAAAAAGTCAATATAGGCAAACCATTATGTTCATGTTCTGAAAATAAAATATTATTTTTTTCTAAGAGTGGAATTATTTCTTCAGTTATAGCATAGCCACTAGTAGCTATGTGCCCATGAGAATGCCACCCCTCTGCAATGTAATGCCCTATTACAAAACATAAGTCCTCATTTAACCATTCAATGTCTCGTATTTTATAAGGAATTTTTTTGGTCATTGGCATTTTTTTGGTCCACCATTTGCTAAGATCTAAATCTTTCACTCTAGTTTCTTTGTATATACTTTTTTTCTGGGATTGCCGTATAAGAAGTTTATGTTCGTCTGATACATCTATCCATTGCCCATTTCGCAGATGAACCCTTTTTAACGGCAGGAGACCTTTCTCCCATATTTTGCTAATATATTTATAACAATATTTCTTTTTTTCAAAATCATAGGACAAAACATTGTCACCGACTTTCAGATCGCCAACTTTTTTTATACCATCTTCTGTGTATATTTCTTCATAATTAGCAATACAATCTCCAGTGCTAGCGGAAATTGTTTCAAATGGAAATTGCCAGAACTCGGGAATTTTTGCAGTATCATCGTCATATTTATATGTAAGAAATTGGCATACGAATTTTTGCACCGCCCACGCTGTCTCATTGTGTGTTCTTTTCTTTAAGTTATATTTTTTGATTACCTCATGAAGTATGGCGTCATTGGCGGAAATAAAATCTTTCACATCAACTCCTATTTGCTTTTTTTGCCATCTAAGCGCCCGGCCTCCATAAATTATAGGAGCTCTTGGCCATTTGTTGTTCCAATAGTTTTCGCCATAATTACCATAATCTGGCATAGGTTATACCCTCCTAAATATTTTAATGAAAAAATTAACTAATATATGATAAAATCTTTTGAAAAAGCTCATATCGCAATTTAAATCCTAAACCAATATTTGTTTAGATCAAATTTTTCACTGATCATCTGTTCTATGATCCATTTCTTGATATCTTTAATATTAAAAGGTGTGGCACCAGCTCCAACAAATATTTTCTTGCCGGGAGGGGTAAAGTAGTGCTCTTTATGCCCGAATGTAAATAGCGATTTGTCTACGATGACATAACCCTTTTCGTTTGGAACTCTGGTTCCGGTAAAAGCGTGAAGATATCTTATTTTTTTAGTTGGTTTGACCGTACCGGTTAGTTCGGCTGTTGATGTGTATAACCAAGCTTTCATGTTAAAAATACACCTCTGCTCTCCTTATTGTGCTATAATAACCAATAGAAATAAAGTATTGTTTTCCCATGTCTGTGCCAATCACTAATTGCATTGTCTGAGTAGCAGTTGATAATGCTACTATATTACCCGGCCGCGTTGGCGGAGGAAGAGGCCCTTAATTATGTCTCGTCTCAATTTTGAGGAAATCTTGATTTTAATTTTACCGGCAACTGTCCGTGCTGAAGTGCTTGCCATATGGTAAACTCTAAAGTCAGTCCAAAAGGAAGGTGTTTCTCCTGGTAAAAGATATCCTAGTGGCACTACATCATATTCATTTCCTTCTAGACTAATTACCAGATCAATCATACTCATGGGGTTCCCCATTTCTGTTTCGTATTTTAAAATATCTCCGGGTTTAATTTTCATTCAGTAAATAATCCTTTAATTATATCGTATTTAAGCTTCGGAAAAACTTTTATTTTCGTTTTACCGGTAATTTCCAGTATGGTAACTGTTGCTATATGGTAAGCTTCAAGGTTTTCCCAAAAGCAAGGTGCTTCTCCTGGGAAAACATATCCTAGTGGCACTACATTATATTTATTTCCTTCTAGGCTAATTACCAGATCAATTATTCTCATGGGGTTCCCTGGTTCCATTTTATATTTTAAAATATCTCCGGGTTTAATTTTCATTCCTGAACCCTCCAAGCGAACATTAAATCGATCATATATTTTTTATCATTTGTTGCTACAGCTCGTCCCTTATTTATTTCGTTATAACGAGGAATGCCTTCAGTCCCTGGCTTAATGCCAATGAAACTAAAAATAACTTTAACTATTGGCCCTGAGTGGTATGTAGGCGCTGTAACTTGAACTATATCATTCCATAATGCTCCTCCACTAGCAAGAACTCTATAATAAAATATAGAACCAATTGGCAACTTCTTTATTTGGTCATATGATAGTTTTTTCACTTTACAAATTGTCCTAAATGTGATATATTTATAGTATGAAACTATTCCAAAATATTTTTTTAGGGAAAGCTATCCAAGTAGTCCCACTTTTTACTAACATTTACTATTATCTTGAGTGTGAAGATTATAATGTTATCGCCCACAAGAAAGAAAGCTGGAACCTTTATTATGGCACTATGAAGAATATTAAAAAAGCCATCCCTGCCCTTATCAAACTAAGACCAAACATTAAAATTCAAATTAAAACCTATAGGATATAACATATAAACTAATCTTTGGCGGCAAAGATGACTTGAGGGCGCCTGGTAGGGAATTGGAGTTTGAAGGTTTTAGGCATAATAGAAAAAGAAAATAACTTGAATGCCATCAGAAAAGCTATTTCTAATTATTTCGAGAATGGTACTAAAACGCCTAAAGTAAAATACATATATAAACATAGGAATGAGGAAACCATGATAAAAACAAATAAAGTAGTAAAAACTGTAATCGAAAATATATATATATGCGATAACTGTGGCGCAACTTCCAAGTCAGGCGGTTCATACCATAAATGCTCCATATGTGGAAAATTGTTCTGTCGGAATTGTACGGTAGTATTTGATTGGGCCATTCTGAAAGAGGGTGAATTCTCCGGTGATTATCCAGATTACATGTGTAAAAATTGTTGGGAAAATGGTAAGAACTATAGAGAAAAAATTATAGATATTCGAGCTGAGGCTGATGCGAAAGAAGAGGCATTAATGGAATCTTGGAGATCTTCTAGCGAGAATATGCCATGAGTTTCAAACCAATGTCACTTATGCCTGGCGATAAAGTTGTTAATAGGGTGTCAATTACTGGAGATCGTGGCAGTACAATACCTCCGAACACAGAACTGGTTGTGATAGCCACGAATGGTGATGATTGTGTGATGACACATTCAATTCTTCCAGAAAATAAATGGCCAGGAGCTGAGTTATTTGTGGAAGATACCAGGAAATTGAAGCTCGTCGAAGAAGTTAAAAATATAGAAGTTGTTGATTTGGGAGGTAAATATGAAGCTGGCAGCCGCTGAAATAATTGAAAATGTGTTATCCAAGTCTCTTACCCACAAACAGATTGTTGCTCATTTGAATAATAATATGCCGCAAAAAATGATTGAATTTTGTAAAGAAAAAAATGGCATAGGCTTGGCCGCGCCTCAAATTGCTCTTTTCCAAAGTTTTTTTGTGGCAAAAATATCTAATGAATGGCAAGTTTTCTTTAATCCTGCCATACTTCATAAATCTGATGAATTGATATCAATAAACGAAGGCTGCTTGAGCTATCCAGGCTTGCTTGTTAAAACGCAAAGGTCAAAAGAAATCATTGTTCAGTTCTTTACCATTAATAAAATGTTATCAACTAAATTGTCAGGTTTGGACGCTATCGTTTTTCAGCATGAGTATGATCATCTTCAGGGTATTACAATTTCAACACTGTTTAAGGATGGAAAGGCCAAAAAATCATCAAGTGTTAAAAATAAGATTGCCATGTAGGAGGAATTAGTAGTGTCAGTTGAAGAAAAAAGAGTTAAAGAAATGAAATTAACATCAGAAAATGTTGAATTTGTGTTTAATGAATGTAAATTTGATTCGAAAACAAGTAAAGAGAAAGCCATACAGGTTGATGGTGTTGTTCACATTTATTCATTCGATCAAAGCAAGCTTAATAAACGCAAAAAAGATATTTATAGCATGCTCAGGCAACTGCCGGATGAATTCCAGCAAGATGGTGGCGGGGGAATGTCTTTTTTGAAAGCTTGTGACGATAAAAATGGAAATCGATGGACTGATCTTCATCTTCGGATAGAGCAGCTTCTTTGTTTAGGCATAGCAACCGACCAGCTCGATTTTTGCTTGCCAAGAGAAGCATGGCATATTATGCCAGGCGGTATGCCATATGTCGTGGTATTAGGAGATAAAAAGTGAGACGCAAGAGAAGAACAAGAGTACCATGGGCTAGAAAAATCAATGAGCCTGCGACGGAACATGATTCCACACTCAATGAAAAACTAATCATCGCTCAGAACCGTATTGACGAAAACATCAGGAATCATAAGGGGCAGTTAAAAGATTTCAAAGCTCAAGTGGCTGATGAATTAGAACGCATCTGGGCAAAAATACTTTAGGCACAATGATACATATATAGAATGAAAGGACAGATATGGACACACTCACAAAAGAATTGATCAATAGTTTCAAAAAAGATTATCCTTACAATCCATTGGTGGTATTCGGTGAAGATGAGAAATATGGCAAAATTCCAGGCTGGATATCATCTTCAAGTTACAGTTTGAATTGGCTCGCTAGCAAATCTCTCCGTAGAGGATTGCCTACCGGCCGGACCGCCGTTATTGTTGGGGATCCCTCGACAGGCAAAACCGCGATTGCCATATCCTGTATGAGAGATCCGAGCATAGATCTTATTGTTTATTTAGATAGTGAAGGCGGCGGTGCTGATGCCAGTTTTGCCGAATTTTTAGGTGCAGATCCGAAAAAGATATTATATTCTCCAGTTGATACTATGGATGAGCTTAAATCAAAAATGAGTAAAGTTATAGACACAATCGAGAAAAATCAATCCACTAAAAAGGTATTGGTTGTTATAGATTCAATGTCCATGATAAGCACTGAAAAAGAAATGAACCCGGAGAAAGGCTGTTACGTTGAGGGTACCATAGTTCCCACTACTGATGGCTCAAAACCAATAGAAGCTATTACTATTGGGAATAAAGTAATCACACATCTGGGCGAGTGGAAAGAGGTAGAAAAAGTATGGGAATATACTGATAAAGACGACCTCATAGAAATCACCATGGAGAATGATATTACTATCAAATTAACTCCTAATCATCGGCTACTAGTTCAACGAGATGGTTCATTGCAATGGATCGCCGCTGAAGATTTGAAGGTAACTGATTTGTTGCAACAATTGGATAACAAAAAGCATTAAGGCGGGATAGTGTGTCATTATCATATGGGAGAAGGATTATACAGAAAGCCCAAAAAAGATTGTACGACAACTTTTAAGGAGTATAAATGATGATTAATTATGAAGATGTTTTTGTAGAGTCAATGTACCGGCCGGTAAGAATAAAGTCCATCAAGAAAATTTCGAATAAGCAAAAAGTGTATGATTTATCGGTAAAAGATCATAAATCGTATTGCACAAATAATGGCATCATAGGCCATAATTCAGATATGGGCGCAAAAGCTAAACAGGTTCGTGAATATTTCAGGATTTATTCTCGCAAAATTCAGAAAATGAACATGTGTCTTCTCATGACCGCTCACTATACTCAAAGGCTGGATCCGTATGGTCCTCCAAAGGTTGTTGGTGGCGGCACAATTATGGCGTTTGCGCCAAGTCTTACTATTGAATTGAGCCACAATACGAAGGAAAGCGATATTGAAAAATCAGCCAAGGGTGCCAGCATTGTCGGCCTGAGAGCCAAAATCATAAAGTCGCGACTGGGCACATATGGCAAACAGATGGAGTTCGAGTTTAATATGAATCAAGGCCTTGATCCATATTCAGGATTATTCAACATACTCAAAGATTATGGCATTATTATCCCTGCCGCGAAGGATCTGGAGGCACAAATAAAAGAAAAGAATATCCCTAAAAAGTCAACCGGCGCATGGATATTTAACGCCTGGGAATATCCGGAAATATTTGAAAACTTCAAAAAGCATATTCGCGCATCTGGCAAATTCAGGGAAAAGGAATTCAATGGTTTTTGTGCAAAAAATAATGACTGGATTATAGATCTTATTCAATCATCATTGGATAAAGCCACACATATAGATGCGATAAAGATGAAACCGGTCCAGGCCGCAGATGACGAAGCTCATGAAGAGACGGAGCCTGCCGTACAAACGGAATCAGATAAACCCAAAACCAAGAAAAAGACCGAAAAGGCGTCAAAAGACAAGAGCGCGGTAGAACTTCTTGCGGGCACATTGGCACCCAAGTCTGAGAAGAGCCAGAAGAAATAAAGGGTAATTTATGGAGACTGATTTTAAAGTTAGACAGTTGGTCATAGCCCTGTATGCGGTTATTATTCGCTCGCCCATGACGTTCTTCGGCAATATAGTATATTGGGTTGCGCACATAAAAGACCTTTCAAAAGCCGTTAGGCAAAAGAAGAAATTGCGCAGCTATGCTCAATACTTTTATGGCGTTATCAGCACCATGAAAGAATATAAATGGAAATCTGATCCACTCGGGGGTGCAATAGATTGGAGTCCATGGCCACTTACCATCATAAATAAAAATGAGCAGGACGATTGCGATGGATCCGCTCGCCTCGGCCGTTGGATGTGTAAATTTTCCAAGGATGTAGAATTCGCGAATGAATATATACTTGTAGATGGCTGGGATGTGCGAAGCGCTCATGTTATATGTATAGGCCGTTTGAAAGATTCGATGAAATGGTTTTGCTTTAATGTAAGCCAACTTTTAGAGGCCACAAGCTTTGAGAACATTCTAGACCAATTTGTAACAGACGAATTAACTAGTCATGGCAAATATAAAAATCTTGTTTACTATAAATTAAAATGAAAAACATAAAATATATCAGACAGGAAATAATATGAAAATAGCAGTAGCATCAGATTTGCACATGGGCAACACAATTGATGTTGATAATAACAAATTCTCATTGCACACTATCGATAATGTGATGAAGTTTATCAAGTATCTGGAGAGCATCTCTGACAGAGTTTATCTTGCTGGAGATATTTGGGAAGGCTTGAAGTGCCCATTAAAAGCCTCTCTTAAAAAGCATATGCAGGTATTTAGGTATGTTAAGAAAAATAATAAAATAAAATACATAAGAGGCAATCATGATTGGGCCATGTTAGCTTATGGTTTTGGATATAGAAAAATCATCAGAATTGATGACAAGAATATATATATTGGACATGGCAACCTGTATGATTTCGGAAAAACCTGGTATAAATTTTTAGTAATTCCACTTGATTTATTAATTGGTATAATCGCCTTAATTCTGTTCCCTTTAAGATTTTTCATAGGCAGATTATTCGGCAGGTTTATTCTGGATAAAGTTCTCGAAGGGAATAAAGTGGATGATATAGATCAGATAGACACCCAAACAGAAATAAATTTCGAAGATCGCACTGAGCAGTTGGTCCAGGAGCAATTTTTGATATCCAATAACGTAGATACTGCCGCTTTGAGAATACTCAAAAATGGTTTTGATGCTGTTATATTTGGGCACACCCATGAAGCCAGAAATGTTAGAGATGGCAAAAAATTGTATTTGAATTCTGGAAGATCCAATCAAAAACACTTTGAATATGTTCTTTTGGATACTCAAGATATGAGCGCAAAAGTATGCAGGTTGATATAAGGAGTTTAAAATGAAAGTAAAACAATTCAAAGCTTTGTATTTGCGACACAGAGCACAAAGTATCTGCGATGTTGTTTTCATTAAAGATGGCGATATGACGGTCTTAAAAGATGATGATGAGATAGGAGACCGAATGGTTTTAATACGCCCCAAGGAAAAGATTGTACAAGAAGAGATTACAATTGATATTCCCGCGGATGTCTATCGGTTTATAGCTGAATATGCTCAGAAAAACCGCATGATATTTGATGAAGCAATGGAAGAAATGATTAAAAAATCATTAGAGACAAACAAGGAACATATATAGAGGTATATTAATAGGAGGCGTTAGATGACATTAGCAGAAGCTCTCATGGAGCGCAGAGATATTATTAAGAAAATTAACAAGATTAAAGAAGAGATCAGAAGCAATCTTGTTACGAAAGAGGATTTCCAGTTACCTTTTGACATGGATAAACTTTTTGATGATTTCATATTATATCAAAATAAGCTCATGGATATCAACACTAGAATAGATAAAACAAATGTGAAAGTCATTAATGACAAATTAAATCAGATCAGAATTTTTGATGCTATCATTATGTTCTACAAGGAATGCAGGAAAGATATACTTCAGGATAGAGGTAGTGGCTTATACCGTGAAGAACGTCGCTATGTAAGAAATTATGATATTAATCAAATAAACAGTAATATTGATGAATACGAAAAAATTAGGAGAGAACTTGATCGCTCTATTCAGAAAATAAACTGGAAAACGGAGCTAGAAGAAGAATGAAACGCGGGCGAATCTATTGGATAATGGAAAAGCAATTCCAAGAGCAAAACCTTGATAGGCACAGCAGCTGACGTGGTTCAAGACTTACCTTGCCATATAGCAAAACTTCCCACTCAAGAAGCTGTGAGTGTCACCAAAAACTCAAGATTCAAGACTTATCTTAAAGCTCTTCCGATCTTCTAGCTTTCGCCCACTTTTTTATGAGAAATTGAAAATAAAGGAATAGTTTAAATGTTATGCCTGCTAATAAGAACAAAATAATTTAGCTAATTTTTTTAACTATTTGATATGCCAGCACAATAATATTGTCCATTTTACTAATAATTTCTGTGAATTTGTTTAGCTTTTCCATGGATTCATTAATCATTGCAACAGCATCTCCTGCCTCTTCGGTGAGAGCCTTAATATCATTGATGACTTGCTCACTATTGCTAAGCTGCTCCATATCGGCTGCTAAAATACTTTCAAAGTTTTGCTCCAGTTGTCTTATTCTTGTTCTTACCCGAATTACATCATTCTCCTTTTTATTTCTTAACTGGCGATATTCTGCTCGCAGCCCGTTCAAAGATGTTTCTAAGCTTTCTAATACATCTGTCATTAATTAACCTCATTGTATATTTTTTCCAGCGATTTTCCATATTGAATAAAATCACGCATATTTCGGTTATATTTAAATTCTTTCAATGAAGCGTGGATCCCTGGAATTGTTTCATATATTTTATGAACTAATTTAAGTGCCTCAAGATTTCTTTTATATTCTTTATTAAGATCGAAAGCCCTGTCTGCAATTTCCCTTCTGTGATTTGCATTTTTTTCATTAAACAATTCCTCTTCTATTTGCGCGAACAGCTGAGAATAGTTGTGGTATAACATAAGTTCTATTTTATCTATGATCTTTATAGACTGAATTGAGTAAGCTTCTATAACGGGTTGATTGTCTTTGAGAATTTCAGCTAAAAGTTCTTTTCTGCGTCTTTCCATTAATAATCTTGTAATCTCAGCTCCTGAAACTGTTAGCGTTGGCATTATCGCATCGGGCATAGATAATTCTAAATCTTTAATAACTTCGTCTGAAGCATCATTTATACCCTTGGCCAATTCCATGAAATTATTTTTATCAACTATCTCAGAACCAGAAAGAGTGACCAGCAATCCAAAATAGTTTATGGCAAGGGTATTAATATTATTAATTGCATGTCGCGACAAAGCAATTGCTTTCAACATTGATGTATTTTGCTCCGGATGTATACTATAGGCCGCGTTTCGTTCAAGAAATATATTATATAGTTCGCGGTCATTAAGTATTATTTCTTCTTCTAAAATCCTGTTAGTGAGATCGTAATTCTCATCAAGAACCGAATTAATTGTTTTTGCGGCATTATTTGCAGTATCTAAAAGCGATGTGAAATTATCTGTTTGGATGGAGGAACAGCTTACTGTCATAAATATAATTAATATTAACCACAGTTTTTTCATTTAATTTCCCTATTGTCGATCTTATCTTTGAATGGTTACATATATAATAATAAGATGTCACAAAAACAGAAAAGAGGTAATTTAATGTCCAACAGTTTAGAATTAAGCTTGTGGCGCGCAGCTAATGAATTAAGAACTAACAGTAACTTGGATGCACATGAATATATGAAGCCGGTTTTAGGCTTAATATTTTTAAAATGCGCTGAGCGATCTAATTTTATAAATACACCAGAAAAAGCTACATTCTCATATATTAAGGAACACAAGTCTGGACTGGGTACCATTTTGAATAAAGCCATGATGATTATAGAAGAAAACAATAACATGCTTAAAAATTCATTACCTAAAATGTATGATGCGCTAGATGATAGTGTACTGGCTTCTTTAATTAATTTACTTGACAGTATTGCAGCAAAAAAAGATAAGGACTTCTTTGGCCAAATATATGAATACTTTTTAGGTAAATTTGCTCTAATGGAGGGCAGAAATGGAGGGGAGTACTATACTCCTTCTTCTATTGTAAAATTAATATGCGCCATTATAAAACCTAAAAATGGCAAGTTGCTCGATCCGGCATGCGGTTCTGGCGGTATGTTTGTTCAGGCCTTAAAAAATACCGAAAATTTAGAAATTTTCGGGCAAGAGAAATCACATGATTCAATAAATGTATGTAAAATGAATCTAGCCGCGCACGGCTCAGAAGGCACGATTGTACAAGGGAATTCTTATTATGAAAGCAAATATGATGAAAAATTCGATTTTGTAATGGCAAATCCACCTTTTAACGCTAAACAATTTAATGCCGACAAACTAAAAAAAGATTATAGATATAAATATGGTATTCCGAATACAAATGCGAATTACTTATGGATTCAAATATTTATAAATGCGCTTAATGAAACAGGGCGCGCCGGTTTTGTTATGTCTAATATAGCTGCTGATGCTAGTTATACAGAATTAGATATACGAAAAAAGATTATAAAAGACAGATTAGTAGACATAATAATATCAGTAGGCCCAAATTTCTTTTACAATGCTACACTAGGATGTATGCTATGGTTTATTGATAAGTCTAAATCAACAAGCGATAGGGCTGATGATATTTTATTTATAGACGCCACAGGGATATCTGTTAATGATATTGGCTCTTATAAGAAATTCTCAAAAGAGCAGATTAGTCGAATCGCAGAAGTGGTTGAAAGTTATAGAGATGGTATTATAGATAATTTGCCGAATTTCTGCAAGATTACTAAGATTAAGGAAGTAGCCAAAAAGAGTTTTTCACTCAATCCTAGAAAATATATTATAATATCTAATACCAATTTTAGTGAAAAAAAGCTAAACTCTATAAGGAATGATGTAATCGCAATATCGCAAAATTCAAAAAATATTGAAGATTCGCTTTTGCATAATATAGAAGGAGTTATTGAAAACAAGAAATTTGTGGCGCAGGTCCCATCTATGGATATATTTACCCTATCTAAAAAATACAGAGAAATTTATAAATGGTTTCCCAAAATATTATTTCATAAATGGTTTGAATTATATAATTTCCCGGGAGCCGATGAAATAAATTTCAAGAAGACAAAAATGGGGGTTATACCATCTAACTTTAAAATTGTTAATTTAGCTGATATAGTAGATTTCATAAAGGGGATTGAACCAGGGCGAAAGAACTATAAAGATTACTCGCCTAAAAGATTAAAATTTATAAGAGTCGGAGATATTGGCACCAGACCATCTGATATATGGATAGAAAAGGACATAGTGGGCAATAAAATATTAATGCCAAAAGATATTGTATTAACTTTAGATGCTACAATTGGACTAGTGGCTACGGGCCTTTATGGTTCTTATGCGTCTGGCATAAGAAAATTAGTTATTAAAGACTGTTCTAAGATTAATAAAACATTCTTGTTTTATTTATTACAGTCTGATTATATACAGAATACGATAACTAGTTATGGAAAGGGGACAACAATACAACACGCGAGCTCGGTTGTTAACAACTTTAAATGCGTAATTCCTCCATTAGATTTGCAAAACAGCTTTGCTAATATAGTTTCTCCGATAATAAAATTTTAGATTTACAAAAAGAGCATTTCGTGTTATACTTATATACAAGGAGCGTTTTATGGATAAAAACAAATATTTTGAAACTAACGAAAAATTAATAGAAGAAGGCATAAGAGAACTTTATTTACGGCCTAGATTGAAAAGAATGAAATGGTCTAAAATTACAAACCAGTCTATACAAGCAGATGCTTATGTTGGCCAGCAAATAGTTTCATTAGTTACTGGTATTAAGGGTACGGGTTCCAGAGGGCGGGGTGATGATCTTGCCGATGAGAGCGAAATCAAATCTGCTATTAGAATAGATCAAATGTGCAGATGCAATGATTGTAAATATACATTCCCATCTCTTCTAGATAAAGAATGCCCAAAATGCGGTTCTAAAAATTACAATCAACCAAAAGATTCACATGCGAGCATAAGATTAGCCACAAACCATGATTTAGAAACTTTAATAAATCTTCCGGCCATTTATAATCTTTTAATAGACGCCTCAGAGGATAAAGAAAACCATATAAGAATTAGAATATGGAAAATCGATCCCACAAGAGAAAAAGCGAAAGAATTTTTTAAAGGTTCTCTTGAAAATAACAAAACAAAAGGAAGCAGCAATGTCAATTTTCATCCCTTAAAGCGACAATGGCATTTGATGGAGCCCGAAATGATCTTCTTGGCAGAAACTAATGAGACAGGAGCTGATTTTAAAACAAAATTTTACAATCTTGATTATCCTGAAAAAGAATTAATGCCAATTAAATTATTAAATATAGAGGAAATAAAATCTCTTTACCCAAATGTGATTTTTAAGAAAAATTGTAGTAAGGTGGAGATGATAAAGCAAATTGGCACCGAATTTTTGTCAGAGGAGCTAATGAGTAAAGTTGAAATGAAAGTGGGAAACACTTTTACTTATAAAAATCCTTATGATAGAAGAAAAAAATGAGAGTAATTACAAGAGAAAATTTTATAATCCGGCCAGCAAGAATGGAGTATGGCTGGCTGAAATTATTAAAAGGCTTATGGTTTGTATAAAGAGCATATATACTAGTGATAATGTCGATGAATGTAAGCTCCGTCTTTATAAAATAGTCAAACCTCTTTTATCCAAACAAGAACGAAAAGAGGCCCAAGAAATACTAAATAGAAATATAGTTTGTGCAGACGCATTAACTTATGATTATAGTTTTAAATAGGGGGAGGCAACAAAATGAGAAAGATAGCAAAGATGTTGGGACTGGTTATACTGATTATATCAATATTCAGTATTGCCATGGCAAAAAATGAGTATGTAGAATATTTGGGTAGTCTATCGCCAACCTTACAGATAAGCATGGAGGGTCAAAGACTGATTGTTCAGCATGTTTTTACAAACGACAAACCTCCATATAATACTGAATACTATAATAATGGTTTCACAGATTATTACCATGTAAACCATGGTATTCTCAAAATAGAATATAGTAGATATATTCGGATTAACGGAGACTTTAAGCGTGATGGTTTCGGAGCATCCAATGCTGGTATTGTCAAGAAAGAAAACGATAAACTGCCTGAAAATAATGTGAGTAATGTCTTTAATGTATTAGGGTTATTTTCTCATGCCTTTCCAGGAGATATTGAATATCAGGTAATAATAACAGATAAGCTTAGCTCGAAGTGGTATCAAGTAGATAATATTAAAGACATAGTCATACCTGATGACAAAAGTTTTGATATTCAGGTTTTTATGTATGATGATCCTGATTATTTACAAGTGATGCTTACTTATAGCCCAGAGACTCAAAAATATATAATACTTGGAATGGATATAGCGATATATCAGTAAAATAGTGCGCGCTTATCTTTCTCAAGGATAAGTGCGGCGTCGCACAGGTGCAGGGTGATGGTGCATAAATGGCAGTGATATATTCTGGCCGGAGGACAAATTAAAAGTAACCTTCAGATAGCCTGTATGCGTCAGACAATAATATAATATGAAAGTAATTCACACATATCTCCAGTTTATAACCGCGATTCCATTAAAGCCAATGGCATAATCCCAACTAAAGTGAGGCGCCTAGACCATCAGAGATATGATTTTCTGCAAAGTATGGATTCATCCCAGAAATGATATGTACAATTTGTATGACCAGGAATATATTGATTTCAGAAAGGTATTTGATAGAAATTTATATTAATTTTTCTCAGATATTGGCAACCAGTAATGTGCCTTTAAATTAGGTATATTCCAAAGTAAAATTTCATTATGAAATTCAACATTTGGAAATACGTCCAGTGGTAAAGATACAATAGAAGTTATCTCAGCACTACAATTATCTCTAAAATATTTCCACCTCTTTGAGATTACTCTTTGATTCAGTCTAAAACCCATAGGACTAAATAATACTACCGGTGTATCTTCACCATATAATTCAAATATCTTTTTTATAAACAACTCAGGATAAAGTTTTTTCCTATATTTTTTTGATTCACTATTAAAATTAAATGGCGGATTACATAACACTAAACTAATTTCATTAATATTATATGTTAGTTTTATATGTTCAGGTGTTAAAGTTAAAAAATCAATTTTATGAAATATATCTGTCCATTGTCGATTTGGGTCATCATGAATGTCATATCCTATAGTAAGAATTTTAGACTCAAAAGATTCTTTAAAATTAGCTAAAAGATTTGCTGAACCAACTGCTGGGTCAATAATAATTCTTTTTCCATTATTTATATTTGTTTTAATATGTTCAGATAAGGTATTAAATAAAAAATTACAAATATTTTTTGGAGTATAAATAATATTATTTTTTTTATTTTCATGATATTTATTTCTGGAAGTGGATAATGGATTCATATATGATGTCTTTGCCCTTTCATTCTAATTGTAATTCCTTTACCGTGGTCATATTCATGTTGGAAAACTGCTGCCTACATGCCACTTATTTTTTAACTACCACGCAAGGTTATTGAACATGGTATTAATATATATGTTATGTGAAGTTGTGACATATGTATAATATACCAAAGCAAAAGGCGATAATATGAAAGTAATACACATATCTCCAGTTTATAACCGTGATTCCATTAAAGCCAATGGCATAATCCCAACTAAAGTGAGGCACCTAGACCATCTAGCATATTTTGTGGAACGCGATATTTGCACAAAAGATGGGAAAGCAATATATACTTGGCAAGATTCTATTGATAACGAAAAATTCATCAGAGATATGATTTTCTGCAAAGTATGGATTCATCCCAGAAATAATATGTATAATTTGTATGACCAGGAATATATTGATTTCAGAAAGGTATTTGATAGAAATTTATGCAATTATAATTATATGTTGTATGATGTATATGTTATAGAAACTCCTGATAGTAACTCATGTGATTACCACATACAACTACCAAGCGATAATATATTCAGCACATTGTGGAATATGCCGGGGGAGTATGCCCATGATCATAAACGCCTTTTTATTTTTAAGAATCCTTTAAAAAGCATAAAGATTATTGGACAGGCGCAATATTATTTTGATAATAATAAATATCATATTAAAATTTTAAAATAGCTTTACAAAACCTCTAGAGTGTGATATATTTATATCATAGGAGGCGACATGCCGAACAATAATGAATCATTAGAGATACAGGATAAAAATGAGCACGAATCTACTATTCAAAAGCAAACAAATAACTAAGGAGGCAATAAAATGGCAGCATTAATTCTTTATGCTTTTTCATGTATCACAACAACTTTTGCAGGATCTTATATAGTTTTATCTGATCAGGTTAGTGGATTAACCAATGCACAGATAAATCATATAATTGTAGAACTGAAAGCGGAAGATAAATGAAATAAGAATTCGAATGGAGCAAGAATAATTCTCTTGTAATGTGCAATAAATTAATTTTAATTTAGGGGAGTTTGTTTATGAAAAGGCTATTTATAATGATAGTGTTAACTGTGGTATTTATTTTCCCGGAAGTTTTACATGCTAGTGACTGGCCTATAGAGGATAACTTATCTAGCGTGGTTTTCAGTCTCCACATACGCGGATCGAGAGCGAATTTGAAAACACTTGAGCTTTTAAAAACGGATGGATATAACTCAACAATTGAAAATCAATTAGGCAGCTTTATATATTTCGTAATAAGTAAATACACGAACAAAGTTAAATATCAAAATCTAGCTGAATTTCATAGTGAAAATAACAAATACCGTACTCCGACTACTCTCTGGATTATATTTGAAATATCATATAATATATGGCCTAAAAGAGATTCATCAGGTAAAATCTTGCCTGGTCTCGAAGAGTATACGGGTAGTTATAGAATAGAATTTCGACGGGAATGTACGCTAACGGCTATTGAAGATTACAGTTGGTGGTTAATTTATCACTACAACACAGGTGCAAAATTTCCTCTTACGTCTGACCAAAATTATAATAGTATAAGTTCTCTATTGGCTGACATGGAAGATTTTATAGGCATGGACTTAGATTATGAGCTCAAGAAAATTGAGTTCGTAAAATAGAACTTTACAAAACCTCTAGAGTGTGATATATTTATAATATACCATAACAAAAGGTGATAATATGAAAGTAAGAAAAAATGTTCGCAACATTAAAACAAATACAAAAGATTCAACCCCATTTACCATCAAAACATCCGGCAAGGCTTTTAAAATTCTCTCCGATAATCTTTATTCAGATAAACACGCGGCAATTATAAGAGAACTAAGCTGTAATGCTTATGATTCTCATATAGAGGCGAATAAAGAAAATGTTCCTTTTGAAATACACCTACCAACAAAATGGCAGCCCTGGTTATCCGTTAAAGATTACGGAGTTGGAATGTCCCATGAACAGATGCTGAATCTTTATACCTCTTATTTCGATTCGGATAAAACAGACACAAATGAATTGACTGGTGTCTTAGGCCTTGGCTCAAAAAGCCCTTTTGCCTATACTGATGTTTTTACTGTTACATCTATTCATGGAGGTAAAAAGCGAATATACAGTTGTTTTATTGATAGTGACGGAACTCCTAACATAACTCTTATGGATGAATCCGATACAGATGATTGCAGTGGTGTTGAAGTCAAATTAACAGTTAAACCAAATGATTTTGATGATTTTTCACGGAAAGCCGGCCATATACTATCTGTATTCAAGGTTAGACCCAAGGTGACAGGCCCAAAAGAATTCACTTATGACAAAGTAAAGACTATATTTTCAGGCAAGGACTGGAGTTTCAACAATAGCATAAGCCATGTACCTCGTGCTATTCAGGGGAATGTTTTTTATCCTATAAACTACGAAAGTGTTAAGGGCCAGCTCAATGATAAACAGCTGTTTGTGTTGCAAAATAGATTTGATATAAACTTTGATATAGGCGAGTTGGATGTTGCTGCGTCAAGGGAAGATCTGAGTTATGATAACATAACAAGCGAAAATATAAAAAATAAAGCGAAAAAAGTATATGATAGATTCCACAGTACGGTTACAAGGCATCTAAATAAATGCAATACATTATGGGAAGCCAAATTGTATATTAAGAAAATCATAGGAAATATGTATTACCATACTGGGTTCAAGTTCTTTTATAAAGGAAAGGAAATTTTTGATAATGACTTTCAGGCCGGCCATGTGAATGGCGTCAAGATTATTTCATACTCCACGCAGTACAGCAATATTATAAAAAGAACGGATTTGTCACATGAACCTTATATCAGAATAGCAGCCTCGGAAAGTAAGTGTTTTATAATTAATGATGAAGAAAGAAAAGGAATTTCCAAGGCAAGATATTTGGTCTCCACAGATAGAAATGTAAGAATAGTTTATTTGATAGAGGGCGATCACAAAGCATTTTTTAATCTCATAGGCAATCCCCCTTATAAGATGGCATCTTCGATCCCAACACCCCCCAAAATCACAGGCCTATATACGCGCGATAGTAAAAGAATATTTGCTCCCATTACGTATGGTCAGTTTGACAAAGGAAAATCTGTATATTATGATTCTATTAAGGAACAAAAAAGAATATTTTATATGGCCACGAAACATAATACTATATACGGTGGGGGAGAAAAGTTGAGCTTCGCCATGGTGAGAAATTATATAAAAACTGCGAAGCAATTAGGAATTATTAATAGTGATACAGTTGTTTATGGAATATCTACATTTAACATCAAGCGAAATAAATTGGAATCTCAAAAACAGTTCAAGGAATTTTTTGCATATACAAAAAAAAGGGTAATATCTAAGATCAATAAATTAAAAGATGAGATTTTAGAGCATAAAAAGATTGTCGCTAATTATGAATATATAAAGCCCGATATCGAGCTCTGTAGAATCATGGGTAATGATGAAAATATTGCAACAGTGTTGCGCGGATCGAGATTCATAAAAATAAAGGAAGAACACGATAATATAAAAAAATTGTATTATAAAAATGATGAGATCATTAATGCATTAATTAAAATGGTTACATTTTTCGGCCTAAACATTGATATCGACGTCCATGATGATATTGAATTGATAACAGATAGATATCCGCTCTTAAAAATAATTGAGCATTGGAATATGCGTCGTAATTTTGATGAAATATGCGAATATATCAAGCTCGTGGATGATAACTTGAAATGAAATACATTATAACAGAAAATTCAATTAATGTGTGTATCGGTAGTCGAACATTCATTTGCGATAACACCTATAAATATTTTGATGACATTAAAAAAGCCCTGGAGAGTGGCGGCCCAAAGTCAAAGATTATTCATTTATTTCGCAAACAAACTATAGCAGCAGCAAAAGCATTGTTAGTGAAATGAGAAGTCTCGTTCGCGAATTCTTATAAATTTAAAATCCGGAAAATACTTTTCTATCTCTTTTTGCCTTCTGACATCTTTTTCTAATAATTTTCCATCTTTATAATGCCTTTCTTCATCCCACTCCATGATGAGTTTTTTATCAAAATTTATATAATCTACCCAATACCCCAGCTCTTCTGTGTAGTATTCTCCTCCATTGGTGGCGTACTGACCGATAGTGTTGTTCAATCGATCGAATTTCTTGAAATACTCACAACCCCTTTTACTCCAGTTGGGAAATATTTGCGTTCCCTTCTTGTTGCTTATATATTTTATCATAGATATCCGCTTTTTTAGCCTAATATCTGCTTCTTTCTTACCATATATTTCTTTGTAGGTTTTGCCTTTCATCCTTTTGGTAATATGGGGACATTTCTTGCCCATTTGAGCTCTTGATATGGCTTCTTTTGTTTTCTCTGACCGCCTTTTACCGTACATTGGGTGATTTGTTCCTGAGATGTCGAAATGATTTTCCTTTATTTTCCTACGGCTTTCTATTGTATGTTTCTTTTTATAAAAGTGGTTTAGTGGCCCCTTTGCTCTGCAAGATTTACACAAATCTTTGCCTGTTTTCTTTCTGATTATACTATTTTTGTAGTTTTTGACAATAGATACCCATTCTTTGCCACAATCATCGCATTTTAATACAATTTTAGTTCTGCCGGCAGTGCCCTCTGAAAATGTTGTGAGTAACATAAAAAGTCCTTTACAATTATGCTTATATATGTTATCTTACATATATACACTGTGGAGGACAATATGAATTACATTAATAAAGATTATAAGTCAGAAAGCTTTAAAAATCGTATTGAGGTATCTCTTGCAAACGTTTCAGTCTCTCCAAATGATGAATTTAGATTGATTAAGACTAGCTACCAACCCTTCAATTGCGAGCTGTGTGGGCATGTTGGCTGCGTTTATCAGTTCACAATAGAAAATCTGAAAACCAAAAAACAGATTAATGTTGGCTCGGAGTGTATCTCGCACTTTAAAAATTCTGGTGTAGATATCAATCTTGCTATGGGACTTTTAAAAAGAGTACAGAAGACAGTTCTTAAAGCAAGAAAAGATATGAGGTTAGATATTGATAAGGGCGACTATGATAAGCTATCTATCGATAAAAAGAGAGATCTTACTCTCAAATATTTTATGAGAGCTCAAGCAAAAGAATTACTTTTCGATGTTAGAATTGGCAAAGCCACTTTGTCAAGGCGACAGGTGAATGACATTTTGGATCTGGGTCTCGATAAGGAACTTAAGCGCGCACAGGATAGTGCTGATAGAATAAGAAAAGCAAAAGAGCAATTGGCGAGGCGCGCCGAGAGACATAAATGGCTTATGGATTATTCGGGTGATAATTTATTTATCAAAGGCTTAAAAAATGGCCTGCGACGATATAGTCACCTAACCGAGAAACAAGAAAAGTATCTACAGATCGTGATTAACCAAGAAAAAGCTAGAATTATTAGAGCAAAAAAAGCCGAGCAATATCATAAACTCGCTTTATAAACAGTATCACAATAAGGGATACATATCACATAAACAATCAAGAATTTTATATAACATATATAAATCTATAAGGAGTGAAAAAAATGAGATCCATTGAAACAACAACAACATCATTAGGCGCTGATTATGATGGCATAACTGATATCAGCCTTCGGCATCTCGAGCAATTTAGCAACAAAAAACTTGTTTCCGTGCGCATTACCCATGGTGATATTGACACAAAATGCGCATTCATATTCGAAGATATGACTTCTTATGTAGCTTCCGGTTTTGCCATAGGCTATGGCGGTGAGGGCCCTCATGGGCTTTGGAAAGCTATTCGCATGTGGCATCCGAACAAGATCTCAGCTGATTTTTGGGAAACTGAAATACCAAAACTGCTTATTAACAAAAATTATACATGGACAGCTGATCATGGTTTTGAGGAAACAGTATAGAAGGATTAAAATGTTACATATAGGTTTATCTAAATATTTTACAGATTCAAAGAACACTTTTAAGAATTTGAAAGTTGGAGGTAAATAAATGTCTATTATTCCTGTTATATGCGTTCATGCCGCTACAATCGCTCAGGCTCATGAGAAAGCCTTAAAAGAATTATGGAAAAACGGCATTAGGATTAAAACTCAATATGATGGCCCTGAGGATCCTCCATCAATAGATGCTACTGCTAATATAACTATTGATGACCCATTGGCAGACCCTATGATTCATAAAGCTTTTCCAGGAGGGATCGAAGATTTACGCGAATACGTCATGGAACTGAGTGGTCTCAAGGATCATTGGGTGAGAAATATGAATGATGCAGATGATAAACGCTGGGAGTATACATATCATTCCAGATTTGCGGATTGGGGCTCTCACTACGAATTGGTTTCCGGTAATCGCACAATAATTTCTCCTTTTGATGGTGAGATTGATCAGATTGATATAGTCGCTAAAAAACTGGCGCAATGCTCCTATACAAGAAGGGCACAGATGATAACATGGATGCCATATATGGATAATGATATCGAAGATCCGCCATGTTTCGCCGCGGGAACTCTTGTATCTACACCATCTGGTCCCATTCGCATAGAAGAACTTCGCGAATCGGATAGTGTTTATGTATACGATTTATCAGCCGGAACATATTATATTAATCAAGTGCGCAAACCGTTTAAGAAGAAGAGTGATTGTGTAAAAATAAGCACTCCGCATGCAAGTGCAGAGGTTTCTGAAGAACAATACATGTTCACAAAAGATGGTTGGATTATGGCTCGCGATTTGCAACCCGGAATGGAAATACGTATGCCAACAATTTGTACTGGCTCAGATGTGTCGGATAGTATGTTTGTTGGATTTATGTTTGGGGATGGTTGGTTATCTAGTGGTTTTATTAATAGAAAAAACAGAAAAAAACCTATAAAACGTTGTCAAGTTTCATGCTCAATACATCCGGAATCCAATGATTTATGGATAAAAGAATATTTTAATTATCATTCAAACAACAAGGTTCAAATATATGAACAGCGCACAAATAATAAAAAATACGGTATATGTGGTGTTTCAAAAACCGTATCTATTACAGATAGGAATTTATGGGAAAAATTGATTGATGCTGGTTGTCCTGTGGGTAGAAAAGGGGGGAAAGTTGGTTGGGATATGAATGGCAAATCAGATGCTGATTGCAAGGATTTTTTGACTGGCATATTTTCGGCCGAAGGGAGTATTTCTTGGGCGGCGTCTGGTAATAGACCAAATATATCTATCAGTATGAAATGGCCAGAAGCAATTAAATTGGTTAGAGAATTATTGAACAAATTTAACATACAACATAAATTTTATATAACATCAACAAACGGTTTACATCAACTGCAAATAATGGGCCATGCTGCCATAGAAAAAGCATTAGAAACATTCGATTTTAGGTTGGATAGTAGAAAACAAGCTAAATTTATGTTGTTAAAAGCCAAGCTGATGAGTTCGAAGATGGCTTTGTTTGAGCGCGCTTCGCGCGTGCGCGAGGCACGCCGTCTAAAAAAGGAGGGAGCTACGCAGCGTAAATTGAGGGAAAGCATTAAAGGGTTTTATAATCGTTGGCTTGATGAAAGTTATGTCCCATCCTTCAGGTGGCAACCGATTCACGCCGATGAACAGACTCATAATTCAGTTTGGTCGCCTATTATCAGCAAGATATTCACCGGCTCTAAAGATGTTTATGACTTTGAGGTTGAGCACAAAGATCATGCCATCATTGCTAATGGCTATGTGGCGCATAACTGTATACAATCATTATATTTTAGGATTACCGAAGAGATTACAGAAGATATGATGACAGTGTGGCATCTTCATACTAATGTGAGAATCAGGTCTAATGATGCCTGGGGAGCCTCCTTTATGAATTTGTTTGGTATTACAATGTTTGTTCGAGATGTAATAATCCCAAAAATTAATGAGTATCGCGATGTGCCAAGTGAAATATACATGGCAAGATTAAATTGGCAGGCTGATTCATATCATATTTATGGAAAAGATATAAGTGATTTTAAAAAGAGATTCATTGATAAGATTGGGATTCAACCACCAGAAAAAAGGTTTTATAATTTTTATGATCCACTTATACAGGAAATATACTCGGAGGCCGAAGAGAAAGTACTTAAAAAGATAGCGGACTATGACGCAACTCATCCAAGATAATATAAAATGTTGAGGCAATCATGGATTATACAGATGATGTTGTGTGTCCGAGGTGTGGCTATGAAATGGCATCGCTAGAGCATGATGCTGGTGACGAAATTGGTGAGCTATATTGTTTGCTATGCGGGTTTGGCGCGCGGGTTTCTCTTAAGACTAGGAAAATAAAAGAAGTGATATTAGAGCCACCTCTACAAATGATTAAGATATCCAAGATATTGCAAGGTATTCTTTCCACACTAGAAGAAGCTGATAATTTCTGGGATTTTATATACAACTTTACATGGCTTGATAGTGTGTATGATAAGAAAAAGCTTAATGTCAACCGCGAAGTTAAAACGGCATTGTTAGGTCTCAGTACTGAGGGGCATATATTAAAAGCCGAATGATGGACTACAAAAAAGATTTTTGTGAACATATAGATTGCCCAGAACATCCAAACCATTATGAACATAAAGATGGTTTGATCTCACATGCAAATGAAGGCGATCATCTGCTTGGCACCACTATTGAAGACGTAATGCGCAATGCTACTCATGTTGTTATACAAATAAATGGCATTATAATTCCCTTTGCCTGCTCCGTCTGTTCCAATCACAAAGAAATAGATATGGAGTCTCTCATGAAAAGAGAGGCAGCAAAAAAAGAGCTGAAGAAATGATAATATCCCCATTAAAATGGAACGGTTCAAAGGCCAAGCTTATCGAGGCAATACTAGAGATAGTTCCACAACACTATAACAGATATTTTGAACCATTCATGGGCTCTGGATCTGTAATGCTCAATATAAATCCGCAGAAAGCTTACTGCTCCGATATAATAGAAGAGCCAATTAACACAATGCAAGTTATCAAAGATAAACCAGGCGAACTTATAAATGAATTTGTGAAATATGCATCTATTTTGTGGGAAGATAGCGGCCAGTTTTATTATGAAGCACGAAATGAATACAATAGAGACAAATATTCTATGCCCGCAATAGACAAGGCGGCTGCCATTATGTTTCTCTTAAGGTCAGGTTTTAATGGATTAGTTCGTTTTAATAAGGATGGTTGTTGGGATGTTCCTTGGGGGAAACGTGGTACTAAGGATACTGGCAATCCAATATTCAACAGTGATTATGAGAAATTAATTCTTGAAACCAGCAATATATTAAATCAAGGTGATAAACAATTTGTTGTTTGCTCATTTGAGCAAAGCATAGCACAAGCTCAGGAAGGCGATTTGGTGTATGCGAATCCTCATTTAAATACCGATTACAATTCGTATAGTGGTTATGATTGGACAAAAGAACAAGAAAAATTATTATATGATGAATTGCTGAAGGCCTCTGATAGAGGCGCAAAATTTATTCTGAGCAACGTTTATATATACAAAGGCAAAAAAAATAAAAAGTTGCTTAAAATCTTCGGAAATTTTCACCACACTATTATAAATCATCAATATATTATGGGGCCCATGGGCCATAAAAGGCCCTTGGTTTCAGAAATACTTATTTATAATTAAAACACATATATAGCAATATGAAAAAAATATATACATTTTCTGGAAATTTCTGCTCAGAGGACTTATCAAGGGATGTTCATTTGCCTATTCATAGATTTCCTAACTGTGTTTGGGATGATGATATAGATAGTCTTATGAAATATATACGTAGAGAGTCAGTAAAAATGACGGAATGGTCTATAAAAAATATTGGCTATTATCCCTCAATGGTGGTTCTCGATGGAATGATCAATACATTTAATATCAAGCATAACAAAATTGAAAGTAATATATGGCATGTTTTTTCTATACATTTGATCAATTTGAGGGAATGTGGAGACATATATAAAGGTAAATACGGGGTTGTTTCATTTGCTAAAATGCAGAAACTTATTGAGAAAAACAACCTGGACAAAAAAACCCTAAAGATAAACAATAGAACTGTGGCAAAAGGAAAGAAAAGCAGATGATTATATTTTCTCTCACGACTATGAATACCAATAATACAGAAGATGATGAAGGTATGCTCATGAGGGAGTAATCGACTTGGTATCGTTGCAGCTCCCTCTTATTAAAAAGAGGGAGTTTTTTGGCATATATGATTTCACTTTATAAATTGTTCTTTGACATACATATATATTATATAATAAGAGGCAAAAAATGACTGTAAGATTCCGTAATGTTCTTCACCGTATCAAAAATGAGGAAGAACTTTTCAAATTTTTTGAGAAAAATGCTAGATTTGTTTCTGAAGGAATTTATTATTGTGCCGGTATTTATGCCAATGACACAGCAGATCTATTTGAGGATCTCAAAAAAGCCTGGAAGAAGAACAAGAAAGAATACAAAGCTGGCTCAGCAAGAAAGTTGCTTGAAAATATTGCTTAAGAAAACACATCAAGCAAAGAGACTTCTAAAATTTGTGTATTTTTTGTGGAGAACCTGAAGAAAGAAAATGACGAAGAGAAAGTGCGCTGTAAACTTGTCCCCTTTGGAAGATATCAATAAAAGATTTAGCGGCCCCGTCGGCTAGTGGTTAGGCCGCCAGATTCTCAATCTGGAAATAGCAGTTCAATCCTGCTCGGGGCTAAAGAGTGGGGATGGAACAAGACCATCGGGAAAATTGAATGTCTATAGTTTCCGAGTGATAGGATGGATCAGAAAAAAATTAGGCCACCGTAGAATAATGGTAGTTCACTGGACCTTCAATCCAGAGATTCCGGATCATTACCGGCCGGTGGCAATTTTCTTTACAAAAATGCTTTTTTCGAGGTATAATATAAATATGAAAAAGTTATTAGGATTTCACATAAGCGGAGCTTCAAAGAATTTGATAGCGAATAGGGATTTCCTAAAGAAAACTGGATTGAGGAATTTTCAGGTTTTTGTTTCTTCTCCAGCTTCAGGCGCAATGCCAAAACTGTCACCAGAAATGATAGAACTCATGAAGAATTATCATGTGATAGTTCATAGTCCTTATTGGGTAACATTATCCAGGAAAAAGAGTCTTGGATTTAATCTCGAGTGGGTAATTAGTTTGTTATATCAGGTAGCTGATAATGGATTAAGTATAGATTATGTAACTCATTTAGGATATCCAGATAAGAGAGCAGGAGAGTATGTCTCTTATGAGGAATCTATCGAAAATACAGTGGATTATTTAAGAAAATTACTTGTTAAATGGCCAAAGCATCTTAAGAATACCAGAATTCTGCCGGAAACCGATTCTGGTTCAAAAAATGGCAATGGATTTTCAGGCCTGAAGGGAATAAAGAAAATTGTCCAAAGAATAAATGATTCTAGAGTTGGAATATGTTATGATACCGAGCATTTATATGCGGCAGGTGAAGATGATCCAACAGAAAAGGATTGGAATTTAATCAAGCTGGTTCATCTTAATTCAATTCCGGATAAGGTAGAGAAAGGATCTCATTTGGATAGGCATGGAAAGACATTGATAACTGAATGTAAGGAAGGGCCAGATTGGGTTTTGGATAAAGCAAGAGAAGCATATAAAAGAAAAATTCCAATGATTCTTGAAAGAAGCGATATGGATGTAGTTTTGAAGGATATAAAATTTATATTGGAGCATATATAATATTATGAAAGCCAAACTCGAATTTGATTTACCAGAAGAAAAAGATGATTTTAAGATGGCCACCAAGGGACCAGATTATTACTTCACTTTATGGGCCCTTGATCAAGAAATAAGGAATATTCTGAAGTATAATAAATTTCCGTCGGATAAGGTTAAGACACCAGGTGATATGGCAGAGCATATAAGAGATGTGCTATATCAGATAATGGAAGATAGAAATTTAATCTTTAATGAAATAAGCTAATGCTGCGGATTAGACTGGAGTGGCTCCAGCGCGGTCTCATAAGCCGACTACCCCTGTTCGACTCAGGGATCCGCGAAATACAATGAAAAAATCTAGCCATTGGATTATTGGCGTAGATTGAGCGATCAATTGATATAGCCTTCGAAGAAAGGGTAATTTTCATGTTAAAAAAAATAATAATTGTTTTGCTGTGTCTGATTGTATTGAGTGCCGTCTGTTCCTTGGGAAACAGTGCCTATGATGCTATAAAGAAAGCGCGCTACGCTAGGGCTGAAAAAATTTACTTTAATTTTATAATAGAGATATCCAGGAGTTCCATACGCTATTACAATATATTTTATAATCCTTACTCAAATCGGTATAATATTAAAATAATAGACAGTAATTACGTGCTGCATGAATATAATAAGGTTAGATTGAATTATCTGCCTTCGATTTTAGAAGACATCAGCAATAAGCCTCAGTAGCCAAGTGGTTTGGCACTCGGCTCATATCCGGGAATACGGGGGTTCAAATCCCTCCTGAGGCAAATGAACGGATTATTCCCGTATAAGAAGGTAAGATAATTATGTTATGTTGTCTGAAAATGCAATATATGTTATCCAAAATCAGAAAAAGATCAGAGAAGGATATTTACGCTATAAATATATCATACTTAAATACTGGGATGGATTACACTGGATTGTAAGATTTCTAAAGAATGGCAATACTAATTGGATTGCGCTAACAGAAACCAGGCTTGTGAATATGATTGGTGACGGGACTATTAGAATTCCTGACGCGCATGAAAGATTAGAGGCAATGATAATGGAGAATAAATTGGGGTATTAATGATGTCGCAAAAGAAAATGGGGAATAATGAAATATTTTATCAAAAATATAGGGGGATAAAATGATATGGAAGAGAAACAGAAGACAGGACCTGTAGAAGACGTATTAAATAACTTAAATGATACGGTAAAGCAATTAGACGTCCTTGTTAATAAATTGCGAGGGCAACTAAAACCCGTATTGGAATCAGAAGGGGAAGAAGATAAAGAAGAGTTAAAACAACCTTCGGTACCTGTGACTTGTCCCCTTGAACGAGCACTTATGAATACACAGGAGAGTGTAAATAATATAAAATTTAATATCGATGAAATATTGCGCAGATTAAGAGTTTGAAAGATTAGAGACAATGATAATGGAAAATAAATTGAGATATTAATGCTTCCATAGTACAAAGGCAGTGCAGTAGGTTGCCAATCTACGAATGCCGGTTCGATTCCGGCTGGAAGCTCACGGGGCTATACTATGAAAGCGATATTATATAAAATCAAAGTCTATGAAAGCTTTCTGTCTTTTAATCATAGTATGGGCCAGGAAATTTGGGAAATTTACATTCCAAGAGAGCACATGTGCATTAATGAGAAAGCTGGAGTTTTCGTAAGTGAAGAACCAAGAGACAATAAGTATAAAACCGAGATAGAAATATCGCACAAGAGTATTGATATACTTGAAGAATTTTTGCGCGCACAAAAAGATATGCTATCGGAAGTTGAACATATATTTGATAGTCTTAGAGATGTGGGCCTGGCAGCAAAGCCTAAACCTTCTGGACTTGTCAAGCGATGAAAATGGAGCATTTGTGTAGTGGTAGCACGCAGGCCTGTCTAACCTGAGGCAGGGGATCGTTCCCCCTATGCTCCGCATGAATAAAGAGAGGGATAATATGGAATTAGGCGGCGACGTATCAGAGATTTTGAATGTAAGACGCTATCGTAAATATGGCTATCAACTTGTTTACTTTATGACAACTGGTCATGGCTTTAGTAAGGAGCCATTTAAAATGTGCACAGCGCTTACGTGGCCTGAAGGATTATATATAGGTGATAAAAAAACGGCTTATTTTCTTTGTGTAAAAAAAGGAATAAAACCCGAAAAGATTCCCAAAAAGCCGTTGCCCAAGTCAGATAAAGCAAAAAGGCTTTTAGAAAATATTGATGGAGATATTACGCCGTGTTCAATCGGTTTTTGTGATAAAGATCAAAAGTGGTATGGATGGTCTCACAGAGCCATATATGGCTTCGGTATTGGTAGCAGAGTTAAAAAGGGTGATTGCGGTTATATACCATTTAGTCCCGAAGATATGCTGGAGGATATGATTAGATTTGATAGTGATGACAATCACGTTATACTGGGACATTCTCTTCGTGCTGAAGATCCAAATCATGAAATAGAAGGGTTTGGTATACTTGTCAAAGAGGAAATTAAGTCTAAAAGCGGCAGATCTATATTAAGTACTGATTGGGAACCATATCCCGTTCCTTGGGGTAAGGGGGAATGGAAAGCTAAAACTCTTGAAGATGCCAAGCAGATGGCCATAAATTTTGCTCAAGGTATTGCATGAGAAGAAAGAAGAAATTAGAATTAGCCAAAAGACTTTTATGTAATAAATGCTGCGGCACATGCTATAATCGTTTAGGTAATGGTTATTGCCGTTTATTATTGGATAAAGGTGCTAATGTTTCTCGCGTGAGCGATAATCAATATTGCAAAAACTGGAAGCCGGATGTTGAAGGCCGTATTAAATTCAGCTTAACTTGGGGATAGTGGAGGTTTAACTTTGGGAGTATATGACTGCTATGGTAATTGTCAACTTAAAATTGGTCCATGTGAATTAGATGTTTATGATATAGGAGATAAAGTTCCAATCACAGATGGAATATATTTGGATTATGGTGGAGCAGTTGTTATTAAAGATGGAATATTTGTCGCAGAGTTCAAAGAGTTAACCGATAAATATGGCGGTTCTATAGATATAGAACAAGTGGCCAATGAAAGGAATCCATTATATGAATTGACACAACAAGTTACTAAAAACGCCAAGAAACAGACGGGCCCTACAGATAAATTATAGATAGTAGGATTGTAGTTGATGCTGGCGAATCCGGATGATCCTCTCTGATGAAATGGGTATCATAGTTGACCGTTAATCAACCTTTTATGGTTCGAATCCATAGGGAGGAGAATGAGAAGAAACACAAAAAAATGTCCTAAATGCGGTCGCCTTGTGGGCTTGAGAAATTATAAGAGAAAAAGAAAAGCAAGGTCGGGCAGTAAAACAAATAGAAGTATATAGAGTCCTTAGGGATCAGGGAATGATTGTTCGCATGAGAGGAGTGTTGATAGTATTTGAGAAAATATCAAAATTTGTGCCAAAAAATAGGTTAATGTAGCATATATACAAATATGGGCAGGTTCCGTTATAATGCACTAGCAGAGGAATAAGCGCGGCGGTTCGGAAAGACGAACTTAGATTATCAGGTGACTGCCGGCAATAGTTCGGCGCGCCATCTAATGCGAGGTTTAATTTAAAACCTCATCACGGCGATTTAATTGATTTAGGCCTGTGGCTGCGAATGCCAATAATCGAAACCAATAGAGATCGCAAAGCGAATAATCCGTTGGAAGTCCGCCTGCCCATTATTATATTAGGATATGATATGAATCTTCAAGAAGCGAAAGCACTCGTCGGAAAAACAGTTGAATTTTCCGGGGCTTTCAGACACATTTACAAGGCCAAAATATTTAAAGTGCGAGAGTTTAGTGACATTATCGTCGCCGAACTGGATGATGGATCGACCGTAATTAATATAGAATTATTAAGACTGTTAGATTAATAGTGCCCCTCAAGCATACTCGGTGATGTGCCGGTTTTGTACGCCGGAGAAGGGAGTTCGATTCTCCCGGGGGGCTGATTGAATATTGATTTCATGCCCTCGTAGCTTAATAGGTAAAGCAATTTCTCGGTAAGGAAGAGAGTCCGGATTCAATTTCCGGCGAGGGCTCACAGATGTCTATACATATTACGCCCACATAGCTTTAATGGAAAGCGGGAATTTCGTAAGTTCCAAGTTGCCGGTTCAAATCCGACTGTGGGCTTAATTTTATGCCCATAGCATATATAACAAATAAAGGGAGGTGCAAAAATGAGCGATATTAATGTTGAAAAGGAAGACAACATACGTAAGCTTACAGAGCTTAGGTCAACCTTACAAGTGCTAGGATCAGTTAACCCTAACACGGATGAGGAAGTATGTAAAAGATTGTCAGCTATTAAAAGAAGTATACTTGACAAGATTGATAAACTTGTTGAAGAGATATAAAAGTCTTTACAAATTGGCAATTATGTGTTATACTAAAGAAGTGAATATGAAAGAATACCATAGATATCATCATTTAGAACTAGCATTAGAAAGATTTGACATATCAAAAAAAATAATAAAAAAAAGCTTTACAAAAGAACAATTCTATTGTATAATTATAAATATGAAGGAAAAAGGCAAAATGGAAGCAATAGATGACTTTTTGTGGTTCTCTGAACTGCAACTAAGTACGGGCATTTGCTTGGTTTTACAAAGTGACCGAAACCTGCCATCCGAGGGCTATACTATCCCCAAGCGAATATCGGATGAAAAAACCCGGTTACCAGTGAGCTTTCGCCTCCTTCATCGACTTGAGGCTGATGACCGAAGTACATTTCCCCAATTGAATGAAAATGCCAATGGTATTTCATCTCAATTCGCTTTAAAGGGATTAGTGGAAAACCCGGTTGATCTTGTAGGCTCAGTCTCATTCAGTCGCAATTAAGGTGACAATTTGCCACTTTAAAATAAAATATTTCCTTGACAGGGGGATCTCGTGAAAAAGATCACATTATTTCTAGTAGCATTGTTGTTTATTTTGGCAGTTGGAGTTGTGGCATTTGCAGACATGAAGCCTGCTGACATCGTTGGTAATTGGCTGATTATGCAGGAGTCAAGTGCGGATCAGGATGGCCTTACGCTCTACGAGAAAGGCTCTGATAGTTATGTCATCTTTAAGTTCAAAGATGATATAATTTGTGCTCCTGCTTTCAATAAAAATGGTGTCAATCATGTTGCCACTTATGATTCTGGTGAGTATGTAACTGTTAGTAAAGTTAGCATATTTACTGATTCATATGGTAAAAAATGGTATCACTTCTATGACAATTGGTATAACATAGATGTTATGTTAAAGTTTCATAACAAAGATATCGTTTATGGTTATGCGATCAATGATGACTGGACATTGAAAATAGTGCTCAAGAGATCAGGCACATTCGACTTGAAAAGTGAATAATTAAAATAGCAATGAGTTGAAAGCCTCGGATATTCGAGGCTTTTTTTTTGCCAAAATAATTATGTTATGGAGGATAAAATGCAATTAAAGAAATATGAGCGTCAGACAAGATCTTGGTGAAGAAAGTTTTGATGGCAAGACTGGGAAATATTTATTTGACTTTGTCTATGAATATACTAGATAATGTAAAGATAATCCTGTTATGGGACTATACGAACAATCTAGAAATACAAAGCAGTATAAACTATTGATTGATGCTGGTTTTAAGGAAGTTACGCCAGTAGTTACTCGTAAGCGTGGTTCTTTTACTGGGGGAGCTAAATAAAATTTTTCTGGATGCATATATACAGGTATGTTATGAGTGAGTGAGTGTGGTTAATGTATTTGGGAAAATATATTTGATTAGCAAAAATAAACTTTCTTGGAATTATTGCCAAGATAATTTCACCAAAATAAAGAGTGAGAAATTATTATGAATAGATTATCTTCAAAGCCGCAACAGTTTAGTATTAATTGGTCACATTCCGCGATAGCCGGAGTACATCCAATTATGCGATTGTAAGGACGAATTACTCTTTTTCTCGGTAAGCCTTCCTTACATGGAAGGCTTTTTTTTGACTATAGCAGCCATAGTGTTTAATGGTAGCACACGATCCTTCCAAGTTCGATGTGGGGGTTCAAATCCCCCTGGCTGCTCATGAGCGTCCGTAGCTCTAATTGCGCAGAGTGCCGATCTCCAAAATCGGATGTTGCAGGTTCGAATCCTGCCGGACGTGATACGGGAAGTGGGCTAAAGGTGAGCCGCCTGGTCAGGGGCAGGACATCCAAGTGGATTCGATTTCCACCTTCCCGAATGATTTATGAAAATTGCAATAAAGGTACTTATGCCGGTGGCAGTTTTTGTTGCCAAGAATACGCAGAGCGGCAGTCCCAAAACTGTTGGTTGCAGGTTCGAATCCTGCCGGCCGTGATACATAGATAGCATTACGAGACAAGATTAAAAAATATAGTAGAAAGGCAGGAATTATTATACGAAAAGGTGTCCGATATGTGGCAAAGAAATCCACAACAAATATAGAACATTTTGTTCTAATAGTTGTTCATCCAAAGCAAAGTGGCGAGATGCTCAATACAGAAGCAAGATGCTTAGTGCTCTCTCAAAGCAATCTGTAAGAGTACAGAAAACATGTCCTTTATGTGGCTCTGTCTTTTATGTTGAACGCAAAGTGCTTAATGGTATGCCACATCAAAAATCTAAAGAACGTAAGTTTTGTTCTATAAAATGTGCTCGTGCTTATTCTACAATCGGCGATCGTGGAAAACACAAGATAGCGGCTTGTATTGTTTGTGGTAAGCCTATAATTGTAGGTAAAAGAACGGACGTTTCTAGGGTTAAGTGCGATAATTGTAAGTCAACACGAACGCACAACAAAAAGTCTTATACCTGTAAAGTTTGCGGTAAAAGCATAGGCAAGACAAAAACCGGACTTTGCGCGTCTTGTCTGCATAAATCTAAAGAATATAAAAAAAAGTTGTCGGATTCACAAAAACGTCTCGTTAAAAACGGCACTCATATCGGGTGGCAAGTAAGATCAAAGCTTAGCTATCCAGAAAGGTTTTTTATCAATGTATTGAAAATAAATAGCTTGAACGAACAGTTTATAGTCAATCATCCGGTCAAAAAAAACTCTTTAGGAGTGCAGAGCTCAAGTTGTTATTTTTTGGATTTCTTTTTTCCTGATAAGATGATTGATTTAGAAATTGACGGTAAACAGCACAAATACAAGGACAGAAAGCAAAGCGATAAAGTGAGAGATAATCTATTACGTAAATCCGGCTACAATGTTTTTAGAATTGAATGGAAATCTATTAATAATGATACCGGCAAACAGTATATTCGAGAAAGAATTTCTGAATTTTTGAAATTCTTTCATTCGACTGGGAGTAGCGCAGTTAGGAGCGCGCAGCGCCTGGGACGCTGAGGTCGTGGGGGCAGAGCCCACCTCCCAGACATTCGATCTTTGACATAGAAAAGACTTAAAATATTTGATCCTGGAAGCATATATAATAATAGTATCACATAAGTTCTTTGAGATTATTATTAACGTGGCTTGACACGGATAGCATGTCGCAAGGCATGTAAAGGCGGCTTGGCAACCGCCACCGATCGCAAGATCGGCCAATTCAAACAAGCTGACATCCCTATGGCTTCGCATGCCTGCGGAGCTTGCACCGACATTGGACGAAGACAGCATAGACTGAGGGTAACACTGTAAGCTTATGTTTCTCGTGGAAAGGATTATTCGTAACCATAACCAATTAGATGTTAGGATGAACAGTAGTTATATTGTCTGAGCTTTTGCCAGCAAGGGCTTTATAGCAGTTTGATAGGTTGGTGGACATCCAGTACACCGGTCTTGAAAGACGGTTTAGTATCCGGCAGGAGAAAGACAGACAGCGTCCGGCATTTTGTAGGTCAAAAGCCTATGAAACTGGTGGATCAGCGCGTTGTCGCTATGGGGAGACCCATTTTTCAATGATAGCTCAAAGGTAGAGCACATGTCTTAGAAACACATTATGCTGTTGGTTCAACTCCAACTCATTGGCTTTATCCGCAAAGACTGGTCCGGTATTGAGTGAAAGCAGCTTAATTCCATGCCCTTCGGGAACATGGACTTTCCGAGGCTCGCAAGGCTAAAGAAAGTTAGTTGTAAGAAGCACGGCGAGGTTAGCGCCTCCTTATAGCTCGCAAGGCTGACGGTATTCTGAGAACTGAGTAGCTCAATGCGTCACTGGAAATGCCGCCAGTATAAAAAGGCAGTTGTGTTGATTTACCGTTCCTGGAACGGTGGATAAGTTCTTAAGGCCCGGTTAGCGGCCGAGCTGTACGAGGGCAAAAGGATTGACATATAGAGTTGTAGTCTCAGGCTTTATAAATTTTTTGGATAATTCAATGCTTACAAAAGGTTTAAAGAAAGATGATTTTTTTGAACTTGCTAAAGTCTATGAAATAAGCTGGACAAAATATCAATTTGTTGAAGAACTTACCAAATTATGCCAGATTTGATGGCATCCTGCATACAAGCAATTTTAAGTATTTACTTTGATGGCAATATGGTTATATTAAATGACATGATCACAAAGAGCTATGTTAAACTAGCAAATAAAACTGCTCAGGTCAAATATGGACTTATAAGGGGCTGTAGCTCAATTTTGGGAGAGCGTCTGACCTGCAATCAGAAGGTAAGGGGTCCGAATCCCCTCAGCTCCACAAATGACTTTACAAAATTGTTGTTATGTGTTATAATATGTGTACTCAAGGAGAACATCATGGCCCAAAAACTGAAATGGTTTCATTATATCGTTGATGGCATGGATGCCAGAAAGGCGGTCATGATTAAAAAAGCTTTGCTTGGCGCCGTTCCTCAGATTATAAATGTGTATGTTAGTTTACGCGAATCAAAAGTTTCAGTGTATTCCATTAAACCATTTGAGAAGCAGGTTAAAATGGCAGCAGAAGTGGCGAATGCCAGCTTTAGAACAAAACTCAAATGAATGGCCCGTAGTTCAACAGGAAGAGCGCCAGACTTTGAATCTGGAGGCTAGTGGTCCAAATCCACTCGGGCCAGAACATGGTGGTATTGGTGTAGAGGTCGCACGCAGGTCTGTGGAACCTGAGGGCTCGGCTCAATTCCGGGATACCACCCACTTATTATACTAAAGGAAAATATAATGAACCAAAAAAATCTGCGCTGAGTGTCGGATTATTTGAGGGCAAAGGAACAATTACAAAACGAACTAGTAGAAATAATTAGGGGTGCACCCAACGGTTGTAGGGGAAATCAAATTTGGAGAGGAGATAATTAGATGAAAAAATATAGAGTTGTGGAATATGAGTATTGTAAACATAAAATCTTTGAAGTGCAGAAGAAATCTATGTTTGGATTTTGGTATAATCCAGACAATGTAGATGGGAATCTTACTAGATATTATGATACAATTGAAGAAGCAAAAGAAATTATAAGAAGAAAAATAGCACTAACAACTAAAAGAGTAGTATATGAATCTCCACTTTGAGGCATAAATAGATAGAAACAGAACAAGTTATTTTGGAGATAGCAATGACATTAAGAGAACAGTTTGAAAAAGAGTATCATAAACAACCAGTAGAACCTTATCCAGAAAGTGAAGATTCAGAGCAATGGTTAAAGATTGTTGCATGGGAAGAAAAATATTTAACATGGCTTAAAAATAAACTTCTTCAAAGTATAGATTGGAAATAAAGATGAGTTAGGGAATGGGAATATGAATAATGTAGATTGTTATTTTGATAAAAATGGTAGAGAGGTAATGAAAAATGGAAGGTAGACATAAAGGGAGTGACAATTCTCATAGTATAGGGCATAATACTGATACAGAGGAAATAGATAAAATTATAGAAGAAGGTAAATTTGAGGAGACATTAAAAGAAATTATCGTTAAAATGGCAAGTATAGATTTTAAGGAAGAGCTAAATAAAATAAAGGGGCCCAATAAAAAATGGCAGATTTAATAAAGATTAAAAACAGGTTTTTAAACCTTGATAAAGTGAGAGAGATTCATTTTTTAGATAAAAGAATAATTTTGAGTTATGATAATATTGATCGGGAATGGGTTGTAGTTCCTGATAATGAAATTGGAGGTTATCACAAAATCACTAAACAGGATTATAAGATGATATCGCAGGAATTACAAAAAATCTCTCACGTAATTATTTAGTAGAAGAAGAATGTTATGACAGATGAGGAAATAAAAACAATTAAGACAATTAATCAAATGACTCAGAGGGAAATGGCCTCCTTATGGAGATTTGCACCATCAGGACATCCATATTTTGACAAAACTAAGCCATATTGGAAGGTATTCAAAAATAGGTTTTTTGATGAACTTGGAGGTTTTACTCCTGAAATATCAAAATCTATTGGGTGGTAAAATATTAACATAAATTATATCCGTTGAGGAAGAGAGAACAAGAACGAAAATATATTTTAATAGTTATTGGCCTGTGGTGCAAATTGGTAGCACGACTGACTCTGGATCAGTAGATTTGAGGGTTCGAATCCTTCCAGGCCAGAATGAGCTTTAATTGTAAATATTGGTGGAAAATTAAAATACCCAGTAATTTTTAGAATAACAGGGAGATTTTAATGCAAAAAAATAAAGAGGCAAAAAGCTTGAATAATATTAGTTGCCGTTATTTTGATAAAAATGGTAGAGAGGTTAAAGAAGGTGATACAATCCAGTTTACTCTATATGAGGGAATACCTAACAAGAAGGAAGTGGTAAGGAAAGATAAAAAAATGAAAAAGTTTGGAATCGTGGGATTGTATCCGCCAATGATGAAATATTTGGAGTTTGTCATTGTTGATAATGGTAAGTAACGAACGAGTATGAGGAGATTTTATATAATGTATGTATTCGGATTATTTGAGGCGTTTTTTGTAGGGATGGCAATAGGAATGATAATTGATTATGTGAGTAGAGAAAGAAAAGTAGAATAAATTATTTCATTAAAATATAAAATAAAGGTGGGTTAAAAAAGCTCGAAGAGGAGGAAACTAAAATGAATCAAAAACAACTGTAACAGAAATGATGACAGGAAAATGACAGTGAGCCGTAATATATGGAGGCGTGTGATAATGGTAGTCGGGCCGCCTTGAAAGCGGTTGATCGGTGCTGAGCCGGTTTGGGGGTTCAAGTCCCTCCGCCTCCGAAAAAAATTATTAATAAAAATCATCCATATTTAGTGGAAACATTTTAGAGAGTTTACGGAGGCGTACTCAAGTTGGTGAAGAGGCTGGTTTGCTAAACCAGAAGATCGGTTAATAGCCGGTGCGAGAGTTCGAGTCTCTCCGCCTCCGCATAAATATAGTTGATGATTTTTTAAAAAATCTTGGATATTATAACATAGCCGGTGTAGACGAAGTGAATTTATATTTTTGAAATTCCTTGGAGGCGTGTGATAATGGTATTCAGCCAGTTTCGAAAACTGGTGGCCGCTCGCGACTTGCAGGTTCGAATCCTGCCGCCTCCGAATATATACATGGAGCTGTGTGATAATTGGTAGTCAGCTTGACTGGAATTCAAGTGCCCGCGTAAGTGGGTTGCAGGTTCGATTCCTGCCGGCTCCGAGCATATATACTAAGTGAAAGTCATTGAACAAAACGCTTCATGAAGCATATTTATATTTAGATTGTATATATATAATAATAAAATACCTAGGAGAAGAAAATGAAAAGAATATTTTTAATATTGCCAATTTTATTAATGATAGCAGGATTTGCATCAGCAGCAGATGTTCATAGTTATACTGCTATAAAAGTTGGCTATGGAAATGAAACTGGAGGAGCAGGAATAGGAATAGAAAATAAATATCACTTTTTTGGTTTTACGGGTGGTATTGGTTATTTTAACGATAAAATATGTTGGAATTTTGGGTTTAAGGGTTATCTTGATTTAGGCGAAGTAGCCACAGTATATGGTGGATTAAACTTTGGAATTTTAGGTTATGAGTGGTCTTCATTGGATAATGTATATAAGTATATTTATGGTCCATATTTTATGATTGGGGCAGCTTTTGTTGGAAAAAATGGTTTTTATGCAGATATTGGCGGCGGCTATGGCGGATCAAAGACAGAATATTTTGGCAAACTAGAATTTCCTACAGTGCAACTTTCAGTAGGATATGCATTTAATTAAAATATAATGGGGAGATTATAATCTCCCCTGCTCAAAAGAGTAAAATATGAAAAAACTTTTTTTATTAACAATAATTATAGGAGTACTAATAATTCTTAGCAATTGCTCAGTAACTAATGATGTACATACGCCTACTCTTGTTACGCCTACTACTAGTAGCGCTAGAGTAATGGTTGTAAATGAGTATGATGGAATTGAAGATTATACTGCTATATACAAAAATGATTCGTATTATGTTCCTTCTGGTTGGGATTCATTTGTTTATATTTATATCGAATGGAGTGGCAGTGATAGTAATCATGTAACAATAGATATTTGGGATGGTACAAGGTTTGTTTATGAACAAAACTTTGATTTAAACGATGGTGATGAAGCTATGATATGGATAGTAGATGGTAGTTATCATCCATAATCAAAAGAAACTATTAATGAAGATCTTATAAAAAGCGGCAACTGAGATTGTTAAATCTCTTTATAGAGGTCAAATAAAAGAAAAAGGATTTGTGAAAATTAAGGAGCTTAGATGCATATTGTAATAAATGTTTTAATGATTTTCGGATTGCTTGGTGTATTATGCCTTGAGTCAATTTATGTAGATGTCATGTGGGACAAAATTGACAGGTGGTCAGAAGACCGTAAAAGAGTGGGCAGGAACTTGATTGCCAGGAAGTTCAAACGGCATTAGATTCTGTGTTTAGCGCGCGTAGTTCAATGGTAGAACAGCGTCCTTATAAGGCGTAATTTCCCCGTCCAAATCGGGGCGTGCGCAAGATGAGTGATATAGTTTGACGGTTCCGGTTCTACGCTGTATATGATAACATATATAGAGGAAACACCGAACATCTCTGCTCTAATGCAGGAGGCGAAAGCTGTTTGGACTGCAGAGGATGCGACCACAAATAACTCTAGGTGGTGAGCAGGCCAATGATGAGATGGTAGTGGGCAGCTGAAAAGCCAGTTGAAAAAACTGAGATAGATGTAGAACAAAAACAGAATTCGGGTTATAGGAACCGTCAACTTAATATAGCATAAGGAGTGAAAATGTCTTTAGAAGATGAAATTGTCGAGCATCTTAAACAGGACTTCACGGGTCATGAATTTAGTATTACAACCCAAGGCGATGTGAGAAATATACTTATGGATGGTGTGTCTTGTTTGACCTATGATGATATACAGATTGACTCCCTTAAAAAATCTTATTCTGCAGCAGCTGAAATGGCATTTGATGAGTTTTATGGCCTGATAGAGCAATCAGTTAAAATGGTTCTGAATAAATGATTTTAAATATATCAGGATATTTTCTTGGATATATTTAAATTTATAATAGTAGTTTTTCTTATTTATTTGTTTATAAAATATATGTAGAAGGAAATAATGATTTTTAATTCCGAAACAGCGGCGTGGATTCTTGTCGGGTTTGGTGTAGCTACATTTGTGTTTGCGGCTTTATGGCAGAGGATTAAGCACCTGTAGTTCAATGGTAGAACCGGCGAACGATAATCGTCAAACGAAAGTTCAACTCTTTCCGGGTGCACAATGAAACCTAAAACTCAGGCCGCGAAGATGCTTTTGCGTTTTGGCAAGAAGTGTTGGAATTGCGGTAATCTTGATCTTGGACGGAAAAATTCATTTTGTTGCTGCCGTATAATCCAAGCTTCTATACTCGGTCCTATGAAATAGAAAAAGGGACATGGGAAGGCCCTAATGAATTTGATAAATTTATAGAAACAATTAGGAGTAAAAAATGAGCTACAATTCATCAGCTGGTGGAGATTTTGGCATAGGAATGGTTTTATTTATAGTTTTTCTAATATTGAAACTGACACACACTATAGATTGGCGCTGGATTTGGGTATGTTCTCCATTGTGGATTTTTGCTGGTTTTGTTATTTTCGTGCTTCTCGCTTTGGGCGTAATAGCCGCAATATCGAGAATGTAATAGGGTCCTTGACTCAATCAGGTAGAGTACTGGCCTCTTAAGCCAGGATGTGAAGGTTCGATTCCTTCAGGGCCCAATGATTGGTTTTAAGATAGAAATAGAGAGAAAGAAATTAGCGAAGCGACTTCTGCAAGATAGGACTTGCGAAAATTGTGGGATACCACTTAGCTTGATGTATGAAATGATTAACAAAGATGAAATAGAAAGAGCATTAAGAGAGCGTGGTTGCCAGTTGCGAGTGAAGTATATAAAAGACAATAAGCTTATTATGAAATCTCCATTTGAAAGAACTTGTAGCAGTTTTACGGAAAAAAATGACAACAATCGAAGTAGCTAAGAATTTATTAAAAATAAAACTTGTGATAGGAAGTTAATTGTTGAGTATAAGTAGGCTGGGAAGCTCAATTGGTAGAGCGGTGGGTTGAAGACCCGCGCGTAGGCAGTTCGATACTGTCCCCAGCCAATAGCGGGGTTGGCTCAGTTGGTTCAGAGCGGTAGTCCTACAAACTACAGGCCGAAAGTTCGAATCTTTCACCCCGCACATAGGTAAGATTCATATGAATAGGAAAGAACAATGATTAAGCAAGTTATTGCAGTAAGAAAAGATCTTGACATGAATAATGGAAGAATGGCGGCGCAAGTGGCCCATGCCGCTATGAAAGTTTTCCTTGATAGGGCTGCCGCCATCATACCACTGAATCTTGAGAGCGACGAATGGTGGATTTCTATAAAAAATGTAACTGGGCCAATGGCAAAATGGTGTAAAGATAATTTCACTAAAGTAGTGGTTGGTATCAATGCGGAAGATGATATATACAAACTCAAAGAAAAAGCCGATAATGCTGATATACCAAATGCCATAATGGTTGATAATGGATTCCCAGAGTGCTATCATGGTAAGACAGCTACATGCATTGCCATAGGCCCTGATATATCCGAAAAAATTGATGCGATAACTGGCAATTTAGAGCTTATTCAATAAAGGTAACATAAAGCGAAATAAAAGGGGTATGTATAATTATGAATTTATCTCTGTGTCATAAACGTTATCTCTTTGGAGGACAACCATAAGCAGGCCGTGTTATATTTATATATCCGCCTGAAAAGGCGGATTTTTTTGCTTTACAGATAGCAATTAGTAGTTTATAATTACAATATGAAAGTTATAATTAGATGCTCAAAATGCGGTAAGGATATTCGCGAAGGAGAATGGCCGGATAATCCAAACTATAAGGAGCCGGTTGTCTCTCACGGCTATTGTGACGAATGTTATAAAATAGTCATGAAAGATGCTGAAGCTGATTTTATTGTTATTGAGAAGAGGGTCAGTAAAGAGTAGCGGCGAACTCCCCTGTCTGTAAAACAGGAGCCTTAAGGCAAACATCGTAGGTCCGAGTCCTACCTGGCCCAAACACATATGTATGTCCAATGAGAGGTATTTGCATATGTTAGTAGAACATAAAAAGTAGTTTTTATTGGCGACTTGAGCCATATATAAAATGATGGAAAAGCGTGTTTTTATAGATACTAAAAAGAAGATGATATATATCCAAGTGCCATCTAATGTAAAATTGAAGAGTGATGTATTTTTGAAGATTTATAGTAAAAAAATCAAACTTTTCAAGAATAAGGAAAAGTATGATGTATATACCATAAAGTGCTCTAATTTATCAGAGGCATTTAATCTTCAAGAAAGTCTGCTTAATAGTTTATGAGGGTCAGTGACGCAATATGGTAGCGTAATCGGCTTTTAACCGATAAGTTGGGGGTCCAAATCCCTTCTGGCCCAAAAAGAGAGTATAGTTAAGTGTATATTTTATATAAAAAGAAATATATCGAGCCAGTAGCTCAGCGGATTAGAGCACAAGTTTGCGGAACTTGAGGTCATGGGTTCGAGTCCCATCTAGCTCAATAGGAGATAAAATGAAAAGAATAACAATAACTATTACAGCTGAGCATTATGCGGAGGCCATTAGTCAGGCTTATGAGGCCGGATATAAGTCTGCATCTTCAGTGCTTGCGGTCTCTTCTCTATCTGTGAAATCTGAGAGACTTAAAAATTATGTACTGAAAAAGTGTAATGAATCTATTCGGAGAAAATACGGTAATGCACATAGATGAGCATGATAGAAAAATATATGCATGGATGGAGGGGCTTTTAGCTCTTTATGAGACATTCGGAACAGAGTGGTTCTCGACCACAGAAGGAGTAGAAGCTATGCGAGGAAGAATGGCAGATAGTAAAAGCGATGCTAAAAAGGCATACATATTTGTACTTAAGAAAAAGAGGATGTTGAAAGATTCTTGGTGGCAAGTAGCTCAGCCAAACGCTCGCGGTTCTGAAAAACTTGCAACTTACTACAAATTAACTCCGATTGCATATGTTGCATTAGCTAAATATTTTGATATAGAAATTCCAAAGGAATGTAGAAGAGAAGCAGCAAAATTGATTTTAAATGAAGGATGAGCCGGTGTGGCGTAATTGGCAGCCGCGCCAGATTTAGGATCTGGTGCTTACGGGCGTGGAGGTTCGACTCCTCTCACCGGCAAAACACGAAACAGATGATTGAAAATGCTATCAATGAAATCTATACATGTAGAAACATAAATCACAAACCCCTGTGGGCTAATCTTGGTAACGCCATCAGATTTAAAATCTGTTGAATCTCGGTTCGAGTCCGAGCAGGGGTAAAGATAACTCAAGGAGAGACTCATGGTTAACCTATACGCGCCAGTTTTAGCACTTAATTCAGGAATGGTGCCAATTGATGTTTATAATGTTAAAGAGGCTGTATGCTCACTGGTTTCGGGCAAGTCCCGCTCAATCCGGAATGATGAAGACCAGCCAATTCGATCACAGTATCTATCAATTCCGTTACCAAGAGTCATTATGCTTTTGAATTTCAATAAGATTCCAAAGCGGAAGGTTGTATATTCTCGATTAAATATCATATATCGCGATGATATGAAATGTATGTATTGCGGCAAACGTTTTAAGATAAATGAACTCACCATTGACCATGTTATCCCCATTAGTAGATGGCGAGAAATACCATCAAGAGCCAAACCGGATCATGTCAACTCCTGGGAGAACCAGGTCGCGGCTTGTATGGAATGTAACAGAAAGAAAGGCAACAAACTCCTCAAGGAGGCTAATATGCATTTGATTCGGAAACCATTTGAGCCTAAATACATGCCTTTCCTTGTAATTTCAAGAGATAAGGCAGAGAAATTTGGATGGATGGATTTTTTGAGTTTCAACGCCAGAGTTGTTGAATCTATTGAGACATAGATAGATAATGATGAAGAGTCTAAAAGCAAAATTGTTGTTGCAGGAAATTGAACCTTCCTGCAACAGCTGCGATTATCTACGGCCTATTACAGAACAAGGACCATGGAATTACTGTCGCTATCATAGAGAAAAACCAGACAATGAATTATGTATTCATTGGAAACATGGAAGCGAAAAGCAATCAAATTAAAGCGGCCCTGTACTCCAACTTGTGGCAGAGAGGCTGGATTCAAAACCCAGATGTTTGCGGTTCGACTCCGCACAGGGCCAATAAAAATTTAAGAAGTGCATTTAAATGCACTTGGAGGTAAAAATGAGTAATAGTACTCTGAAAACTTATGTCGCTATTATTTTAGATAAGAGCGGTAGCATGGATGGTATTCGAAATGAAGCTCGAAACCATTTTAATGAGCAGATTGAAGCGCTCAAGGAGGAATCTAATTCTCCAGCAAAAGTAGCAAAAAATCTATTGAAAGGAAAAAAGACCCAAGGTTTAGAAACAAAGGCGACTTTTGTAACATTCAATGAGAGCATAGACATGCCAATTTTCAATGAAGATGTTAACTCTTTGAATGAATTAAAACCTAAAGATTACATCCCTGGCGGCATGACAGCTCTTTATGATGCGATGGGATTTACTATCCATAAGTTTCTTGACGAAATTCCAGATATAAATGATCCCAATGTTGCTGTCCTCTTTACAGTAATCACTGATGGACAGGAAAATGCATCATCCGATTACAGTGGCGAGGAAGGCCGGAAAAAGCTAAAGTCACAAATAGAAGATTTGCAGGCGACTAATCGCTGGACATTTACATATCTCGGGGCAAATCAGGATGTATTAGAAGAGGCTGTTAAAGGGCTGTCATTTATGGCGAATAATGTGCAAGCCTGGGTTTCTGATCCTTCAGGTACGCGTAACGCAACAATGAGACAAATTAGCGGAACGAGAAGTTATTATACAGCTAGAAAAATGGGTCGTACTTCCGTGGCTAATTTTTATGATGTCCCAGATGCGGATAAGGATGATGATGTTTCAAAGACAGATAGTGCCTTGACTGCGGAAACGACTATTAACAAAAAGCCCGCTGTTAAATAGAAATGTTATGATTGCCGGCCTTGATGATATAATTTATCAGGAGGAGTTATGAAAAGTGAAAAGCTTTGGTTAAGGCATCGGATAAATAATATATTAATTGTTGAAGACGAATCCGACACTATGGGCGTCCTCACTTACGCTCTTAAATCTTTTTTGGAAGACGATATAAAAATATATCAGGCGGGCGGTTGTCAAGAGGCTATTGGCATTTCCCATAGGATCGATTTAGACTTAGCAATCATAGATTACAAGTTGCCTGATGGATCTGGTATAGAACTCATTAAAGAAATAAAAAAACAAAATAATCTTTTACCTGTTCTGATGATTACAGGGTATGGTAATACAGTCAAGGAAGACGCTCTGGAGTCAGGCGTCAATGTGTTTCTCGACAAACCTATTGAATTAACTGAATTTCTGAGTTTGAGCCGCAATTTATTATCGCTCAGTAGGACAAGAAAAAGACTTGTTGACGCTGAGAATATGATTACAGCACTTAACCGTGCAATTGAAGCTAGAGATGTGTATACAGAAGGCCATTCTGCCAGGGTTGCTGCTTATAGTTTAATAATATTTGATAATGCTAATATCGGCAATGGCGATAAACGCGAGGCATTACACATGGGATGTATTTTACATGATATAGGAAAAATTGGTATACCAGATGAAATTCTCAAATCCAATAAAACACCGCTATCGTCATCCGAATATGATGTCATTAAACAACATCCAACTAAGGGCTATGATATATGCAAGGATTTGAGTAGTCTTAAGGCCTCTTTGCCGATTATAAAACATCATCATGAAAAGTTGGATGGTTCCGGGTATCCGGATGGATTAGTAGAAAAAGAGATTCCAGAGATTGTACAGATATCGACAATCGCTGATATTTATGACGCTTTAACTTCAGATAGGAGCTATCGTAAGCTCAATAGTCCTAAAGAAGCCATTGATATAATGCAAAAGGAAGAAGTGGATGAAGGTAAACTTAATAAAGATTTTTTCGATATATTAAGATTTAAAATGATTTAGTTTTACAATTCGTCAAAAGTGTGTTACAATATATTTAGGAGGAGTTAAAATGCAAAAAAAATATTGGATAGCACATTTTGAGAGGTTAGCAATGAAGAATATGCATCAAAGGCGCCTGGAGCTTTCTAAAAAAATCAGATCCATAATGGCTAAGTGGTCCGAAAAAGAGTCAAAGCCGAATATACGCGAAATGAAAAAGCTTATGACACAAGCTAAGAAAAAAGATGAAGCTTTTTCGAAATTGATGCGTGCATTAATGGAAGATGGTAATTTATTAATGGATATATATCTCAAGAGTTGGTCTCTCTTTGGCTCTAAGCCGAGGATAGCAAAATCATCACTGTTAACAATGATGCGACGTTCATTATAAAAGATAGTAGCAGACGTTTAAGGATGTGCAATAATCCAAAGCCTGGATGGCATAATAGGTAGCCGCGCAAGATCGAGATTTTTATAATCTTGAATTGTAAGAGCTCGAATTTCTCCGGGCAATTAAGGATAAATAATTGAATACTTAAAATCCATAGGGAATGCAATGCGAATAATTGATGCTCGCTGGACAAAACATGTAAATTATTTATTAATTGAATGTGAATGTGGTAATAGATGGTGGCACAGGGCAGATCGTCGCAAAGTTGTATGTAACAAATGCTTGTCAATGGAAGATTTATTAGATTTAAAAGCCAACAAGGATGTTAATATGAAAGGTATCTTTGATAAGGATATGGACCAGAAAGATTTTGATAAAGAACAAGATTGAGTTAAGAATAAAGGCCAGGTGGCTGAAATGGAATAGGCACTCGGTTGCAACCCGAGATTATGCAGGTTCAAGTCCTGTCCTGGTCTCCAGCCCCCGTAGCTAAACGGAACAAGGCGCTGCGCTTCGAACGCAGATATTCCAGGTTCGAATCCTGGCGGGGGTAATAAGAAGGAATCAGTATGGATGCTAATAAACTTAGTAGGCTTCAAGAAATAAATTATAGAGTTTGTAAGGTATGCGGTCTTTGTCAACATGGAAACTTCCCGAATAATGAATGGGGAACTTGTGATTTATATAATTATGAGCACTTAAAACACAGCAAAGTATTAAGAGAACTAAGTATCAACAAATCGGGCTCGTGTGATCATTTTGATTTAGATGAAGTAAAAGCCACAAAATTAGGAGCTTATAAAGGTCTTATTTAACGGAACACAACTAGTTCAATAAATGGATAGAATTTGATTATAGTGAAACCGATGCAGATGCTTTGGGACATATATAATGGAGGACATAATAGAGTTAATGCGAGATATTGCGAGGGATTTGCGGTATTTCCAAAATATAAATATCGCTTAAGGAAATTATCCATGGAAACTAAAGGAAATGAGCATTTACCGGATTACTTAGATGATAAGACGCCATTTTTAACCTTAGTGAGGTGGAAATTAGAAAACATATGGTATTCTTTGAATAATGTTAAATGGTTTTTTCAGAAGGTTTTTAGAACTTATCACGCTTCTGATAGCGATTTATGGGGATTATATGAACACCTGGCTCCAATAATTTTGAAAAAATTAAAAGCCTTTAGATCATATCCGCTATCTGGATACCCTACGGATTTTTCTGAATACGCAGAGAACGAATGGAAATCTAAAGATGAGTATGATAAGGCGAAAGCTGATGGCCAGTTTGTCGGTGGCGAGATGGAAGCGTGGCTAGCCACTCTTGACAAAATGATCTTTGCGTTCGAATTTATTATTATGCACGACCATCGTAATGAAAAGAAGCGCCAGAAACTTTTTGACAAATATGGACTCAAAGACCCTAATGCCATGATACCAGAAAATAAACATGTTAGTTATATTTATAGAACCAGTGATGGCACAACAACTTTTTTGAACCGGGCCCCAGAGGAAGAAAAAGATAAGACATATTTGGGCGAGAATGTTTTTTACTACAATGTGGATCTTGAACAACAGTATTGGGATAGAGTTCAAAAGGGACTTCACCTATTCGCCAAATACTTTCTGGGTCTTTGGGATTAAATATATAAGCCCGCGTAGCCCAACGGAGAAGGCTGCAGTCTTCTAAACTGCAGATGGTGGTTCAATTCCACCCGCGGGCGCTCGGCCAGTTGGCCGGAAATTTATTTGGAGGTTTAAGTTTTATGCAGGAAGGTTACGTGAAATGGTTTGATGAAAAGAAGGGATTTGGCTTCATTAGCAGAGATGATGGCGATGATCTTTTCGTTCATTATTCCGAAATTCAGAATGAAGGATTTAAAACATTAGCCGAGAATCAAAAAGTTTCTTTTGAAATAAAAGAAGGTCCTAAAGGTTTGCAAGCTTCAAATGTAAAAATTCTTTAATCGAAAAGATGGCCCCAATATTGGGGCCATCTTTTTTAAATGGAAATAATCATGAAATTTAATTTAGGTGATGAATTGAAAATTAAAGCTATAAGAGAAAAAAACAACCAACTCAAAAGCCAGATTTTATCCGCTTCAACTTCGGAGCTGCCTTTGGAAATTGCGCATATCTTTAAGTTCCTGGAGAATATTAATGAACAAGTTAGAGAATTATTAGAATTACTCAAAAAAGCTAATTCAAATGGCATGAGCCATATGAAATCAGATTGAGCTCCTGTAGTCTAGCTGGAAAAAATGCGGGTTTCCTAAACCTGATCCGCGGGTTCGAATCCCGCCAGGAGCAAATTAATTTAATATAAAATATTTTAGGGGAGTTATTATGCATGTTTTTTATCACTGCAGAGATCTTGACGGGCGTTGTTCCGGCGCAATCGCCAGATACTATCATGAGAATACAAAAAAAAATAGTAAAGTTGTAATGCACCCATTTGATTATGGATATTCATTTCCATTTGATGAAATAACTGACGGCGAGAAAGTATGGATGCTTGATGTATCTACCAATCCATATGATATAATGTTAGAAATTAATAATAGATATGATCTCACGGTTATAGATCATCATGCATCATTTATAAATTCTGGAATCCCTGAGAAATTAAATGGAAAGTTTGAAATCGGCAAGGCTGCCTGCGAACTTACTTGGAAGCACTGTTATGGTTATGGTTCTGGGATGCCAAGATTGGTTCACTTATTAGGACGCTATGATGTCTGGGATAAATCAGATCTAGATATTTGGAACAAATACATTCTTCCAACACAGATGGGCGTACAACTGAAAAATGTGGATCCAAAAGATGGTTTCGAATTCTGGAAGATGTATTTTGATGATCATTTTGGAACAGGCGACACGGGTATTGTTGAAACTACGATAAATAAACAGGGTTCTATTGTTTTAGCTTATCAATATCAAATGGACAAAAAAAATGTGAATCTGAATTCTTTCGCTGCTAAGTTTTTAGATTTTAATGCCATATGTTTAAACTCGGCGCGTTCCAATTCACAAGTTTTCGAATCCGTATGGGATCCTAATAAATATGATCTTATGTTTTTCTGGAGTAGCGTAAAGGGAGAAAGATACACATGCTCTATAATTACCGATAAACCCAATATAGATGTCAGTAAGATAGCAAGTGCCTTCGGCGGAGGTGGCCACAAGCAGGCGGCAGGATTCCAATGCAAAAATGTAGTGATTTCTTCAGAATCAGAAGGTAAAAGAATTATCATAAATATGTAATATATATATTATTAAACCACCAAGAATACCAAGATAAACTTTCTATCCCTTAAAGTAAACAATGCTTACTTTAAAAAGTAGGGTGGTGTATGGCAAAAACCATTAGCGCGAAAAATAAAAGACAAGAATTTTTCTGTAAATATTGTGGTGGCAAAATAGATGTCTTCGCAGAATAAAAAAAAACATATAGAAGTCAAAGGGAGTGGTAAATGAGTTGGACAGTTATGTGGCGTGATATATTCACACCTATTGTTTTAGTCGGTCTCTTTTCTATGAATTTTATTACTTTATTCATAGCTATTCGTCGAGAGAAAAGGGATACCAAAAGAAACAGAGAAAATATAGTAAGAAACGCGAAGCAAATTGCGAGAAATTACAAATTGTTAAAAGAAGCTTCGCGTGGCCACGCAGCACTAGAAAAAAAGCAGTTAAAACAAAACCTTCCTATGAATTAGCATCGGAAATTTATCTGAAAAACGGACGTTAAAAAGCTGAGTAAGAACTTAAACAACATTTTGCTCAAAGATAACTGTATGAAGCTAAAGATGGGTGATATAGTAATAAAACAAATGAGCAGTCCGAAAGGCCGTAATATTTATGTGTTTATAAAAAAGGAACATAATTCTCCTTTCTCCAAGGTATTCTATATCGGAGATACTCTATTTAAAACAGATGAATCGAGTGCTATTATATTTAAAAGGCCCAGTGACATAAAATATTTTAGTATTATACTACATAGTTTTTGGAAACCAACTCCAGAGGAATTAGCTGAATTATTCCATGGAAAATCGTTATTGGTACCAAAGCAGACTATTGTTAAAATTATGACGCAATTAGATGAATTCTAATATGTTAAGAAGTGTTTAAAATGAATTTTAATAATGCCTTAGAAGAATCTTCATGGGTTCAAGGAGTTACCACATCATCAACTTCTCCACCAAGGGGTATTTTTTCTAAAAGTGCTGAAGAGGTTGCCAAGGTTATGACAAAAAAAAGTATTAGCCCGAAAGGTCCTGGATCTGCCATTAAAATGATTCAGTATTTTATTAATAGAGCCGGCAAAAAATTAAGCGCAAAAAGAAAACGAGAATTAGAAAAAGCTAAAAAGATAATTCAGACAAAATCATGATACATATATATAACCGTGATAATTCTTACGGTATATGATGGGGGACACAATGACATAGTCAGCAAGAGGACCTTGAATATCTCCTGTTTGCCAACCTAAATTAAACAATAGGAGATATTAAAATGACGAAAGAAAAATATTTAGAAATTAAGCAGGAACTTAAAAACCTCGCAAAAAAAATCAAAAAAACAAAACCAATCTTTAGGCGAGCTCAGAGAGATTTTTCACTGTTCCAGAATGTCAATGGCACATATGCGCAGCTGATGAATTCTGGCAAATGGTCTAGAATAAGAGATGAATATCGTGAACTTGAAGATGCTCCCAGTGAAACAAATCTCAAACATTACCAATTTGTATATAGGCATAAACACATTGCATACTGTTTATTGCGAGGAAGAACTCGCGATGAGATTGAACGGCCTAGCAATAGCAATAGCAATATGCCATCTGAGTATGAGATCATGATGATCCTTAAAAAATGGGGTGTCAGCACAAAGCAGACAAATGGTCGCAACATTATTGATTGGGCAAAGGAAGAATTTGTTCCAAAGAGAGCAAGAAGATCAGTCGCGAAAGAGGCCTTGAAAGTATGAAGGTAAAAGATTTCATAGCTATGCTCCAGAAAGAGAACCTTGAGGATCACGTCAGGGTTCCCGGTGGGGCTGTGCTTTTTGCCGAGTCGAAGCCAGGATATTGGGATGGCGCTTACAGCTATCGCGATGGCGAGAATTTTGTTATCTCCACACGTGGGTCAAAGGTTGATATTATTACTCAAGATGCTGATGATTTTATTTGGGAAAATGATGGCGATTATTCAAAGATTATTTTGGATTTTCATGGTTATAGCGGAGAAACATTAAAACGTCACATAAAGAAATATAAGGATAAATTTGAAGAAACAGCTCAGCAAGTTAAGCAATTTCATCAGCGTTCTTTAGAATCACATTTCTATGCTGTGGCAAAGAAGCTGAAAGAAGGTTGGAAAATCCGTGAGGATAAGAATGAAAAATCACGGTCAAAAATGACTATGTCTTATGTTAAAGATGGAAAGAAAGACAAAAGAATGTGTATGGGTGATTGCCAAACTGTGCACAAAAGTGGCTTATTTGTGTCTTATGATGAAGGTAAAAGATACAGGTATTGGAAAATAGCCGCATAAAGCGCGCTGTGTGTGCCCGTAGCTCAGTTGGTGTAGCTGGAGGCTCTAACCCTTCGTGTGTGGGTTCGAATCCCACCGGGCACTAATATTCACTTTACAATATGTAAGATATATATTATAATAAGAGTAGGAGAAAACAGATGGGCAACTGGTCAACTTTCATTATTAATAGTTATGGCAAGGTTACCGATAAAATCAAATTTAAAAACATGCGCGTAGAGTTTAATAGGGGACATCTTGTTTTTCATGAGAATAGCATAAAGAGAACTAATTTGGCTGTGAATGAAGGTATGCTATCTTACAGGGATTTGATTATATTAGTCAGAAGATATGGACAATGTTCCTTCTTTACTCTATGGAGCAATAATAGAGGCGTTGTTGGCATCAATCGTCGCAATATAGATGATGATATACGTAAAAAAGATATATCGCAGCTCAAAAAGTTCCTTAATACTTACAAGGATAACATTCCTGAAAATTTGTCTGAAATAGATGTGGTCGGGGTATATAAGGCTTATATTAAAAGGAAAAAAAGTGCAGATAATAGATAAAATCGTTGACAGAATGTGGGATTATATTGTGTCGCGTCCTATGGAGCGCAGCTTAAAATATATGGATGAACACCGCGGTGGGAAACAGAATCTAAAAGTTCAATCTAATTGTGATAAATTGGCTTCCATGGGACTGGGTATGGATACATATATTGGGCTTCAGGCTAAAGCCCAGGCTAAAGCCGAATCAATTATAGGCAATATGAGCAATAGTAAGCTATTTAAATTTTACTTTACTTTATTTTTTCATTTTTATAGGATTCTAGCCTGGTTCAAGAGACCATTCTTTCTGTTTGAGATATTTTAAGCCTCTTGGTAAAATGGCCTTGATTTCCTCTTAGCAGCACCTTTCATTTTTAAACCTATTTCTCTTTTCTGTCGGTTCATTTCTTTTTCATATTCCACCTTTCCCATGTAGCTGGAAAATGTTCTGTCGGCAGCTGCCTGTATTTTTTGAGCAGATGGATCATCCTCACTCATACCGGCATTTGTCAGCCTTGATATAACTTGATTACCAGAAAGTGGTTTCCCAGTTGCATCATCTCTAACAACTCCTATAAGTCTGACAAGAGCGTCTATACCGACTGGAATTCTTTTGGATTTCCATAGAGAAACAACTTGACTTATTTTAGATTCATTAAGTCTCACAATTTCAGAGACTATTTCATTTAATTTCATATTTTTATCCATCCCTTGAAGACTTCAATTATAGCATTTTGTTTATTGTATGATGTCACGCCATTTTCACCTATAAAAACCCAGTCGCTTCTATCAATTAAATTGCGCATCAAATAGAAATTAGGACCTTTCGGATGTTTGAACTGCATAATCTTTTCATAAGGAAATTCATGCCTGGGCAGTTTATTTTTTGCTTCTTCGGAATATCTCTCTATATCAACACGAAGATCTTTTGGCACCTTTTGCCATTTTTCATGAGGAATGTAATATGTCTCTTCTGGAACACCCAAGAAGATTGTGTCATATACCCAGTCATCATTTACTATTTGATATATTTGTGGTCCTGTTTTATTTGATTTCATATTTTATCCGCATCGACAATTCGCCACTTTTTTCGATTATTCTATTTCCTTAATTATCTTAGTTTTGGCAGCACTTTTGACGGCCTTTATTCCATTTAAACATGCTTGATACGAATTATATGATTCTCCAATAGCCACTATCTCATGATTAGTAGCCTTGAGGCGAAATCTCCACTTTTTATTTTTATCTCGGATTATTTCGAAATAGCCTTTTCTTCTTCTAAGTTTCATTTATATCCTCTTTTGAATGTATAAATCATAGCGTCTTTTTTATTTTTCGTTGTCAAACCCTCAAAACCGATAAAAACCCATTCGGAAGGGTCTAATAACTCCTGTAAGAGCGCGATGTATACATCATACTTTTCTACACTCGAAGGGTGTTTGAATTTAGTCACTAATCTATAAGGTCTATATTTTTTCCCGTGTTTTCGAGCACAGCTTTTTGATGCTTGAGAGATTAATGTTTTAAGCGGCTCAGATAATTTGTCAACAATGTGCTTAAGGTAGTCCCCGCAGAAAATGTTGCTGTATGTAAATCCAGGTTTTTCTATATAATATATTTTATCATAGTCCATGATGTCTGCCCTCTATCAGCTTTTGTATAGCATAAGGTTTTGTTACTGCTTTTACGCCACTTGCACCAACAAAAACCCAATCAGAGGCATCAAAGAGACTTTGTAATAATATAACTTTTACAGATTCATGTTCCTTAAAGTGATTAAAACTAATTATTTTTACATAGGGAACATCCAGCGAGCCCATGCGGCTTTGGTCTGTTTTGCCGGCACGAATAATAGATGATTTAAGCTTCTCTGGAATTTTATCGAGGATGCTTTTAATGAGAGCAAGACTATGGAAAATTATATCGTAAGTACTGCCAGTATTTGTTATAAAATATATTCTTTGCATTATCAATTTATCTTTGGAATTACACCAATATATTTTAATGTTTGCGAAAGATAATGTAACGAAGTCATGGTCTCATAATTGATTTTTCGAAGGCGCGGGAGCAATTAAATGGGGTTCGAAATTGGAGATTTACTTATTCAAGGGGATGAGAGTCGTCCACCAGGTTCTTCTAGAGCTATACTTTTTGTTATCCGTAAAGCAGGAAGATTTAAACCGTCTTTTTTGATACTTGGAAGGTTTATTTACGATCAATATCTTAAAAAAAGTGCTATAATTTACAAACGATATCAAGACCTTTATAATACCAATGATATAAAAAAGATAACTCCAGGTGAGAGGAAACTTATTTATAAGGCAATGTCCAAAAAACCGCAATTTAAAAGAAAAATTATAGATTTTCTATTTTAAGAGTAAGTAGTGAATAAGTGGATGGATGCTATGATATTATTTATTCCTGGTTTCCGAAAAAGCACAAAATGAGATTTTATAAAAGTATTTAATATTTATCTCAAAGATAAGACATAGATATATATCGTAGGGGGGTGAATTGGCTTCGACAGAGAGTAACTGACACTAAAATTTATGCCAAGGTTCGCCAGGCCTTGTAAAACAGGGCGACTTATTAAAATAAATGCTGATGAAAATTTAGCACTTGCCGCTTAATTAGCGGCTGTTCTTCTATTATTTGTTTTTGGTAGTAGAAAGAGCATCAGAAACAAAAACTCGTCAACTTACTCAAACTTGTAGGTAAGATGATTAAATTATCCAAGATATTCTTTCTTTGGTCGCTTGAGAACCAAGATAGAAGAAAATAATCTCAAGATAAGCATATAAAAAGTAGTGGATTTCTCTCTGGACTCCGGATCGTTACCGGACACCTCCATATTATTAACCATTATAGGAGAATATTATAAAGTGTATGCTTCAGCCTGTTCCCAGGGGTATTAATGCCATTAAAAAAAGATTATTCAAAACCTAAAGTAGGTGATGTTCGATATTATATTTTTGGAAATCCCGATCCGTTTCAAATGACAATGATGGTTGTAGATGTGGTGGATGTAATAAGAAGTCCAGCTTATTTTAGAATGGTCGATGTTGAAGTAAAAAATGTGATAATAGACGACAACCCAATAGAAATACGAGAGCCGGGTTCTACCTTTGAGGCTCCGCGGGAATATTTGGTAGATACACTACAAAATGCCAAGCGTCGACTTATACAAATGACTTTGGCCACGAGACAATATAAAAAGTAAAAAAATAAAAGAAGGAGAATAATATGAAACTAGACGAATTATTAAAAAAACTAGCCGAAGGATTTAATCAACGAGGAGTAAGAGATGGCACCGGGCCCTTTAAAGGCAGTGCTATGGCATCTTCTGGGAGAGTAGGTCCAAGAACGGGAAGACAACTTGGCGATTGCCCAATACGAAATGATTTTAAGAGTGATGAGGAATACAATAAGGCCCTTACTAAATGGAAGAAAACGCAAAAACAATCTTAATATTTTTCGTAATCTCCATCGATTTCCTTAGGCCCAGGAGTTACTGCTATTTCGATATCAGATAGTTCAAATGGTGATGTCAATAAGTCAAGTTTATCCATATACTTATCCGATTCTTCAACATCAAATTCGAAAATCGCATCTAGAATTTCACTTACGATTTCTTTCGCATAATCATCAAAAGTATATGGGTAACTATCTATAATACGCTCGAGAGTTCGAGACCATACATCCATTAGGCTCTGAATCTCTTTATTGTTTTTGGATACTATTGGTTTTATAAAATCTATACAATCCTTGATTGCTTCCAATTCATCTTTACTGATCTCATTGAAGTTTTTATTAAGACCAAAATCATATCTATCATATAATGTTCCCTCGCGCAGGATGTAATTGGTTTGATCGAAAAATTCTTTGAGACTTTTGCCTCCCTTTCTATTTTTCTCTGCTTCTGCCTTTTCCTTTTTTATGCTCTTTGCCATCGCAAAAACATCCTTGACGGATTTCTTCAACTTTTTAGCCCGTTCAATCTTGACAGCCGCTTTTCTGAGAGCATCAATCACTTCATCCCTCATAGTTTGCCATAATCTTCGCTGTTTAAGGGCACCGAGCTGGTCATTTTCCAGTGTGTCAATTTTGTCAATTGGATCGTCTTTAATTGGTTCAGATTTTATTTTGGATAAGTCCATTTATTCTTCCTCACTTAAATCTATTTAGTATTATCTTTTTTAATAAGTGGTCTTTGGTGACAATATTCACTGGATACTTCGCAATTTGTCTAGTATGCCCTTATATCTTTGTAAGCAAGCTATGAAAGGTTCTACTGCGGATGGCTTTCTTATTAGGTAAGATGGGTGATATAGTGGCAGCCACAGAAACCAAAGACCGCACCATTTTGCTTCTTGCATTTTGTATATATTATAAGATTGATTAACTATTCTTGATAACCAATCCGATGGAACACGGCCAGCTGTTAATACTAGTTTTGGTTTAATTATAAAAAATGTTGCTTCAAGGTGTGGAAAACAAGCTTCCTGCTCCTGTGGCTTTGGATTTCGGTTATCGGGCGGCCGGCACAAAACCGTATTGGATACCCATGTATCTTTTTCTAGGTCTAAATAATCAGATAATATATCCCGTAATTTCTTGCCGGACCTTCCAACGAATGGCTTGCCTGACATTGACTCATCTTTTCCAGGAGCCTCCCCCATCAATATTATTTTGCTTGCTGGGTTACCAGTTCCCCATACGATCTTACCATGATTTTCTTCTCTATATTTGCCAAGATCACATTTCATACAATTTGTCATTTTTCTAACCAAACACCAGCTTGACTATTCTTTTAGCCAGGCCATTGCTTACCTCCCATTCCAAACTGTCACGATCTTGTAATAAAGCTATAGCGAATTCCCTTTTAAAATCTAGATTATCATGGATCAAACAGGAGATATTTGCAACATAAGCAAATTCAAAATTAGGATCTTTTTCAAATGCCTCACGAATAGTTGCTCTCGCTTTTTTAATTTCGTTCATATCATTCACTTGTTATTGGATTTGCTTTTTTTTCATTATTTCTATACCAACTTAGTGCAATAATTCCGAGAACAATTATATCTTTCATTGTGTCCTCTAGTGTTTCATCTGAAACATGTATCTTTTTATTTTCCCAGACATTGAAAAGCCTGACTGCTTTATCAACCAATCTGGTAGATATGCCGGTTAGACCTGTAATTCTGAAATTCAAATATGGATCTTCTTCCGAAGCATAATCTGAGGATTTAATTTTGTGTAGTTCGCGGCATTCTTTAACAATATCATCAAAGTCTTTTATCAATTTTATCTCCTGTGGATATATTGTCTATATATGTATTGGTAGGGCATTATTGGATTGTGAATTCCGGCACCAATTCATTGATTTTATCTATTAATTCATCATAATCAGCTTCTGGATTTTCCTTGAAAGCTTTATTTAAAGCATTCTCAACTTCGGGCTTTAATGGACCGGCTTTGAAAGGGGCCTCGAGCCCGGTGAGGAGTTCTTTTTGGACTTCTTTATAAGCTTGTGTTTTCTTTACAGGCTTACTGGTTGTCGCCGGTAGCTGCTTTGGCGCTTCTTCTTTTGCTTTTTTAACTTCCTTTTCTATCTTTTTTTCAACTTCCTTTTTTACTTCCCCTGGCTCTTCTTTTACTTTGCTATCTATATAAGATTTTAAGTTCGCGGTTATCTCTTTTTGCATTTTATTCAAGAATCGTTCCAGATCACCTTTTGTTGCCGGCGAAGACTTACGCGCGGTCATTGGATGGTATTTTCGTCTTAGTTTAGCGGTAGATATTATATTATTCTCTTCTGGTTCAGGCTCTTCGGCCGAAGTTTCCGGTTTCGGAACCGGATTAATGTGTTCTTTATATTTTTCCAAAGTTTGGGTAACGTTGTTTTTTTTATCTTCGAGGTCAGAAATAGCTGAATCTAGACCTGCTATCTGACCAATCAGTTTAGCCGCTTTCTTAGATTTTGCTGACGAAAGTTGCCGTTTAAGGCGAGCTCTCTCGCTCTTCATCTTATTAATTGACTTGTTATATTTATTTATTTTATTATAGAGTTCGACAGTTCGTTTGCTCAATGCTTTTTTAATCTGCCTGGACTCATGCTCGATCGATGCCTCAACTATATCAGAAAACTTCATTATAATTCTGCTCCGACCTGAGATTTGATAAATTTAGTAACTTCTTTCGATACAATTTCCTTTATTTGTTTTATCTGATCGGCGGTAAATGCTGCCACAGCTTCTTTTTTAGGTTTTGGTGCTGGCGGCGCCGGTGGGACTTCCGCGACTTTACGAGTTGGAGCCTGTGCCGGAGTTGGAGCCTGTGCCGGAGCTTGCGCCGGAGATGTTGTAGCTTGGGTGCCTGGTGCTCCTCCGAATCCTGTTTGTTGAGTTGGTTGTTCTGATATTATATTCAAAAATTTGCTTATTTTCACTGTCTAAACCCCCATTTGTTGAATCATACGAAGCATCAATGATCTTGCTTTCTGATCGCCTTGATTTGCTCTCGAGACTATACTTGACGTTCCTTTCTGAAATTTAGCCGCAACCGCTGGAGAAACAGGTTGCGCTTTTTTAGGTGCTTGTGCCGGTGCTTGTGCCGGTGCTTGTGCCGGTGCTTGACCAGTTGCAGCCGCCGCTTGGCCTACCGGTTGCTCTGCAGGTTCTGCTTTATATTGTTGAGCCGCATTTTGTCTTTGTTGCAACAACGCGTTGCGTTGAGACATTAATCCGGCACGCTTTTTACCTTCCGGCGTAGTTCTTAATTGGGTATCCAATTTTTGTATCTGTTTATCTATAGAACTTATTGCCTGGCCTTGCTCGCCTAATTCCTGCCTGTTCATACCATATGTATCATATAAACCTTCAGTATAAACATCCTCAATTATTTCATTGATTACATCTAATTCGTATCCCATTTTTTTATCCTGTAGAAATTGATGTTGGTGGAGAAGATTGAATTTTGCCCATTTCAGCTTTTGGTGTCTTATCTGGGTCTAAAGCAAACATAGTTACGCCTTTTTCTTTATCTGAATCTTTTTCCTTCTTTTTGTTTAACTGCTTTAACAACTTCTCTAAATCCATAATTATCTCCATTGTTTTCTATTATCTTTATGGAAACATATATAATGATGTATAGTAATGTGACAAATCGTGAGGCACGCATTGAAACAATCCCCAGAATTCAGTTACGAGTTAGAACTTGAAATATTAAACTATTCATTACATGATCGATCTTTTTGGCTTTTGATGGTGAATTCTTTACAACCGCATTATTTTGATAACCGCATAACAAAATCTATTTTCGTTGCTTTTCGTGTATCTTTTGAGAAGTATAATAAACTGCCGGGCCGCTCAGTTCTTCATGACCGCCTAAAGAAGCTTGGTTTGGATGATAGTCTACAGCAAAAAGCTTTTGATGTTGTTTATGATACTGATATGTCTCAAAAGGATAAACAATACCTGTTAGATGAAGTAAAAAGCTTTGCTAAAAAAGCCAGGATGCGCGATGCGCTTTATAAATCAGTTGATTTACTTCAAAAGGATCAATTTGATGAAATAAGCGAATTGGTTAAGGACGCTTTGTTATTCAATGTAGATATAAATTTGGGCATTGATATATGGAAAATAGATGAACGATATGAAAAAATAAATCAATTACATCTAGATAAGGTCACCACAGGCTGGAGCCTTTTGGATAAAATTCTGGGAGGAGGTGTGGAGAAAAAGGGTTTATTTTGTTTTGGTGCTCCTGCCGGAATCGGCAAATCTATTTTTCTTGTCAATATAGGCGCAAATGCTTTGCTTGCTAATTACAATGTCGCTGTCTATACCCTTGAAATTTCTGAAGAGCGATTAAGTATGCGATATGATGCCTGCCTGAGTCGAATTCCTTCGCACGAATTAAGAAGTCAGATTCCCGAATTAAAGAATAAAATGAATGAAATAAAAGCTCGTACCAATGGTAAGCTGTTTATTAAAGAATTCGCAACAAAGCAGGCATCAGTAAATACTATTAGGGCGCATTTAGAAAAATTGATCGTTTATGAAGAATTTGTGCCTGATATAATAATAGTTGATTATGCAGATATACTCCGGCCATCACACAGATATGGTTCCAAATACGAAGAGCTTGGCAACATATATGAAGATCTGCGCGGTCTTGCTGTTGAGATGAAAGTTCCAATCGTAACAGCATCTCAGACAAATCGTGAATCAATGAGCAAAGACGGCGGGACAAAAGAAATCATAAGCGGAGCCCTAATTGCTGACTCTATCATAAAGTTGCAGATATTAGATTTCTTTGCCACAATAAGCCAAAGTATTGGAGATAGAGGTCAAAACAAATTAAACTTATTCATCGCCAAAAATAGAAATGGTGAAGCCAGTAATACAATTGAATTCAGCATTGATTATGCCACATTTCGTTTAACACAATTGTTAAGCTCATAAAAAAAATTAAAAAACGTGACAAGATAATATCAAAAAGAATATTAAAAAAGATATTCCAAAAACTAGTAAGGCAAATATCACTTTACAATTTCTTCGGACTGTGGTATAGTATAGTTACGGCAATCTTGGAGATGTCCTGTAAAAAGGGATAGGTCATGGTTCGACTCCTGGCATTGCCGCACTCTTAAAGGGGGAATTAATTCAATGCATGATTATAATGAGAGGAAAGCTAAAGTTCTGGCCAAGCTTATTGTCAAATGGCGAAAAGAGGGCAAAGTTGAATTAGCTGAATTTCTCAGAGAAAGATTAGAAAAAAGAGGCGATTTGTCTTACGAAGAAATAGATGCTTTTGGCAAGTAAATGTCTGAACAGGTTAACAGCCCCGGCAAGAGTGTTTACCGTGAGAAGCTTTCCAAACTCTTGCCTCTTTTATTTGTCCTTGAAACATATATAGGTTAAATGGATCATTTATTGACTAATATTAAGATGCGCAACAGAACGATTGTAGATTTGCTGGCTACCAAATATCAAAACGCATCTGATATTAAAAACAGAAATATCCAGCTCTTTGTTGATTCAATCTCCAGATCAGTTTACTACCAGATCAAAGGTTTAGTGGCAAATACTAAATTTATACTTAAAGATGCCAACTTTTTTTGGGACCAAATACTTGAGGTTAAAAAACCATCTCATTATATACTTGATCATTATAACAATTATTGGACGGAGAACGATTGTATTTTTTTCGACAAAATGTATAACCTTATAGATACAAAGATCGGAAATGAGTATATACGCGCGTTTCTCTTTTCTGCTTTAATTGAGCTTATGATAAATCAGTCAATTTATGGTAGATTTAATATTTCCACTGAAGGATATATGTCAGAGAAAGAATCGTTAACAAAAGATAAATTTTTATTTATCATTGAAGACTTAAAGAATAAGATAAAAAGTGGCGGGAATGTGACAGTAGTCAATATGCCAATAGAAAAATTCATAAAAAGTATAAGCAATGCCGGAATTATTTATTTTGAAACCCCAACTAGAAATGTCTTCTATGACTACCACCCAATATATGATGTTTTCGAAAATTACAACAAGGGCACATTTATTGATAAAAAGTTACACATTTCACAGGAAATAAAAAATAAAGCTGATCATTATATATATCGCGGTGACAAGTTTATTAAAAGATGGTCCAATTTGTTATATTATGTTATGGATGTTGATTTTGAATATCTGATCTTCGGCCTGAATAACAAAATGGATATAGAGAAAGAGTGGCTTCATGAAAAACTTGCCAAGTATGGCAGAGCAGAATATATAAAACCTAATTATGTAATGTTAAATAAATAACATTTCCTCAAAGTGTCTGAGAATATAAGGCGATGAATATATGAAATTTCCATCCAACGTCATCGAAGCTTTTCTTTATGACCATTTTAATAAGTATATCGTAAAGAATGGCCCTAATGGACGAGAACTTTGCTTTAATGGACCATTTGAACCCGATACACGATTTAGAATGTCTGTGAATGTCCCGCTTAACCTTGCCCATGATTTTAATACTGGATATTCGAATAATTTTATCGGCTTTGTAGGAGATTTGTTAGATATGTCTCCAGAACAAGCACAACGTCATATTATCAAGACTTATTTTGAATATTTGTCGTTCAAGGAAATTATTAAGCCATACAGACTACCGATAAAAGTGATAGAGCTGGCAGAAATAAATGAACCTCCAGGCTTATCTAAAATCACAAATAAAACCGAATTGGGCATAATGACAATTCAATTTCTCTATAGAAAGAATATCGCTCCAGAACTGATTAAACAAGCCGGCCTCAAGTATTTCTCAAGTGGATATTACAAAGCCAGATTATATATACCATTCTATATGAACGGCAAACTTGTGTTTTTTCAGGCGCGCGATATACTGGGAACGAAATTATTCTTTAAAGTACATAAACGCAAAAAAAAGTATCAAAAGTATCTTAATCCAAAGGGTATTCAAAAGAGCCAAATAATATACAACTACGATTATATTAAAAAGGGAAAAGATGTTGTTGTTGTCGAAGGTCCCTTTGATGCAATGACAGTAAATAATGGTATTGCTATGCTTGGTCATACTATTTCAAAAGCCCAAGCAAGAAAGATTATTGATAAACAACCCAAAAAGATTATATTTATACCGGACAATGATAAAGCAGGACAGGATACTCTCGAAAGAAATATCAAAACAGTTCGTGAATTGGCGCCAGATTTGGAAGTCGGTTATTATGAGTTAGATAAAAAATATAAAGATGCTAATGAAGCTGGATTAAAAGAAATAAATAGTGAAGAAATCAAGAAAGATGCCAGGTTGGAAAGAATAAAGTCGAATCTAAAAAACACCTCAATAAAAAGCTTTGCAATGGCTAGCAATCCAGATTTTGAAACAATTAAGAAGAGAATCCAAAAAGTATGAAGACATAAAATGACTAGTTTTCTAAGTGATCCGGATGAATAAAATAGCTGTTTTCATTATACAAACCTTCAGTCTTTGTTGGGGGCTGCAGATAACATAAGAAAAAACAATAAATACTAAAATAAAAAGCTTTACTTTTTTTAAAAACTATGTTATAATATAATAAAGGAGAGAATAAAGCGTGCATAATATGCTGAGTGCATATGATATAATATATGATGCGGAGTATAAAGAGTATTGGTGTATTGTTGGTTTTGGTACTCTAAAACACCATAGGCCCACAGATGATGAAGATTTACATTATCCTGAGACTGTGGTAACCACTTTACATTATTTGTGCACAAATGGACGGGCCCGGATCCGGACGGCACCGGAAGACTTTGTGTATATACGTGCTATGACATGGGTTAACGATAATATGACTTCGGGGAGATTGAAACTCGCTTCTAATAGCGAGGCTAAGAAGGTGTTGGCGAAGATATTGTTAAAGGAGGCACTCCCGATTGTCTAAGAAGAAAAGGCAAGCGAATTTTAATACATATAAACCCTTTTATGATTATTTTAAGGATAAAGAAAGTACTATAATTAAGTCATTTGAGGGAGAAAAAGTTGAGGAGACCAAAAATAGGGGACATGCTAATAAGCAAGAGCGCGTTCGAAATAGACCTGGTAATAGAGGCAAAACGGAACCACGTTCTGATACAAAGACCCGGCATGAGGATAAAAATCCTGAAAAGCGCGTATGAGAATTTGCTCAATAGAAAACTCTTTAAAATAACAAGCAAGGGAGAAAAGATAAAACTTTTTTTACAGCTTGGCCAAATTAAAAAAAATGATTAAAAATTATTTACTGGAGATAATATGAATATTAATAAGAAAGCTATGGATATGCTTTACAAGCAACGGCAGGATCCTGAGAAAATGCAAAAACTTCTTGAGAATTTCTATGAAATGGGTAGCCAGATAGCGCATCATTTCGATATTCCTTATTCGATGCGCGCCGACTATATCCAAAGCGCAGTCATTTTATCCTGGAGAAAATTGGATAAATTTGATCCTATAAAGAATAAGCACGCGTTTTCTTATTTCTATCAAGTTATCCGGCGAGATTTTATGGACAACATGCGCAAGGCTAAAAAGCGTAGCTCTATAGCCAAAATGATTAGCTCTGATGATTCGAGGAATGACTGGTTAAAAAATATGAAATATTTTGATCATCAATATGAAGTTGTGGAACACGATTTTAATAAACAGATATTAACAGGTCTTAAAAAAATAATGTGGACAGAACTCGACAAAACGTCCTCCGATAAAAAAACTTCCGATAATAAAACATCTGTTGTATCATCTCCATAATATCATTCCGGAAATGGTATTTGTGGAAGTTACTGCTGCTAATTTTCCTTCGTAAAACCAGGGAATATTTCCGTTCTTGGCACTCTGTGATTATAGCCGAGCGAAACAACTTATCGCAACGCTTAAAAACAGTAATGCCAAAAAAAATATTTTTTTATATGGGCCTCCTGTTTCTGAAACATATATATAGGAAAACTATTGTTATGCATATGAATGAAAACCTAGAGAGAAAGTTGTTTGATCGGTTTGATTTTTTACATCAGAAAGAGGTATAATGGATAAATTTATTAATTTGCATGTTCACACAGATTCCAGCACGTTGGATGGATTTGGCACAAAAGAAGCGCGATTTAAATATGTTATCGAGGTCTTGGACCAATCCGCGCTGGCTATTACAGACCATGGAACGATGTCTGGTATATACGACTTCTGGAATATAGCGCAACAATATAATGTGAAGCCACTATTGGGAGTAGAAATATATTTTGTAAATAATCTCAAAAAACGCGAGAAGAAAGAAAAAAGATATCATCTTGTATTACTGGCTAAAAATTTAAAAGGCTACAAAAATATAATGCAAATTCAATATATAGCACATAAGTATGGTTTCTATAAAAAGCCAAGGGTGGATCGTGATGTACTAAAAAATTATTCTGACAATGTCATATGCCTATCGGCATGTGCTGCCAATGATATTAGTGTGGCGCTTGCAGATAATGATATAGCCCTCGCGAAACGGCGAATAGATTGGTATAAGGAAACATATGGTGATGACTTCTACTTAGAGTTCCAGCCATATCAATCAGAAAAGTTAAGGCGGATAGATATAAAGCTTTATAAACTATGGAAAAAGATACATCATATTAAAGCTGTCATAACCTCTGATGCTCATTATATACAGAAAGAGCAGAGCGAGGATCATGCTAAATTGCTATTAATTAATACAAGGGGAAAAGTTAATGACAATGGCTCTAATAAGTTTAGTTTTAACGAACATAATCTATATTTGCATTCCAGAAATGAGATTATAAATGAGGGATTCCAAACAGGATACGACAAAAATGATATTGAACAATGGTGTGATACTACAATTGAGGTTGCTGATAAAATTGAAGCTTATGATATAAGACAACAGAATTATATAGTTCCGCCAATTCCTGAATTTATGGGTGCCGATCTAAATAAAATATTACGCAAGAAATGCCTTGAGGGATTGAAACAGAAAAAACTATTCGATGATATCTATATGAAAAGATTGGCTTATGAACTTAAAATAATATATAATGCCGGTTTTTCTTCTTACTTTCTAGTAGTAGCGGACATAGTTAATTGGGCCAAAAGGGAAGGTATTTATGTGGGCCCTTCCCGCGGATCCGCTGGCGCCTCGCTTACTGCTTATGCTCTGGGGATTACAGCTGTGGATCCTATTAAGCATGATTTACAATTTGAGCGCTTCCTCAATCCGGAGCGCCTGGGTGGCAAAGTACTTAAATTTATTGAATAGTACAACTTTAAGAAGGAGTGATTATCATGAGACCATCTTGGACCGAGCTATTTTTAAATATAACGCGTCTTGTTGCGCAGCGAAGCACATGTGCGCGCCTGAAGGTGGGCGCCGTCCTGGTAAAAGATAATCGTATCATTTCTATGGGATACAATGGTGTTCCGCAAGGGCTTGAACACTGCGAAGATCACTTCAGGAAAATATACAATAACAAGGTTAGAATTCAAGACATGTCATGGGAAGAATATATAGCATCGCCCTTTTTTATGCAGGAACATCACGAATTTTCTACTCATAATGAAATACATGCGGAAACAAATGCGCTAATGTTTGCAGCGTATAATGGTGTTAGTACAAGAGGAGCCGATATTTACGTATCATATACGCCGTGCATCCATTGTTCAAAACAAATTCTGCAAGCTGGTATCAACCATGTTTATTATGATAAGCCGTATGATCGCGATATGACTGCGATAAAATTTCTTGAAGAGAACGATATAGCGTGCCAGCAAATTGGGGATGACAGTTGATTATTGACAAAAACCGATTTAAAACAATTATGGATATTCTGCAAGGCTGGTATTGGGAAATTGACGAAAATAACGTTTATGTTTATTCCGCCGGCAAATGCAAAGAATTATTGGGAGTTGAGCCAGAATATGTCTTGGGAAAAACTATATTTGATTTTATGGATGATGAAGAGGCGATAAGAATAGAAAAAGTTCTCAAACAATTCCGAGACGAGAGAAAAGATTTTACATCATTAGAACACGAGCTCATTAACAAAAATGGTTCCGTGATTACAGTTGAGAGCTGGTGCGCACCCATTTTTAATGATAAAGGTAAATTCGATGGATATTCTGGAATTGATTATAATATTACAGAACGTAAAAAGTGGGAAGAGGGCTTTCGCGAGCGTGAGAGAAAATTAAGTGTAATAATTGCCAGTATAAGCGATGCAGTTATTGCGGTTGATTCGAAAGGGAATATCATTTTATTGAATCAGCGCGCTGAAGACATTTTAGGATGGCAACAGGCAGATGTTGTTGGCAAGAATCATGATGCTATAATTAATTTATTTGATTGCAATAACGATATTATGAACAGTCCATTGAAACAGGTTTTAGAAACGGCCAAAATGGTCACGATAAAAGATAATACCACTTTAATTGCTAAAAATGGTAAAAATATAATGGTGGGCGCTGTTGCATCTCCTGTAAAATTGGATGGCAATATTATTGGCGCCGTTATGATTTTTCGTGATGTTAGTATGCAAAAGATGGTAGAAATAGAACTATCTAAAACACAGAAACTCGATGCCGTTGGGGTCCTGGCTGGCGGCATGGCTCATGATTTCAATAATATATTAACAGCGATAAGTGGCCATATGGAAATTGCCAGGATGTTATCTCATGAGGATAAAGTTGTTGAACATCTCAGAGAAGCGCTTGGAGCCTGCAAGAGGGCAAAAAGCGTTACGCAACAATTACTCACATTTTCAAAAGGCGGTATGCCACTTCCCAAGCCTACTTCAGTTTCCAGCGTTATTAAAGATACAGCAAAATTTATTTTAACTGGTACAAATGTCGCAATTGAATATAATATAGATGAAAATATATCTGCTATTGATGTTGATGCCGAACAAATTTCGGAAGTGATACAAAATATAATAATAAATGCAATTCAGGCAATGCCAGATGGTGGGGTAATGCAACTAAGTGCACAGAATATTTATACTCCATTCAGAAATCTATGTGATAACTATGTGTCACCAGGTAAGTATGTTAAAATATCAATATCTGATACAGGTAGAGGAATTCCTAAAGAGCATCTATCCAAGATTTTCGATCCTTACTTTACCACCAAAAGCACCGGGAATGGTCTTGGCCTGTCAGTCGCATATTCTATTATTAAGAAGCATGGGGGATGTATATACGCCGATTCGAAAATTGGCCACGGCTCTATTTTCAATATATATCTTCCATCAACTGATAAAAAGGCAGAAATAGTAAGCGTCAAGAAGCCTATTAGAGGTACCGGCCGAATACTGTTTCTGGATGATGAATATTCCGTGAGAGAAACGGGCAAGGTATTGATTGAAAGTTTGGGATACACTGTAGATGTCGTTCGGAATGGTAGATTGGCTGTTGAGCACTATAAAAAAGCACTTGAAGATGGGCAACCATTCAGAGCTATTATTGCGGATCTTACAATTCCAGGTGGTATGGGCGGCGTTGAAGCTATAAAAGAAATCAAGAAAGTAGATCAAAATGTAAAAGCTATCGTTTCAAGTGGCTATTCTACCTCTAATGTCATGAGCGAATACAGGAGCTACGGATTTTCGGGGGCTCTCAGAAAGCCATATGATCTCGCAGAACTATCCAAAGCACTTCACGATGTGACATAACATATATATTAATATGAGAAAAAAATTATATGAACATCTGAAAGAAAAGGGTATAGATGATGCCAAACATCGCGAACGTCTTGAAATGGAACTTAAAGAATTTAAAAAGTATGAAACTATTAATCACACTAAATTGATAGTTGAAATAGACAATGGTGCGGAACCAAGCAAAAGGATTCTGATATGGTATTTGTTGGGGTATATCCATAATGACCCTATTGATAAAATTCCGGAAAATATAGTGGTACCTGGAAAGGCGCCAGATATAGACCTGGATTTTGAAGATGCCGAAAGAGGCAGAGTTATTGATTATATTAAGCGTCGATTCGGATATAATAATGTTGCTCAGGTTTGCAATGTGGTTACCTACTCTATCAAATCTGCTTTTCAAGATGCCGCCCGTATATATGGCATCCCGGCCCAAAAGGCTATTTCCATATCCAAAAACATCAATGATGATAACTGGAATCAAAGCGATGCTTATACGCGATATCCTGAAATTTTTAAGTTCGCAGAACATCTCCTCGGTCAAATGCGAAATTATGGCAGACACGCCGCGGCAATCATAATAACAGATAAACCAGTTCAGAAATATATACCATGTCAATATAATAAAGATGATGATATTCTGCTGGCCGAATTTACCGGTGCAGCTATTCAAGATATTAAATTATTAAAACTTGATATACTCGGGCTTTCAACTTTAAAAATTATGAAAGACACCATCGAACATATCAAAGAACGCCATAATAAGGAAATATCATTAGGAGATATAGATTTTAACGACCTATCTGTTTTTAAGTTATTCAGTCACGGTTTAACTACCTCTATTTTCCAATTTGAAAGTCCATCTATGAAGGGTTATCTGCAGAAGCTTAAACCGAAAGAGCTAGAAGATATAGTAGTAATGAATGCTCTTTTTAGACCAGGCGCTATTCCAATTATTAATAATTATATTAAAAGAAAGCATGGCAAAGAAAAAATAGAATACGGGCACTCTGTATTAGAAAAAGTTTTAAAACCAACTTTTGGTCTTCTGGTATTCCAGGAAGAAACTATTATGATAGCTCATCTTGCATCCGGAATAAGCTTAGGTAGAGCTGATATGCTGCGCCGCTATATGGAAAAATGGAATTCCAAATATAAGAATGATATTAAGGGAAAGAAAAAATGGGAATCAGAATTTTTTCAAGGTTGCCAGAAGCAAGGCTTGAATTCAAAGGAATCAAAATATATTTGGGATTACCTGATTAAACAAACCGGATACCAATTCAATCGCTGCGTGTCTGGAGACTGCATCATCGATGCCGATACATCTAACAAATGGCGGCCTACTATTGGTGAGATGTATCGTATTAAAAATGATACTAAATATGCCAAAGAAACAAATCATTACCCGTTAATGAAACGATATTGTGGTAAAAAGGGCTACGGTAAAAGTTATTCATTGTGTGAAGATGGACTTTTACGACTAAACAATATAGTAGATATCTATTATGAAGGTGACCGCGAAGTATTTGAAATTCTTCTGGAAGATGGTAAGAAAATAGAAGTGACAGGCAATCATAACTTTCCACTCCCAAATGGCCAAAAACTTAATATAGATAATGGGCTGAAGGCTGGGGACCATCTCTATGTTAACGAAGGATATAAGAAGAGACCCAAAGGACAAAAAGTCAATGAGCCAACCTTGAGACAAATTGTATCAATCAAAAGCGTAGGGATCAAGGATACGTACAATATAGAAATGGCAGCTCCTAATCACACTCTATCTATTAATGGCATTATAACTTCTAATTCTCATGCTCTTTCATATGCCGTCATCGCATATCAAACGGCATGGCTGAAGGTACATTATCCTGTTGAATTCATGTGTGCATCTCTCAATTCAGATAAAACCCCTATTGACAAGCTCACAGCAGAATGCGCACAGTTGGGGATTAAGGTGCTATACCCTAATATAAATAAGAGTAAAATAGGATTTAGTATTGTGGATGATAGAACCATTATTTATGGATTGAGCAGTGTTAAAAACTGTGGCGAGGTTCCGGCGCAATGGATAACTGCGCATGCGCCTTACGAAAGTGTTACCGAGTTTTTTACAAAGCTCAAAGATGATAAATTTGGAACAAAGGTGAATAAAAGAGTATTGGACAGTCTCATTCTATCCGGCGCATTTAGCGACCTTTATAAAAATACTAAAACATTATTTAATAATTATAATGAGTGGCGGAAGAAATGGGGCAAGACTGATTTTGAAACATACATAAAAGGCAAAGAAGTTGAAGACTATAATGATGATGAAAAATCGAATTTCCTTCAGGATTTACTAAGTATCGATACATCCATGGCATTATTTGAGAAGAAAAGCAAAGAAATTAATCAACTTAGGCAATTACTTGGAAAAGGATATATAATTGGGATTATTACGGATTTTGTCCGAAAACGCGACAGAAACGGAAATATGATGGCTTTTGTGAGCATAAGAGATGGCAATGGCATCAGACGATATCCTCTTTTCGCCAGGCAATTTGCGAATAATAGTAAAAATTTGATTAAAAATAAAATATTAGCATTTAAAATGTCTAATATGAGAGATGGAGATCGCTTGATAACAAGTATCATGCAACCGGATACATCAATCAATGGGTAAAGTTCATGATAAAATACTACTGTGATTTTTTGTTCAGCAGAAATGAACGAAAATAAATATAAGCGAAACTCTAAAAAATTGATGGATATAATCTATGAGCATCGGGCTTCATATTTGTTGTATGAGAATAAATTTCAGAAAACTCCTGAACACTGTGCATGCGATGAATGTCTCGCTTTCATTGAAGAAAAAATGAACAAGTTTAATATAGATCAAAAGGAATTTTTCGATAATTGGAAAAAGGAATTTATCAGAGATGTCAAACTTCATGCTGCACCAACAAAAACAGGCAAAGCAAAAGTATTATTGGATGGGGAAAATTCATGAATATAATGATTTTGGAAGATTCACCAGAGCGTTGTGAATTCTTTCGAAAATTTTTGAGCGGCAATGTTCTGTATTTTTATGATAATGCAGAGGCTGCAAAGACGGCCCTGGAAGTTCAAGAATTCGATATGATATTTCTGGACCATGATTTAGAAGGCCAGGTTTATGTTAATTCTGATTACGAGAACACTGGTTACCAGGTGGCAAAATATATTGCGGATAAAAATATAAAAACTCAAGTAATTATACATACGATGAACTATTCCGGAGCCCGTCGAATGCTGTCTGTTTTGCCAAATTCAAAATGGGTCGCTTTTAATCAGCTGTTGGAAGCATATAAAATTGACAGATGAGACATATATAAAAGTATATGGATAGTGATTGGAGCGTATTGTGAGTGATAAGAGTGAAGTGGCATTTAGCTGGTTCTATAATCAGGCTGAAAAAAAGATTATATTTGTCGGAATGACCGGAAACCAACCGTCTTGGGTTTTGCCTAATAATGAAAAGAAAAGGATAGTGGCCAAAAATCTTCTTAGGAAGTATAATAATGACAAAGCAGATAACTAAAGCGGCTAGGAACTTGCTCAAGACGAATCATATTCAACTTATTAATCAAGCTCCGCATAGAATCACTTTGCGTATTAAAGGCAAAAATTATATATTGGAACCAGCTGGCACACTCAAGACGGAAGGCTACACTCCAGAAATAAAACGTTTATTGAGAGATGGCATACTGGGAATATATGGTTCTTGATAATATCTTTGAAGTAAAAACCGAAGCTATTAAAGCCTTGTTTAAAAATGTTCCAATTAAAATTGTAGAGGCCATCCTATACAAAAAAAAGGAAATATGGGAGAATAAGATGAAAATGCCATTTGCCAAAGGCAAAACTATAAAAGACGCTTCTGAAAAGCCTAAAGAAGATACACACATATTAAAGGTGGTTTCTAACTTCAGGAAATTGTATCAAAAAAAGAATTCTAATGAAACATATATAGAAAGTAAGAAAGAAAAATTAGAGGAGCAAAACAAAAATGAATTCAAGAAGAACAAACATCGAAAAACTCAGAGAAATGTATGAGAAGTCTAAGACGAATAGCAACTTTTCAAATAATTTTTGGTATCCTCCCGATGAGGAGAATATAATTAGAATTCTCCCTCCGCTAGAGGGCAAGGATGTATTTTACAAAGCAACGGGGACCCATAAATTTGGAGACTATTTCTTTTGGTGCCCAAGATTAACGGAAGGTAAGCGATGCCCAATTTGTGAAGAGAGAAAGCGCAGGTATGAATCTGGCACCGATGTGGATCGCGAAGTTGCCTACAAACTTAAAGGAAAGAAAAAGTATATTTACAACATAATAGACCGAAAAGGTGATGATCCTATAAAGGTGCAACAGTATATTACAGGTCCCAAGGTCTGGGAAAAAGTTCTTTCGTATTACTTTGATGAGGAATATGGAGCTCTAGATGATATAGAAAAGGGCTACGATTTTAAGTTGATTAAAAAAATGATTTCTTCGTCAGAGGGAGAATTTGCCAATTACGATGATTCTCGACCAATGAAGACCGCCTCCAAGCTGGCAGATAGCGATGAGGACATTGCGGAGATACTTTCTAATTTGAAAGACCTGGATACAATAATCAATCTGAAAGATTACGACACAATGAAAGCCGCTTTGGACCGCTTCCTGGTAGAATACTATAATGCTAGCACTTCTGATAATGAAGAAATAGTTTCCACCCCCGAGATTAAAACCAAATCAAAGGATAAGAAAAAGCCCGAACCAACACCAACTATCGAAAATGAAGATGAAGCAGATATTGATGATTTTGAAGCCAAGCTGATGAAAGAACTCGCTGAAGATGATGAATAAAGGACAAATTTAGGTCCTAATCCCACCAAATGCCCGGATGTTCCGGGCATTTTTTTATTTACAAAAGTTGTCTTCTGCTATATAATATTAACAGGAGGTAAACATAATGCCACAGGAACATCAAGTTGAAGTTAAAAAATATATTTTTAGAGCTCGAGTTGGTTCTCACCTTTATGGACTTAATACTCCAGAATCAGACGAAGATTTTGTGAGCGTATTTATTCCTGGGGAGGATTATATTCTTGGTCTCAAAAATGTGGATGAGATTGATCGCTCCACTAAGAAATCAGATGCCAAACGTCGAAATAGTCCAGAAGATATCGACGATAAAGCTTATAATATTCAGAAATTCCTCAAACTTTTAATTAACAATAATCCCAACATTGTGGAGATCTTATTTGCTAGGCCCGAAAATATTATAATCTTAGAACCAGAGTTCAAAGAGCTTATCGATAATTATGAAAAAATTGTCAGCACTCGTGCCTTTTGGACTTTTACTGGTTATGCTTACTCACAGAGAAAGCACCTTATTATAAAGAGCGAGCGTTTCAGAGGTCTCACTGAAGCTGTAGAATATCTTGAGAGCATTGGTGTTAATCCGCGCGAGATCACTGAGCTTGAATCTTCAGAGCTCAATCATTTTCTTAAGTTCTATAAGGGGGAAAAAGGTAATACAGAATTTTTCCACAAAGGAATGCCTCTTGAGCATATTTATAACCGTGTTAAGTCCGAGCTTGATATGTATGGCTATCGGATTAAGGAGCTTAACTTTACTGGCAAAGGCGGAGAGCTATATGATTCTAAATTCGCTTACCATTTAATTCGGCTTCTCGATGAGGGTAGACAGCTTCTTGAAACAGGCCATATTGAATTTCCAATTTCTGGAAAAGCTCGCGATGATATTCTAAAGATCCGAAATAAGGAAGTGCCTTTTGAGGATCTCCTGGAACTTTATGATAAGTATAACTCCGAAATTAAAAAAATTAATGAGAAATCTCCTATCCGCAAAAAGCCAGATTTTAACTGGGCTAATAAATACCTTGTGAGGATTTTGAAAGAGAGTCTTTTGTGAGGAAGAGCAAAAAAATAGATATAGCAAAAACCCTCCTAAATGGTGGGATATGGGTTAAGCCCACTCCCGTCAAAAATTTCTTTATCAAACTGAAAGAGAGAACTATAACGAGAATAGAGTGTGGGCTATGGATATATAGGAATTACTTTCTGTTTGTACTTAGCCTACTATTTAGCTGGTAGCCATAATTTGTATTATATTTTTTATTGCTAACTCACTCACTAAGACATATATATAATCGATATGAAAAAAGAAATAGCAAAATCATTCCTCAAAGATAACATCTTAACTATCGGATATATGACTTCAATACAAATATCGAGCAAGAATGGGCCAACCATTGGCAACGGCCGATTACCAGGTGCTGTCCAGGTTCCTAATGTATCGCCAAATTCACAAGGCGAGCGATTTAAATTAACTATCACATTAGAATGCTCTCCTGATGATCTCAAGCCTGTCTATTCTGAATTATTACCTTATGGAAAAATACTAATATTGAAAATGGAATAAATCATGCATGATATGTATAAGCTTAAACTTAATCCGCGGGATTTGGCTATTTATGATATGGCCAGAATATTTTACAATATGATGTCAAGCCATGATCCTAAATCGCATGCACAATGGGCTAATTTTTATAATGCCAGTTATCCACAAAAAGGCAGAAACTGGAAATACTTTGAGGAACTTTATGAAGTAATTAAAAATGACAGCCATTTTAACATGAGATGGTTTGTAAATGCTCAGTTAGTTTACCTTGAAAAAGGAAAAACCATATGGCCGGCTCAATTGCTAACCAAAAAGGCGATGAATAATTATTTTGAGTATTGCAATAACCGTCGCATAACAATTAAGGGCGACGGTACTAAAGATATTATAGCGGCTCTTGTTCATGATAAAAAATTCATGCGAGAATGGCTTAGTGATCATCCAGAAAGCGACTACGCAGATTTCTTTGGCCGAGTGCCGGAAGGACTGGTAATGTCAGATGGAATTTATTACGCAATTCAAGGAATGCTATCTGTATTCTTTTTATCAATATCCAAAAATTTCAACATAGTTTACTTAAACCTGGAACCGGATCTACGAGAAGAAATTGCGACAAAAGGGAGGATTTTAATGTCGCGAGATAAAGTTAGGCTTAATAAGCGGGCCCTGGAGTTAGCAAGAAAAATATTCAAAGAGGAAGTGCTATTATGACAATAGAATTTTTTACGTATTTGCTTGGATTGGCATTGATGCTTTATAGAGCTGAAATCATAGATTCTAAACAGATACAGAAACTTGTAGAGGTGTGCAAGGACAACTCAGACAAATCTATAGAAGATTTATTAACGGAGTTGGAAAGTATTAATAAAAAATAATACTGAAGAATCGTATGTCAGATGTCATTAAAGAAATTGATACTGTAGTTACAAAATATGAGGTTAAACCGTCAGTAATGAAAGATATTACCCAAAATTTTGAGCATTCCTTCAAAGCCACAGAAAATATCGATAAATCCAAGCAGGAAGATATGGCAAAAATTTATGCCAGAGATGGCATCATAATAAGGGGATAAAATGAAAATTCAACATTTTAATTACACAAGGATGGATGGAGAAGAATCAGAACACACTGTTATTATATTAAAAGAGGACAATGCATATATTGAAGGAATAGATTTGACAAAGCTTGCAAAACCAGAGCAGCAAAGCATTATCGCGATTCAGAAAGAATATGAGGAAGCATTATCTTCTTTTATGCCATCTTATCGCAAGTTTATTAAAGATAATATCAAAGTCCTATAATGAATGGAGAGCCGAGGTGGAACTCACAGGTAAAAAACTCAATATTATAACAAGTTGTTATAATAATTTAAATTGTAAACATTGCTATGTTGATGCATATCTGCCATTGACGGATAATGTATATAACAAGAGGGAAATCGCCAGAATTTTCGATTATTTTAATTCCAAGGGTGTAAATGACGTATCATTTATCGGTGGCGAGCCGCTAATGAATACCTTTCGTCTCATGGAAATGTTGAAAATGGGATTAAATTATTTTCAACATTTCTCCTTACTTACCAATGGCATAATGCTGGAAGAAGCGTTGCTGGATCAGTTGATAGAATTGGGTCTCGCAGAATTAAAAATTAGCCTGTTTTCATTTAATGGAGAAGAGTTCAACAGCTTGGCTGGTTTGATTAGAAAAATGTATATTCCCAAAGATATAATTGCATATGCCAACAGTAAGCTTACAACTATCCTTTATGTTCCTATTTTTAGTTCGGAGCTTGGTTATTTAAATAGTAAGGTATTTGAAGGCTTTGACGATTTTATGGCAAGCACCAATAGCAAAAATATCACATTCCTATCCACACTTCCAAATCAATTCGAAACTATGGATTTTTATAAGAATATAACTGCAGCAGGTAAATTGATTAAAGCAGAGAAGCACCTTGAGATATTTAATACAGGCAAGTATAATATTGGATTTTTAGATATTGTCTCGTACGTCAATGAACCTGGTAGATTTTATCTATATCCAGATTTAAAAGTTAGAACAAGCCTTGCCACTCTAGACAGCATATACGAAATTTCACAGGGATAATAAAATGCCAAAAATACCAATGCATTATGACTATAATGCATTTATGAAAGAACTTGACGAAGAAACGGCCGAGATTGTTGCCGAAATGGATGATAAAATGCACCGAAAGGGTGTCGGTAAAAGAGACCAAATTAAAGAAGAGCTTGTAAAATCAATCAGAGATCGAAACTTTAAATACAAAAATAAAAAATAGTTTAAATTTTGTTAATCTAGAAGCATATATAAAATGAAAAGAAATTACTCAAATATAACATATGAGGAATTTGCCAGGCTGAAGTTTCCCTTCTTGGCAAAATATGAAGATGAGAATACTTTATATTATATTTACTTTGATAGCGTAATACACATATTGCCCAGCTCGGCGCTGCCGAAACGCTCGGCGGTAAATATAAGAAACAAAGTAATGGAATTTAAGACTCGATTGAAATATCATGCTTTCAAATCGTCAAATGAACTTAACATATACATCGGAGCTCCTATAAAAGATTCAATTGGTAATATTCTTTTTTTACAGAATCTCCATATAGCAAAAACACCAAATGAATTATCCGATATGAAAGAAGGTATAATTCTTGGTTTATTTAAATACGAAAAAATAACTTTTTTGAAATCGCGATTTGACTGACAATTAAATTATCATTAAAACATATATAGAATCAATAAGGAGTTAATAAATGAAACGTTTAATTCTTGGTTGTGGCCAGACAGGTTCACGCCTTGCTGAAATGTTTAAGAGTAAAAATGATGATATTATCACATTTTCAACCGCAGTAGAGGATGCCATCGGCTTAAGTAATAATATTCAAGTTTCTGATGAAGGCTCGGGACGTAACTACAACATCGGCCTTAGACTATGGGCCGAAAAGAAGGAAGAAATTGCTAAAATTCTTGAGCCTTATGAACGTACACGTATTGTATATTTTGCCGCTTTAGGCGGTGGAAGCGGCAGCTCATCAATTAGAATTGTTCTTAATCAGTTAACACGTCAAAAAAACAAAATTTTATTTGTTGGCATTCTGCCATTCTTAGCCGAGGCAATTCCAGCAACCGCAAATGCAGTTCGGTCCATGCAGTCTCTCGTATATTATCAAGACAAATGTTCAATTATGTTATTTCCAAATGAACTAATTGGTAAATTTACAGCAAGAGACTATACGGCTATTAACGATCATATAATAGGCGCCATCAGATGCGTTACAAATCTTAATAGCGAGCTGAATGATTCCAGTTTATATACACCATTATCCATAGATTATCTTGAAGCGGATTCGATTGCTTATGCGGGTGGTTTTGTCAATGTTTCTTTTTCAAATTTGGAGGAAGAATCACTTAAATTCATCGGTTATGGCAAGATAAATGAAGCAAAGAATATTCTTGTTGCGCGCTCTGTATACAGCAAAATAAAACAAGCAGAGGTAGATTCTGAAGCTAACAAACTAATTGAAGTTGTCAAAAAGATAAGTGGTAGAGCCCGCGGGGCAAGGATTCTTTTTGGTATTATCAGAAATAATTATGATAATATTCTATATATTACCATAGCTGCTGGTCTCAAAATAGGGCACCTGATAGATAAATATAAAAACCTAGCTATTGACAGAGTGACTAATTACAGAGCAGAAGAAATGCATGAGGATATCATAGATAAAGATGAGAATAAATTCCTTAATGTTTAAGGAGGCTGCATAATGGCCCTAAAAGGCTTTTCAGGATATAGGCCAGGAGACGGTTCCATACCGCTGTATCAAAAAAACAATAAAAATACTTCATTGCTTGACAAACTGAAATTTTGGAAGTGGTTCGTCAATAAAAAACAAACCAAAAATGAATGAGAATAAAAAACTGGAAAAGTTGCGAGACCTCACGCAAGATATCTCTATTATATATAATAATAAATTAGGAAATATAACGCACAACCAGGATGATGGTGATACTTTTGCCGGTAGCATTGTTGAAGCGAAAGATAATAACGAAAAAGCAATTGTATTATTATACAGAAGGTCCGGTTCGGATACGTGGCACGTCAGAGCTATTTCTGAAGCAGATGGCGCAAGAGACACTGGAACAAAACAGTTTACAGATTTTAATGTTGCCGCGGCCGACTGGAAAAAATTGATATTGAAATTATTGGAAAAATTATGATAACTTATGTTTATAAATGCCCAAATTGTAATAAAGTAAAAGAAGTAAAACATTCCATTAAGGAAACTCCAAAGATAATATGTGATATCTGCGGCACAAAAATGAAACGAGTTATACTCGGTGGCCAGGCGACGTTCACCAAAAAAATCGGTGGAGTGGCGGCCTATCATGGAGAAGGCAAGGAGAGAAAGGCCGGCAGAAAAAAATGGATAAAAGAAAATCCATATTATGACAAGTTACCAGACTATCTTTAGGAGGGCTACATAATGAGTTATGATGAGCACGATACACATTATGGTGAATTGGAACAAATAATTAATAATAATATTGTGGAAACAGCGGGGTGCGGAGTTAAGAGTTGGGGCGCAATATCCAGCGCGCTTAAAACAGATCAGTTCAATGCCTGGTTATATAAAAAGGGAGCAGGCACATTAGTGGCATCGGTCTGGCTTGCCTGGAATAATCATAAAAACACATGGAGTGTTCAAGCTATTCCAGCTCGTGGTACATCTTTTGTAAGCAGATCTGTTGTAAGAATTTATACCAGCTTTGCTGATGCTAAAGCACGATGGCAAACACTTATTAACAATAAAATACAAGAAGCCAGTTAAGGAGACATATATAGATATAAGGACCAGACTTGCGGGCGGTCTTAAAACAAAAAGATGTGTTATCTAAGGAGGCACACAATGACAAATTTAATTAATTTAACAGACAGTTTTTTCCACCTCAACAAATTTGATGTACTATTCAGAGATCTATTCGACTCTGATATGGCATTCAACTCTATGATCGACGTCAAGCCAAACTATCCAGTAGATATAAAGGAGACCAAAGACAGCCTAGAAATTGACATCGCCGCCATTGGGCTCGATAAGAAAGCCATCAAGCTGCAGATAGAAGATAATGACACTCTAATTGTAGAGTACAAAAAGCAGAATGAAACTGAAAGTGATGCGAGATATTTATGCAGAGGCATTACTCGTAAAGCTTTTCGGTTTGCCTGGAAAATCGCACCCAAATTCAACATTAATGCGATAAAGGCAGAAATGGAGAATGGACTTCTTCAGTTGAAGATTCCCGTTTCTCCAGAAGCATCACCAAAATTAATCGATATTAAATGACCCAATGCCGCCCGCGGGTCTTTTTTTTTAGGAGTTACAATGATGCGCAAGCGAAGAGCACTATATGCGTTCAATTACATAACCATTTCTCTTATGGCATGTTACAGCATAATTAATAATATTTCGATTCTAGCTGGAGTTATAATGGTTATAATCAGTTTTATATTTTTATTTCTCCTTGTAACATATATATTCAGTAAAGAAGAGGGAGATTATTATATGGCTTCTGCTGTTTTAAATACTATATTAATAATTGTGTTTTTCGGTATTGCAATTCTTGCGAGTGCTATGCATATACCCAAAGTGCTCTACATAATATCATTAATCTTAGGGGTCATGTTTAGCATAAACTTTATAAGCGTAACAAATAAAAATAATTCCAGGGAGTAAAAATGAATAAAAAGCTTAATATAAGCTATGAAAAAAGTTTTGAATTAAAATGCGGTACCAATGAGCACCAAGCTGCAGCTCTCTATGCTGGGGATGAAATGGACATACCCCGAAAAGTTAGTGGGGGCAATTTAACATACAATGATTTATTGGATATGGATGTGGCCGCCAACATTGTTGCAGAATTCAAAGAACAAGCTTTCGCAATAACTGAGATGGCTAATCCAGTTTGTGCTTTCTTGTCGGTCAACCCAGCCAGAGTACTTTTAGAATCAGCCAGTGACAAGATAAATCTAAATGGCAAATGTATTGCCACTAATATGAAAATGGGCAATGGCATTATTAGGTATTTTATGGAAAGCGGAAATGTTCCAGAATCGGTTGTAGCTCCCTCATATGATGACTATGGTTTGGAGCTTGCGGTAAAAAATCTTCCGAAGCTCAAAGTTTATAATACAAATGTGAGACAAATGGCATTTACCGAAATGCGCGTAACAAGATGGGGAATTCTGTGGCAGGAGGCAGATAACATTCCCGAAAAACTCAATAATGATGAAAAGCTGGCGTGGGCGGTTGTTAAACATGCCAGAAGTTATGCTGTAGTATGGGTAAAGAATAATACAACTGTTAGAATTATGCATTCACTTAATAGCATCAATGATGCTATTTCTAATAATATGAGTGAAATGATCTATACTAATTATAAAAATAAAATGTTTAAGCTATATGATGCCATTGTCGCAACCGATATCCCATTCAAGAACGAACAGGCAGCAATGCCCCTCATTCAAAAACACAAAAAAACAATCATATTTCCTGGGACACTATATGGAGATGAGCCTACCAAAAAACTAAAATTGATGAAATTCAATCATCTACGTTTAAGTTAAATCTATTTCTTTTTCCATGGTAACTTCTTACAAAAATTCACTTCAGAAAGATCACAGCCTTTAGGCAGTGATTAGTTCACTAACGACATTTAGTTTGGCTTTCACGTCATTATAGGCAACACCTTCATCAACCAACTTTTTAACTCTCTGCAGATAAGATTTTCAATTTGCGCCAAGCCTTTCGGATGCTTTATTCCATACGATAAGCCAATCGCCGCGCGACAAAGTTTTCTTTTGTGCAATGGATGGTTTCTTCGCTTTAGTGTCAGCCATTTGAGCCGGGGCTTTTCTACCTCTCATAACTCTTATTGCAATTGTAATGGCCATCTGAGCTTTGGATTCTTCGTCACTCACTGCTTCCTGTTGGTTCAATATTGAAACATAAGCATGATATCAAAAGGCCTAATTTCGCCTTTGGCGTAATAGGCTTCATCTATAACATTTGTTAAATCCACTTTATTTTACCTCGATAGATTTTATTATTGCCCGTTTTATTTCAAAAAAATTAAATGTATCTATTGTTTCAATATGCGAAAAAGCTTTTCTTTTAGATAGATCTATTGAGTACTTATCTTCATTTCTAAAAAACCTCATGAATTCTTCAGTTGTAATTTCTATAAGCTCTCTTTGAGATGGATCGACAGCTTCCAGTGAAGTAATCCAGCCAGTAAGGACGCCTTTATCGCCAGGCTCAGTTGTTATAACAACATCACTTAAGATTAATATTCTATCATCAGGATTATGACTATCTAGCTTATATTCTCCTGCATATGACCATTCATAGACAAAAACCAGCTCGCCCTTTGAAACACGATCGAATTTACTTCTATTATATATTATCATAGCTCCTGCCGTTTCGATTTAGTGGAAACCCTTTCATTTTAGTTCAATACCCTTGATCATTATTTTTTTCAAGTTACTATATTCTGAGCCCTCTAATACCTCAACGTGGCTGAGACTATTCACCGCTCCAAAATCCCAACTCCATTGACGCACATCCAGAAAAAAGTCTGACAATGCTTCGCGGGTTATTTCTTTAATATCCTCTTTCGTTGGTCCAACCGCCTCCATATGGAAACCCCATCCGGTTAGGTACCCCGGCCTGCCTGGCTGGGTGGTAATGATAATTTCACTTAGCACCAGCACTTGTTCATGCGGAGAGTCATAATCAAATTCATGTTCATAAACATATACTATACTTCCCGCTTTGATGTTAATAAATTTTTTTCTATCATAGATTACCATAATTTCTGCTGTTTTGCCTCCTCTGGATAGTATACTTTTTCCAGATAAGCATTAATAACTTTAAGTTTTTCACTATTAGTTTTAGAATTTCTTAGAGCATCCAATATGCCAGATTTGAAGTATAACTCTGAGGATCCATATAGTATAATTTCATAATTAGCAAAATTATTTTGCTTGGATAATACTCCTAAAATATAAACCACATTCTGTGTTATTTCATATTCATTATTACCAAGTTTCTTATCTATATAGATAATTTTATTGGCATCATCGATAGATACATTCGCTCCTGCAATCCCGTATTCTGATAGAAATGACTGTAAATCACCTTCTGTCATTGAAAATACAGGAATGAATACCATCAAAAATATTATTAATAAAACAACTTTTTTTATCATTATTTTATATCCAATTTGCCCTTTATTTTGGCTAAGTCAATCCTAATTTCGCTAACATTTGATTCATTCAGCGCTATTCCGGCACCATTTCGTTTGATCTCGGATTGCACTGTTAGTAAATGTTCCTCTATGCGAATAAGTGTTTCTCTGTTCTTGCGCGAACGGTTTAATGATGTGCTGACGAAAGTCGCCGCGCTTGCTATAATTGCTGCTATTATGATCATTGCCAGCTGTTTGTTAAAGTCCTTGAAGAAGCTCATTTTTATGTCCTTTTGGCTTAAGATTCATTATTTATCTTTGTTGCTTGTTACATATATATTCGCAAAGATGAAAGAATTAAAATATAAATGTGTTTGTGGTGCCGCTTTTGAGGAGCTTGAAGAGCTCCAGTCTCATCAAATGGTATGTGTGCTTTTTCGCAAAAGCATAATAAAGCAGATGCCTAAACACAAAGAGAAACAACAGATTAAAGTGGGAGTAAAAAATGTTTCAAATAAGATTATCAAAGACGAAAAACCTCCGGGAGAAGAAGAGCATATTAAAAGAGTGCCTTATAAAACAACAAGACGCAGCACAAAAAGCTCATCGGGTGCTTCATTGGACAAGAGCAACAATCAGAAGATTGAAACGCCTGAAAATGAGAAATCCAGCTAACCTGGAAATGGACCATCCATTTGAGTTAGGCAATGAGAAAAAGCTTCATTGGATTGATATAATGATAAAATTGCCGCACCTGTTTCGCTGGAAGTGGGATTACGTATATAGCATATATTCCGAAACAGTCTGGAGAGTTCAAGAAAGCGAAGCGCGTGAGCTGGGATTTGATTACCCAATGAAAAATCCCAAAGATAATGTTGATAAGTTTAGATGCATATATACTGAAGCTGAAGCCATAATGGAGAATGAACTAATTCATTATTATGAAGAATGGGTAAAAATTTTTATTCCACAATTTACTAAACGTATAAAAACGGGGACATATGGAAAACGATAATGTTGGAATTAGGGATTGGCGGAAACTCACAAGCAATTCGGTAGAAAATTACACAATTAAAGATATGATGTCTGTCATATCTCTGAATCTGGAAGAGTTTCTTCGAAGCAAAGATGAGAATTATGTGACAGATGCCTTAAACTTACTTGACACAATTCTTTTGACCTATAAGTGCGAAAAAATAGATGAACATTATCTATTCACGCCCAATCATGAATTGTTTGTAATTAGCACACCAATATATGTAGGGAGATAAAAAACATGACCAAGGAACAACTTAAGAAAAGGGTCGCAAAATTTCAAGAAGAAACAACAACAAATAAAATTGGCGAGGCTGAAATGTTCGCGAGGAGAAAGATGGCTCAATTTCTTATTATGGAGCGTAAATATACGGAGCATATTATAATGAATGGCCTTGAGGCCAAAGTGAAAATTAATATGGAAATTGAACTTTCGGAGAAAGGTGGTTAATGTGCACGACGCAATAGTTAAAATGAGGAATGAAGAAGTAATAAAAATATCCATGTGTAAAGAACACTCTCAATCGGAGAGTGGCACACTTATTATAGAGAATCATCTGGGAGAAAAATATCTATTTTCTCCTTACAATTTTTTGTATGCAAAATTCATACCAGCAGACGAGAAGGTAAAATGACCATAAAATTGCATATGATAGATGGCAAAGTTGTCATCAAAAGTCAGCAAGATGATAAATCTCACATCTTATTCACAGATCCTAAATTTTCTTTAATAGGTCATATTAATAAATTTCACTATGATGGGGATAAACTTATTGTAGATGAAATGAATATCGAACGCTTAAGTGTGATCCCTGAAATGCCATCGCAGTAAATTTAGAGAGAGCATAGAGTCGGGTTTTATTAAAAATCGAGGGGACATTTCGTGGAATTGAGGCAGAAATATTTATGTGGAGATATGAAGTATGAGAATTTCGAAAATAAGCACAAGGGACAAACTCTGTATGTAATAGGCACTGGTGCCTCATTGAGGGATTTTGATTGGAACAAAATAAGGGATGAAAACACATTGGCCTACAACAAATCAGTATTTCATATTCCATTTTGGCCAACTTATTATTGGATATGGGATAGAAATGGCAATGAAGAAAACATTTATAATTTAATGGATTTCGCACCGCTTTCCAAGTTCAGTAAATATAGATGGATTCAGGTAAAGAGATTACCAGTAGGAGATCAAAGATTGTTCGGGTCGGAGGGATTACGAAGAGCGGGTAGTTCAGCCATTTATGCTATAGAGCTGGCGCTTTGGATGGGTTTTGAAAAAATCATTATACTTGGTCAAGATATGTATGTTGATCGATGGTATTCATTCTGGCAGAAGGTAGAAACTCCAGCATCGTTCAAGGCCAATAAAGTCAAATGGTTTGGCCGCGAGTTGCTGAACGAGTTTCGTAGATTTGAACAAATGAAGGATCGGATATTGGTAGGCCATAGTCCAAGAAGCTTGTTGGTGCAAAATGGCATCTTAAACCATATAGAGACATAAAGGTTAGCATATGAAACACTTTAAAAAGGGAGATGTGTTTCTCCTCAGCGCCATAAACTCAGACAATCAAATAAGCAGCGAGAGCCTTGTAAAGCTCACAAGTGATTCTTCTGCAGGTTATGCTAATGGCATAACGTTAAATGATTATATTATATCTGGCATAGCACATTATGATGATCGCGTATTCATACTTTTAAATATGGTAAATGCCCATTTTTATATTAATGAAAAAGATTTTTTAATATCGCAAGATATCAATACTATTATGAACTTCAAAAAGAAATATTTGGATAGTATATTTACTTGTAAAAATAGAATGAAATAGCGGATAACCAAATGGAATTAGAACAACTGAAGAACTTAAAAAAGGGAACTAATTTTGTATTTAGCTACACCAACAGCATATTTGTTAATATATTTTTTGCAAGTGTATTAAAGATATCAGAAGTTCGACATGAAAAATATATCTTAAAGCACATCGAGACAGTACATTTCAGTTTCAATGAAAGGACAAATGAAGCTACAATTATGATTTACAGTAATAATCCATATAGCATACCAATACAATTTGATAGAGGTTTTGCAGAATATTATCATATAGAATCAAACAAATTTAGAGAAGGCAAGCTGGCTATTCTTAGCCAATTATTTGGTGCGAGTACAGTAAAATTTCAATAAAGAAATCAAAGTGAGATATGAAAAAAAAAATTATAGAAGAGAATCATTCGCAAGTAATCCTTGAAGAGTTAAAAATAGTAAAAAACATTGCGTATATTATGGCACACACAGAAGAGGATGCAGACTATGATAAGTTTCTTCATCGTATTGCAAAAGACAGTCTCAATAATGCAATTACGCTATGGAAACGCGTTAAAAATAAAAACTTCACCTCAGGGATTTTAGATGAAAATATCGATAAGAATGGCCGTAAAATTGCCAAGCAAATTAAAAAACATATAAAATATTACGAGGGTGTTTTGGCAAATAAAATAACTAAGAAAGAAAGAGAACTTTACGAATATATTATAAAGAACAAAAAGAGGCATTTGGCAATTTTAAATCAAGTAATAGAAGATTAATTAAGGAGATAAAAATGGATAGAAAACAAAAAAATGCTGTTAAAAAATGTTTTAATGCTGTCAGTGCTCTTGTTCAAGAGCGGAAAGATGTTAATACTCAGATAAATGAAGAGTTTAAAATAACATCAAAAGATATTGGCTGGTCAGTTCAAGGCCTTAAAAATGGTTTCTCTCTATATAAGAGAGGAGTGAGACTGGAAGACATCAACGAACTATATGAGGTGTTCGTTGAAATGGATAGTCCCGACAGCCCAGAAGAAGATGAATGAAATTGCTGGATAAGAAACAATAAATTATAGAGGAAAATTAATATGGATGAACTCGGAAAGCTCAGAATACGAGGTAAGGTGCTTAAAAAAAGTCTGGAGCCTAAAGAAAGAGAGAACGCAGTAAAAGAGCCAAAACAAAATGAACCTATCTATATTACCATGGAAGAAGCTAAAAAACTGGTCGAGGAAGAGGCTAAAAAACAACTTGTAGAAGTACAAGAAAAAATTCGAAAAATGGAAGAAGATACAGCAGGAAGAACAGACTTCGCTCATGACAAAATAGATCAGGAACCAAATGAAAAAAGCATTCCTCCATCATACGATCCCGATAAATCGGAGGTGGTAGTGACTGCCAGAACTATAGTTGACAAAGGCAACTATTTAAACATCTACCGGCTTGGTACTCTTATCTCACAGGTGGCTGATTTAATTGTTGGTGAATACTCCGACATGCAAAGTGTAGTAGCCGAGCATACTGGTAAAATGCTCAAAGAATATACAGCTCATCTTAATGAATTTGTTTCTCGCTTGTAACAAAGTTCTAAATTGGGAGTAATGATAATGTCAGATGAAACCGAGAGAGCAATGCTGGTTGAGTTAAAGAAAATAAGTCATTTTTTAGAGCTTCTGTATAATTTATTTTCCAAGTATGACTCGCAAGCTTTGCTTGAACTGGAGGAACTGCGAGCCGCAGAAGAAAAACCAAGAAAATGATCTCAGCATTGATCAATATTAGTTACCATGTCAATACCTCATCTATAACGCAGATAATTAGAATTGATGCCAAAAGGGGCCACTTAAAATATTTTTTGAATAACAAATATATCGCAGGTAGAAAACTGGATAATAAGTTGCGCGGCTATTACATAGGAGATGGTACCAATATTATCTTTCAGAAAGAAGCTATACATAAAAATGTAATAGCTATCACATACAAGATAATTGGAAGCATTAAGAAGAATTTTGATGATATTGAATTTACAATTTTTGCTCCGGTTCCAGGAAAATTTCTTTGTTTGGACTGCCGATATTTCAGAGATGAATATAATCGCTGTTTATATTTCAAAAAGATGAATATTAAATTTAAAAAACACTGCGTAGCATATGAACAGAAGTTCTAATAGGAGAAATAAATGACAGATTCGGAACGGTTTATGGAGATATTTCACCGCAATATCCTAACCAAATATGAAATAGAAAACGAAATTGTCAGATCTGGGTTCAACACAAGCTTTGAGGAACTGCTTAAAAAAGGCTATATTAGGCCAACAGGAAGATCATATCAAAATCATGAGTTTTATGCCCCTAATGTCCAATCATGGATAAAGGCAAACTATCCTGTATCCAGATTGGAAGCTATAGATTTAGGGGCCAATTACCGAATGCCTCTCCGGTTCGAGAAATGGTTTGTTGATTATTTACGTAATGAGCTTAAGTGGAATCAAAATCAAATCCTATTGTGGTGGAACTCGGCATTTGGCCGTTCTTTTGCCGATGCTTACATGCCCAAAGCGATAACAGAACTTAATACCAGGCAAAAATTTATAAATGAGATTAAAAAAGAAAAAGAGCGTTTTCAGAATGAACTGGCGACCTTACGCAAAGAAGAACCGAATTATAACAAGCAATCTGCAGAAAAATATTATAGTCAATCCTCCAGTCTAACAGCAAATAATATGATCAGTTCTATTTTTCACAAGGAGGCCATCATAAAGGATGCTGTAACACTTAAATATTTTGCACGGTTTAAACCTGAATTCATTAAATACACCTTTGAAAAAAGTCCGCACTACATCCTATAAAATACTTATGAATCACAAGGAGATCAAAAATGAGTGTAAATCAAACAACAAAATTACCTGGTGATGCGCAGCTGCTACTGCAACATCAAAAAACGCTGTATGATACGAGTATCAAACAACAACGTAAAAATTCATTGATCACAATCATAGTTCTGGGCGTTATGCTGTCAATAGCTTTATATTGGTTAGTCAATAACTATCTCAAGTGGCAGATGGAAAAAACCGCCACAACACGCGCCTATGAATTGGAAATAGAAAAAGTTAACAATAGGGCGCACTATATTAAAAATGCCATTATTGGTGATTATTATATTGACGATAAAAAGAAATTTGAAGATTTTATGTTGACGGGCTCCTGGATAATTACAAAAAAATATCATGAGTATAAAAAAAAGATTAAATCTAATAAATTTGCCTCCATGAATAACAAAGAAATAAGAAAATATCTGGAGATAAGTTTCAAAGGTGCGCAGCTTGTGGGAATTGATCCATATCTGCTTCTGGCTGTGGATAGTGTGGAGAGCGAATATGATAAAAAAGCCAAAAGCAAGGCTGGGGCCCTAGGGATTTGTCAATTTATGCCGTTAACAGCCAAACTAATTGCAAATTCTTCTACTAATTATACAATATTACAGGTAGATGGTTACGAACCAAAAAGGTTGTATGATCCTGTGTATTCAAAAAAGCTACAAATAAGATTTTTACATGATTTATTTGTGTATTTTGATGGCCGAGTTGAATGGGTCTTACTGGCTTATAATTGGGGCCCAGATGTAACCGCTAAAAAAAAGTGGGCCGATGGTGATGCTGTTTTTTCTGATCTAGACAAGGAACAGCAAGAATACGCTACAAAAGTACTTAATGTCTATAATCAACTCAAGATGGGAGTCAAGAATTAATGAGATGATAGATTATATAATCCCGATGTCTTTGTGGCAATTTGAGAAGCCAGAGGATAGAGAATTCAAGCAATGCTTGGTTTTAACAAATCTACAACCATTGTGGCCAAAGATAATTTGTGTGAATATAACCACATGGAGGCATAAAATGGCACCTTGGGGCATAGCAGATGTAGATAAACACAAAAAAGGTCTCACCAAAAAACAGAAAAAGAAGTGGGTAGCTATCGCCAATGCTATACTCAAGAGAACTGGAAATGAAGGAATGGCGATCGCCACTGCCGACAAAAGATCAGTAAGTGAAGACATGGCATTTATGATAGAATACATCGCTACCAGTGAAGGTTTAGCCGGTTCAGATAAAATAAATAAATCTCCCATTGACACTTTTGATATTGGTAATAGACACATGATAAATCTAGATATTCCACTCAAGGCTAAAAAATCCAGAAAACGTAAAAAAAAAGCATAGCTACACCTACCTTTAAATTCCAAGAGCCAATACGTCAGACCGGTATGGGAAGGTGGCTCAAAGATCCCAATTATTTCCGTAACATAACCAGAAGCTCTTATTAGCACAAAGCATATATAGGTGGTACAATGACACTTAATAAATATCAAAAACTTGCATGGAAGACTGCATTGTATCCCAACAAGAAAAATAATCTTTATTATCCTTCCCTTGGTCTGGCAGGTAAATCTGGCGAAGTGTGTAATATAATCAAGAGAGCTATGCGGGATGACAATGGATTCTTAACAAAAGAAAAGAGAGAAAAACTTAAAAAGGAAATTGGGGATGTTCTGTGGTATGTTGCCGCGCTATGCAAAGAATTAGATCTGGAGATGGAAAAGGTTGCCGAGGTTAATATAAATAAGCTTCTTTCAAGAAAGAAAGAAAAGAAATAATATTCAGGGAAGTGGTGATGATAGATGAACAGCACTATCAAAAAGCATGGCAAGATCATATTTAGGTCCAGCCTGGCTGTACGATTAGATTCGCATCCAATTATTTATGCGGTATCATTCAATGATAACCCACAAGATGCCGAGTGGCAATTATATAGCTATGAAGAAGAAAAATTGTATCCGGCCAAATTCACCAACGTATATAGATTTTACAATGAAATGGCCTGTGTAGTCACGAGATCAAAACCGCAATACCAATACAACTTTGTAAATAAAAAAGCAGAACTTATTTTTCCAATTGATTTTGACAGTGTGGAAAAAACCCTCTTTATAAAACCCGTAATGGGGGCCTTTGTTAATGACAAGCACTTTCAAATAGCCATAACCGGCGGAATTAATGCCACCAAAAAGGAACTGGCGAAACTTCTCTTGGAGTATCATGATGCACACTAATAAAACATCCAAGCGCGGCCCCGGAGCAATTAGCCCACAGGGACCGGCGGAATCAATACCACCAAAAAGGAACTGGCAAAACGTCTCTTGGAGTATTATGATGCCCGTTAATAAAATATCTACGCGCGGGCCCGGAGCAACTAGGCCACAGGGGCCACCGCCTCCAGGTCAAAAACGCGATGGCGGCCGCATCGGAATATTGTCAATACGCGGCAGCATGATTACGCTCAATAATGAAGATGTTGGCAGTACTAAAGATCTATCCAAGACTATGAAAAAGCTCCAAAGCATTATTGCTAAAAAATTACTGAAAGAATAAATGCTAATCATTTTACAATGGTGCCATTCACTTTCCAGAACTTTATTTAATCCTTTACAAAACCTCCATATTGTGATAATATATAATTAGGAGTTAAAAAATGATAAAAGATGAAACAAGATTAGAAGCGGAGATGGAGTTTGAAATTATTGAACATAATAATTATAGTCCGTCTCAGGAACTTAATGCTGAAGCTGATATTGAGCTAGAAGCTATCCGAAATGAGTTTTACCCTTACAACTCTAATGATGAGTTGAATGCTGAAGCATTAATGCAGATAGATTCATTATAAAATGTTCTTTACAAAATCTCCATATTGTGATATAATATATAATTAGGAGGAGAAAATGCCAAAAGATGGAACAAGATTTTTAAGATTAGAAGCGGAAAGAAAAATAAAACCTGTCATAGAGATGCTAAACAGAGCAGGATTTAAATATGAAATTTGTGGAAGTTGGCGAAGACAAAAAGAAGATTTAGGAGACATAGATATTTTAGTAGAAAAAGAAAGTGGAAAATATTTAGATCTTAGTAAATTGAACATAGACTGGTCAGGTGAAGAAAAAGTTGGATTTGAGATTGACGGAATGCATGTAGATATAAAATTTGTTCCCAAGGAAAGCTGGGGGGCTGGTCTTCTTCATCACACAGGTTCTAATGGGTTCAATATTAAATTGAGATCAATGGCTAAGAAAAAGGGTTGGAAGCTTAATGAATATGGGTTATTTGATCGGGAAACAGGTGAAGTCATAGCCCAGAAAAGCGAGATAGAAATTCTGGAATGTCTCATGAATAAAGATTCAGCACAAAAACTTCTTAATCCAACAAAAAGGAAAACTCCAAATTGGGTAAAGAAATATTGGAAAATATAATTTAAAAGGATAAATAGATGACTTTATTGAAAAAGATATTGTCAATATTTTTAATTTTTTTAGCAGGTGGAGTTACTGTTGCGAATCTTTCATATTTGCGATATCATGTACCAAGTCATTATCATGGCAGCTGGATAAAAGTTGCATGCGCTTGTTGTCTAGCTATAATTTTTGGAATATATATTGCAAGGGGGCATAAATGAAAAAAGAACTACTATTTTCTGTGACTAAAAAGGATTTAAAGGTTGATTGGTTTTCCGGCAAGGGAGCCGGAGGACAATATAGGAATAAACACCAAAATTGCTGCAGGATAAGGCATAAAGATTCGGGCGCTATAGCGACAGCTCAGGAGGAAAGAAGCAGGAAGGCAAATTTGGCAAAAGCACTTAAGCGCTTAACCGAGACTACAAAATACAAACTATGGACGAACAGGCGGATATACGAAATCTCAAAGCAGGCAAAAATTGATAAAGTGGAAATAGAAAGACAGGTTGAAGAGGCCATGAAGCCGGAGAATTTAAAAATTGAATGCTATGAAGCTGGAGAATAATATGAAAAATATAAAAGAACAAACCGAAAGTTTAACATTTTGGACAACCGGAGAAAACATGACCAGGGTCCTCAGGGATTTCTGGGAGGAAAGAAACTGCATACACGCATTCGAGACTGCAAAAGAGGGTCTCGGAATGAATGAGGATCAGGCTATTGATTTATTTGAAGGTAAAATGAAACTCTCTGGAGATACCCGCAAAGATCCTGATCTTCGTTTCATAAATGATAACTATAATGGAATTAGTGTTGATGATATGATGAATTGGTTTGAACGAAAGTACATTGAGATTAGAACTGATAAACTAAAAGATGATCTCAGTCTTAGAAATAACATGATTAAATATCTTAACGTTGGCAAAGGCCTTGAAATACGCGATACGCAGCGAGATGCTAAAAATGCTTCCCTCCAGATGGAAAGGAAAACTTTCGAGTATCTCAGAAATTTAATGTTTCTCTATAATATAACCAATAGGGCCATTGCAGATTTTGAAGTTAAAGTTGAAGAAGCATTAAGAGATGCGGAGTTCAGTAAAGAAGCAAGTTATATAAAAGATGATATGGATGCTCAGAATGCAAAGGTGCTTTTTGATGCTTCATTACGAAAGCTCAATAGTAGCATAGTCGCTGCTCCTAAGACGGTGGATGAATTTATTGAAAATGAGAAAAAAATAGATGAGCTTGAAGCGATAAAAGGGAAGCCAAAGGATTCTTCTTCCGGATGGCTCAGTCCAGCTGGAGATTTTTATCCCTGCCCTTACTTGGGGCATATAGCTCTTGCAAGTAAGCTGGCAGAAGGAATTGTGGAAGGTGTTACTGATGAGCATGATTTAGAGCTAAAGAAATGGGTTAAAATATCCTCATTTAGGATATATAATTTGGACGGCCATTTCACGAATAAGCAGAAGAATTTTATATTCGATTTCGCAATAGCACATAAATTAGACAAAATCAGAATAAATGTGACTTTAGTAGATACTAAAAAATTGTTTGATCATTTTGATACGAAAGCTGGAACATTATAAATAAAAATGAAGAAATCAAAAGATAAATGAGATCGTACAGAAGGAGATAAGAAAGCAATAATAGCCTATAGGAAAATACGGAGCAATATTAAACAATGGATATAGAAAAAAAACAAATTAAAGAAGATGATAGAGGAAAGATGGCCAAGGAGAAAACCGCTAGAGCCAAGAGATTTTTAAATCCAGTCAGCTCGACCGCTGAAGATGTTATTCGCCTGGCGGCAGAGGAATACAAAAAAGAGCTCGATGCCAAAATGATTGAAAAAATACGGACCAAAGATCATACATATGCCGAAAAGAAAGATTAAAGCCGGCAATATATATATGTCTAATTTGGTTCTGAGGCCTTCTCCAGATTGGAATATATACAAAGTATTAAACCGCAGAAAAACGAATAATGGTGATTACATTTATAGAGTCCGGGTTGCAACTGCAACTGGTTTCAAATCTAAAATAGCTATCTGGAGTGATAGAAGGTTTAAAGCTAAATTGTCAAACAAAATAATAATACCGGCTGATAAAACAACTATTTCCAAGAGATTATTAACTCATGACCGCAAATGAAATCATGCTTAATTCTATTGTTGGCAAGTGGTTCCAAAGAATTTATCCGGAGCGGCGCACAGAATATCTTTTTGCTAACAAGCTTCAGTTCGGTGGGATACAGATGATTAGTTATCATGCCGACATAGGAAAAATGTCAAAGCAGCACTGGCAAAAGATGCCGAGTTTTCGCTCACTAGAATTGATCGAAGATCCTAAGATGATTAAAAAGCTGAATAGCAAAAAAGCATTATATTTACTAAAAGAAAGCAATAAGAATGAAATTAAAGAGGGTTGATTTAAGCAATTGCGATTTTAAATATGTTAAGCCATAACTCAACCTGGCTATCATAGTTATTATTTTGATTTAAGCTTTCTCATTCTATGCAATTAAGTGGTGGATTGGATAACAAAATATATAACTATTTCGAAGAGATGCATGAAATAATAGATCCATCTATCAAAGGAGGAGTGGCAAAGGAGATACTAAATGAAAGTACATGGACTTAAATGCAGATCTTGCGGCGATATCATATACAGTCGCGCGCCGCACGATTTACATTATTGCTCATGTGGCAATTTTTTTGTAGATGGCGGCCAGGAGAATGATGGCTATAGATATGGGTGGAGTAATATCTATGAGAATTCTTTTGAACTTGTAAGTCTTGAGATAGATGTAACCAAAACAGAATTGTATTCTGACTGGAATAATGATATAAACAAATATGGTTGGATATATGGGAAGGATACACCTAAAAGAAAAAAATTCGTAGCTAAGAGGTTCTTAAAGCAATAAACGGATTCAATTTATAAGAAAGATAAAAATGAGAGCGGTTAATGTTTTCGTCAGTATCTTTTTGCTTTGGTGTTACCCGTCAGTGTTAAGTTTACATCTCGGATACAAAGAAATACATTTAATGAAGATGAATAACTTGTCGTTATAACATATATATAAATAAGAATGATTTGATGAGGAGTCAAAAATGGAAGCTAATCTTCAAGTCTCATTTAATTTAACCAAAAATGTAGATGACTATGAGAGTGTAAAAATCCAGGGTGGAATAGCGATTCCAATTGAAATAGAAAATGAAGATGATTATAGACAGCAGTTTACGCAATGGCTTCGAGTTATTCAGAAAGAAGTAGTAAATGAAACCCACAAATATTATCAAGCCGTTCAAAAAATAAAATTCGAAAAATTCGAAAAGCACAAAAGAGATGATCTTAAATAAGAGTGCTCCAAAAGAAATAAAAACTAAATTAGCCAAATTTTTTCTGGGTAAGCAAGCACAGGGATATTGGATGAAATGCAGAATGACTCCACGCCAAGGGGAGCCTTCTTTGTTAAATTCACCGCATTATGCTACTTTGGGCACTATCATATATATAGATATAGATTACTCACCATATAAAATGATACTTAATGGCTGGCTGCCATGCATAGGCATATCAAGTACTGCATTGAGCAAATCGTTGGATATTAGCTTTCTAAATGGAGATATTCCAGATCTTTCTGATGGGCGGCCACTAACATGAACACTATGTTAGCTATATACATAGTTACTGGAATTATAGCATTCCTTTTAAGTATGTCAGTATTGTTAGTAATATCCGGTATATCGATGATCGCTATTGAATTAGTAGAAAGGTTTATAAGGTCTATTAGAAGAAAACGTCTTCATCGCAAATCGCCCAAACACTTTGATCAAAAATCAGTGATGGGCAATAGTAGTATTAAATTTTTTGATTGATGCAAATGGCTTTTCAGTGCCTATTGCCACCCTTTGTCTCATTTTTTTTTCTACATATGCCCAATCTAAAAATGGCATTTGTTTATTCATCCTGATATCTGTCAATTGCCTGAATAAACCTTCCAATGTTTCGGTAGTGAACATTTTTCCTTGGCAGTATGCAAACCACTTCATTGTGGCGGCTCCGCCCATAATATCATGGATAATAGTATCAGGGGCTAGACCAACAATAAGATCTTTCCTCTTGTCTACAATAATTGCTCTCTGTTTTAAATAATATGTATTTTTCAAATCTTTTTTACCAATTGTCTCATTTAAATTCATTTTCAATTTCCTCTGAGTACTTGAGAAAATGTATATACATCGCTCGGAAAACATCCTCATATTTTTGATTGTTTAATTTGGGATGAGATTCGGCATATCTTTTAACCTGATTGGCGTGTATATATACATCGAGCTTCTTGGTTAGGTGTCTTGCTAATTTAGTATAATCTATCATATTTACTCCTTGAATTGTTTTATTTTTTTGGCATAAGTTTCTGAATCCTAAACTTGTATAATTTTTTTTCGCCCTTGTTTGTTATAACTGTAGGCTGGTTATTTTTGTCTTTATCGAAGCCCTTTACCTCGGCCTTTTTATTTTTGAATTTGCCCGTTAATATTATATCTCCTATCTTGATGTCGTTTTGTTTCTCTTTGAGTGCCTGTTTAAATTTCATATGTTCTAACCCTGAACAGAATAATATTCATCTGCCAAATATCTATATTATCTTGGCGCATATACCCGCGTGAAGGGAAAAACCAAACTTGCCAATGCAAATAATAGAATTAGTTCTAATTGTGTCCCCAAAGATAATATAAAGTTAAATAAAAATGGATAAAACTATGAAATTCAAATTAGTATCGTTGGTAAAAAGAAAATGAACTTAAAACAATTCCTAACAGAACTCGCATTGACGCTGACAGCTAAAACCCCTATAGGCAAAAAGCTCAAGCAGTATAGAGGCGTTAATTACATTGTATTAGGAGAAAATGAGCCTCCTGATGTTCATGGTATTCCAAAACAATTGGAAGCTTATGGCCGCGGCTGGCTTAATCCAGATGGCCGAATTGAGGTAGATGGCGGGTCTCATGGCTCGGCCCAGGGCCATCCAAACAGAGCATCTCAAGGCTTTTATTGGGGCGCAGACTACGATAAAGCCTGGCGATCTCCTGATGGGAAAATGCTCAAGGGAGTAATTTATGTTAGAGGGCGCGCCGGCACAGATGAAAATTGGATAAAGCGAAGCATATATACTATTCTTAATTTGATTTTCAACAGACTACCAAGACCTTGAAAATGGTACCAGGATATCCACCTGGCTCAAAAGAAAGACACTTATGTCTAAATACGGAGAGGTATTCAAATCATGATTAAACTAGGCAAAGCTTATCCTGTAATATCAAAATCTTCTTCTTCACCGTATCAAAGATTAATAGTGATACCATTTGCGCACATTACAGGCACTATGTATCCTAAACAGCTATATACCTCTTATATATATCAATTGGATGATAATAAATTCTACAGTGCCCCTATTGTCATGACCACGAATCATATTCCACTTAAGAAAGTCAAGCTAGCCGAAAAACAAAGCATGATAAAAAAAATATTCCGCAATGAAGACATTTTCAAGAGCTGGCATTAAGCCTTTACAAACATTACTAAAAGCTGTATAATATAAATATGAGAAGATATTTTCATGCACCGGGTTATATTCTAGATGGCAAATTAGATCAGAACTGCGGCCGAGTAATATTATATGATGGATTGATACTGGTTTCTCGAAATGTAGCAAATGATCATAACGATTTGCTAAGAGCTTTTGCCAGGCGGTATAACTTTAAACCAAGATATGTTATTTCAAATGCTATTCGAATGTATTACAAATATATTCCCGAGGAAGAAGCATATGTAATTTGCGGAGTTCGCCGGATCGACGATGAACTTTTTCTAAAAGATTCAAAGATCTATTCAATATTAATCAAGGAAGAGTTGAAATGAAGACTGATAATAAAGTAAAATGGAGACAGCTTTCTTATAATGGCCCATCATTCCCCCAAATTTACCAGTTAAAAGGCTACGAAATTCCGATCAATATGCCATGGTTTGATGATAAGCCAATTAAGGTTAAATTCCCATCAAATATTGAAGAAATGCTTTATCATTGGGCATCTAAAACAAATACGCAATATGTAAAGGATCCTGTATTTAGAGATAACTTCTTTAAAGATCTTAAAGCGGCTGTCCAAACAGTTTTTATTTCAATGCTACATGAGGCAATGAAAGCCAAGTTCCCAGACGACTGGGATTTTTCAGTAATAGTTTCCGCTATTGAAAAGAAAAAAGAAGCCAGGAAAAACAGAACCAAAGAAGAGAAGGAAAAAGCCAAGCTTGAAACAGCAGCTCGGAAAGAAAAATATGGATATGCTATGATGGATGGCCATCGTATAGAAATAATGAATTACACTGTTGAGCCACCTGGTATTTTCATGGGAAGAGGAAAAAATCCGTTAAGGGGAAGATGGAAGTCACGAATTTATCCCAATGATGTAACGCTTAATTTGAGCAAAGACGCGCCAATTCCAGTTCCTGATGTTCCTGAGTATATTAGTACTAAATGGAAGAACATAGTCAACAAGCAGGATGCAATGTGGCCGGCTTTCTGGCTTGATAAATTAACAGGAAATTACAAGTATGTTATGCCAAGCCCGAAGTCATATATTCGGCAGCAGAAGGATATAGAGAAATTTGAAAAAGCCATGCGGCTAATAAAAAAAATGCCTGAAGCTATCGAGTTTATTAGTAAAAGAATGCAAACAAAGTTTGATAGAGAACCCGCAACAGTCTGTAGTTTAATAGCTCATATGGGGTTAAGAGTGGGTGATGAAAAGGACATCGACAGTGAAGCCGAAACTTATGGGGCAACAACATTGTTAAAGAAGCATATTCAAATTAAAGAGAATTTCGTATATTTCAATTTTATTGGCAAAGACAGTATTCTATACAAAGAAAAAGTTGAGCTTCCAGATCTTACAGTCAAGAATCTTAAAAGCATTATTAAATTCAAAAAACCTAATGAGCAGGTGTTCAACGTGACATCCAATGACATCAATGAACTTCTTGGCAAATTCATGCCTGGGCTTACCGCCAAAGTTTTTAGAACTGCTATAGCAACCGCGATAATGGAGAATTATCTTAAACAACATAAAATTAAAAATGCAAGCACCTTGGAAAAAATCAAAGTTTTTAAAGAGGCCAATATTTTGGTAGCTCAGAAACTTAATCATCGTAAGACACCAACAGAGAGTGCCATTAATAGCATCTCCAATAAAGAAAATAAATTAGCTGAGATAAACAAGATCCTAAAAACAATGAAGAAAACGGGCAAAATTGAAATTGTCAGAGCTCTGAAAGAAAAACGTAAAAAGGTTGCAGGATATAAAAAGAAATACAAGAATTCAAGATTAAGGAATGCTATATCCAGAGCCAATAGTTCTTACGGTGCCAAGAAAAGAAAATGGAAAAATCGAATTAAGAAGCTTGAGGATAGAAAGAATAAGCTTGACTTTCAGTTGGACTTGCAAAAGAAGACGTTGGATCTTAATCTTGGGACATCACTCACTTCATATGTAAATCCCAGAGTAACTTTTGGATGGGCTAAATCAATAAACCTTGAACTAAGACATATATATACAAAAGCAAATATTGAGAGATTTGGCTGGGCCCAGAAAAAGCACAATGTCCTATGAACCAAATAATTCAAATAATAGATATCGCTAGTTCAAGAGAAAGACAAGAGAAAATTGGCAAAATTGCCGAAGTCGTACAAAGAGTGGTCATAGAATATAATAAGAATATTCAAGAGCCAAGGAATAAGATCGTTGCCAGCTGGCCCGCTGAACTCCTGAGTAAAAAAAACCAGTTATGCGAAATAGAAGTCGGCACAAGTAAAGCACCACGTTTCTATGACGGGTATTTAAAAGTTGTATTTAGTCCCGAAGAAAGTATAGAGGGGGTGATTAGGAAGGTCAAAAGAGCAGTTGCTTTGACTTTCCTGAAAGATGAACCTAGTAAATGAAGTTGACATAGTAGTTCGTAATTTATCCGAAGAATTACCGTTAAATATGACTCTCAAAGTAGATCATTTCGAGGATATTCTTGATGAAGAGCAAAAAATATACACGCATATGAGGGTGCATCTTGTACTAGTGGAGCAGAAGTTCACCAGCAATAAGCTAACTGACATTATAATTTTGTGCGACAGAAATAGCCATATATCTAAGATTAAGAAAATGATCAAGTCGGCTATGGCCAAAGATTTGTTAAGATAAATCTATGCTATGCAAATTAGAACTAACAAACAATTTAATATTTATCACTTCAAGAAATTATATTATCCAACATATATCCAAGAATTTTACTTATCGCGATATATCTCAAGCTTTTGTTCACGGCAAATTTCAAAAACACAATGTCCGCATAATTAAACTATTGAAGTTTCAAAGTGATAAATATGCTTCACTCCCTATAGGGTTATTGGATGAATTAAAGTATCTTCTTGATAATATAGAAGATATGAATTATAAGATTATAGATAATCGCTCAACAATAAAACATAATTTTACTGATGAGCAAATAAAGAATTGCCTTAACACGCCTTTAAGGGATTATCAAGTGGATGCGGCAAAAACATTTTTCCGGGAACAGCAAATGATCATGAAAGCAGCTACCGGTTCCGGTAAGACGAAAGTAACGGCTGCAATTATAAAGTTATTGGATGTTCCTACTTTAATATTAGCTCACAAGAAGGATCTGGTGCATCAAACAGCCAAAAGATTCATCGAAGATGGTCTCACCAATATAGGTATTGTTCAGGGTACAAATATGCACACAGATAAAGTAACCATTGCAACAATTCAGTCTGCACACAAAATAGATCCTAACATTCGCAATAACTTCAAAATGGTAGTGTCAGATGAATGCCATAGATGCAACTCTCCTACTTATCAAGCTTTGTTGTCTCAAATGGTGAATACACATTATAAGCTGGGTTTGTCTGCAACTCCATACAACAAAGACAAACTGCATAATGCTCTTGTTAAGTCTTGGATAGGTGAGATTAAATTTGATCTGGGAGCAAAAGATCTTATTGCACAAGGATTCCTGGCTGAGCCAGAAATACATATTATACCAATCCGCAAAGCTGTCCAAGTGAGGCATTTAAAAAGTGGCTATAAAAAATACTCGATAAATATCGAGGATTATGGCTGGGTTGGTGCGGAGAGGAATGGCATTATTCACAATGCATATCGAAATGATGTAATAAAAGTGATTGCTGAAAATGCACCGGGACCTGTATTAGTGCTTGTTAAAAGTATCAAACACGGTGAAAAACTCAATAAAATAATTTCCAATTCAATATTTATTTATGGCGATACAAAAATCGAAGATCGACAAGAGCATATTAAAGAATTCGAAGAAGGCAAAAACATAATACTAATCGGCTCCACAATTTTGGATGAAGGAATCGATATCCAGGAACTTAAAACCCTTATTGTATGCGCAGGAGGTAAATCTTTTATTCGGACCATTCAAAGATTAGGCCGAGCCTTGAGAAAAACTGAGACTAAACATGATGTATTGATATACGATTTTATGGACACTACAAATAGATATCTTGAAAAACACAGTAAAGAAAGAATTAAGGCATATCAAAAAGAAGGATTTCAAAAAATAATTTTTGATAAAGGCTATGACGAAAACCAAAAGTAATAAGATTATAACCGAGTAACAGCAAAGATAATGGTGTTATGAACTTTAAGTCTATATTAAAAAATATATTATTAGAAGAACATCTGCCGGGGACGGCCCTTTTTGTTGGCCGTATGCAGCCACTTACAATTGCGCATTATAATATTATAGATGATGCTAGAAAAAAGTATGATTATATTTTTGTAATTATAGTTGCGGGTAAATCAAAGAAGAATAACCCGCTAACTTTCAAACAGCGCATAGAATTGGTATATAAAGCTTTTGAAGGCAAAATTCCAATGTCTCATATTATAAAGGCGCCGAATGCTTTCACGCCAAGTATCATAGATTATTTGCAAAGATACATCAGTAAAGAAAAACATAAGAATCGGTTTGTAATATTTAGCGGCGAGGATAGGGCCAATGAATATGTCAACCAAATCGAAAAATATTATAATGGCAGTGCTCAAGTGAATGTGCATATTATTCCGCGGAAAGAGGAAAGCATATCCGCCACCAAAGTAAGAAAAGCGTTGATGAATGATGATATAAGCAGTTATAAACGTTTGATGCCACATACGCTATGGGATGAATACGAAGAATTGAAACAAATAATTAATAATGTTGAGTAAAATTATATGCATTATCTGAGCAATAAAGAATATGATTATATGTAATTTATAGCTCTTGTGAGCTCAAGATAATCTACAGATAAAATACACAAGGAGAGATGAATATGCAGATTGAGAAATTTATCGATATGCTGGAACAAAGAGTTGATGAAAAAGCCGCTTCGGCTCTTAATGAAGCTATGATACATGGTGAAAATGTACCTGACGCTATTAAAAAGCAATACGGCTTCAAGTGGGCGTATGTGCCAGAGAAATACAATATCCTGATCGGTCTCAAGAAAGACAGTGATGACCTCGAACATGACAAATGGGAAGTTATTGCCTTCGAGCCTAAAGTCAAAGCTGCAGCAGTTGCCAAGAAGGGAATGGCGAAAGAATTCGAGAGCATGAATGAAGCCATCGATTTCACAACTTTCACAGAAGTTTCCAAGAGTGGCGACATGAATTTCCTTAAGCTTCTCGAACTTATTAAGGATCTTCTTGAGAATAAGACTATTGGAGTACTACAGTCAACAGCAGCAAAGCTAAAAACTCGAGGGTAAGGTAAGCAATGCCTATATATCCTTATGATGAATTAACACCAATAATTCCCGGAAAGCCCAGCCAGGCGCCAAGCGGTTCGGGTAGATCTGGCGCCAAAGTGCCAAAAGATGTTGAGATATGGCCAACCAAAGGACAAGGCAAGCCAAAACCTGGAGAGCCAGGGGCCGGTAATCCAAAACCTGGAGAGCCAGGGCCGGGCAAGCCAAAACCTGGAGAGCCAGGGCCGGGCAAGCCAAAACCTGGAGAGCAAACCGCTGGAAAACCAACCTCAAAAAGGACTACCTTAACAGACACAGAGAAAGTTATTGGTGAAAGCGATGGCACAGCCCGAGGAGTTATCAAGCGAGTTTATGACGAAGCTAAGCGCAAAACGCATAGAATGGCGGGCAAGGCCGGCCAAGAGGCAGGCTCGAGCTTAAGTGTTTTTGAACCATTATTAGAAGCTAAAATCAACTGGCCGAGATTATTAAAACAAAAAGTAAAATTTTATGCCGATAAAGTTGGAAGAAAGATGAAGCAGCAGCCAAGCTATCTGATGTATCCTTGGAAAGCACAAGCCCAGGTGGGTATTCTCGCAAAAGCACCATTAAGGAAACCGGAAAAGAATTACATATATTTAATATTCGCATTTGACACATCTGGCTCCATTGGGCAAGATGAAATGCAAAATATAGTTAATGAGCTCAATTCAGTCGCAAATACATTTAAGAATGGCACGCAAGGCATCACGGGCAAAGTATTTGAAATGGAATGGGATACAGCCGTGCATCAATTTACTGAATTCAAGCCATCTCAAAAAATAAAAGTCCTTGGCGGTGGGGGCACCGATCCCACTAGTATTTTTAAATATATAGATAAAAAAATCAAACGAGAATCTGATGGAAAATATGTACTAGATCTTGGGCCTCAGGATCAGCAGTCAGTAAGAAAATTGCCTGGCACTAAATATACTACAGCACCATTTCTAGTTATATTTACTGATGGGGATTTTTTTCGTAATCTAAATAAAGCGTCATTGGGAAAAATATATGGCATAAGTGAAGATAATATATTTTATATACTCACGGACACCGATAAATATATTTATCCGCAAAAAGAAGGAAATCATATTTGGTATGATACTCCCAAATTTTAGGAGGAATTGAAATGTCCCTCGGTTTTGAACATCTATTAGACAAAATGAATGTCGAGCTAAACGAACTTGATGCAAGGGGGGCTCTGCAGAAAACAGGAACAACAATTAAAAGAGCTCTAACAGCCATTCCGGCAGCATTAAGAGGACTATATAACAAAATGGCAGGTGTCGTCAAATCTGTTGAAAAAGCATGGTTTAGCTTTCATGCCGCCATTGGCAGATTGAAAAATAACAAATTCGCATTATTTGGAAGAAATGGAAACAAACTCACTCCAGATCTGGATTTTATGAAAAGAGTTGAATTTAGCGGGAAGCATGTACCAATGTACAGATATAAGTCTGCAAAATACGGTATGGTAGAAGGATGGCTTCAACCTAATGGCAAAGTTGCTGTAGCTAAAATGCATCATGAAGGTGTGCCTTTATTCTATTTAGGTCCTACTGTATTTAACCCCGCCACAATCAAAGTGACCGAATCAATAATAAGTCCAACTGAAAAGATTCTACTAGAACAAATATTGATAGAGGCTATTACAGGTAAAGAGGCGGAAGCCCAATTTTCGATGACCAGAAAAGAATCAGAAATGGCATTTAATGTGGAGAATCTTGTTAGAGAAGTTGTGAAAGAAAAAGAAAGGCCATTGAATGAAAGTGTAATCACTGCCGCAGATTTAGAAGATATATTAGATGATATGGCAACAGCAGTAGAGGCAAAAGCGCTTGGACGAAGAAAGATGTCATTGCTTCTTTATGGACCTCCTGGCGTTGGTAAGTCTCAGGTAGTTGAGACATTTTTCGAAAAAAGAGGTTTTAAAGTAACGCTATTAATGATTCAACACGTGCCTATTGAAACTCTCGCTGGTTTTCCAGTTATCGATTTAGAAGGCAAGATGTCAAGCCACAAGGGCGTTACAATGATGGTATCTGATATATTACCAGAAAGCACAAGTAAAGCCAATCATCTCCTCTTCCTTGATGAATTTAATGCAGGCAGTCCTGAACAGCAGAAGGCAGCAATGAACCTTGCCTTGACAGGTAAAATTGGAACTTATACTTTACCGGTAAATACAGCAATTATTGCGGCTGGCAATGCAGGCGAAATAGACCGGGCCACCGCAGTTACAGAATTAGACGCTCCTACATTTCGAAGATTTGTTTATAAGCTTCGTGTAGAACCTGATTTACCTTCGTGGCTGAAATATTCCAGGAAAGATACTATTATAACATATGCCGGCGACAAATTAAACATGGGCCCAGTGCTCCCTATTATTACAAGAAACCTTGTCAAGTGGGCTGAAGAAGTGAAAGATCCTAAAGCTCCATTTGAAAAAATACTCAAAGGTTTTGGTGGCGAATCCGAGACGGGCTGGACAGATCCTGCCACATGGACAGCCTTGGATGAACAGATGAAGCTTCGAGGCATTAAAGAATTTAAGAATCTTCCAAAAGCCACTCAAAATAAACTGGTTGAAATCGGTAAGAAACAATTTAAGCATTTGAAAGACGATTTGGAAGCTGGTGCAAGAGCTTATACGATGGGCAAACAGGATGACATACTCAAAACTGTTGGGCCTAGAATTCTGGGCGCTGATTCTACAGAACTGGTTTCCGAGATGATAGTCAACTGGGAAGATTTTAAAAGAGAATCTGTACCTACATTAGATGTATTATTAAATTACAAGAATGTAAGAGATAGAGTTGCTAAATCAAAGGCTATTGATGCTGAAGTTATGATGGCTGAAATGGCCAACGAAATAGTTAACTTCGGCTCGAAAACGGCCATGAAGAAATATATGTCAAACAAGGGCATTGGTTATTATAAATCATCTGGAAAAGATCCTTTGGCTCAGGCTCTTATGAATGTTGGGCAGTTTGTCAAAGACTTGGACGTAGGAGCCGAAATAATTACAGCTCACTTTGAAGCATTAGCTCCAGCCATTGAAATGAAAAACCAATTGGCACTTGACTGGAAAGCAGGGCTATTGCAGCTTGGCATAGACCGAATTAAGGCCGGCTGGAATGGTTTCTTACAATCAATAGATAAGCAATTTAAAGATATAGCCGATGCTGATGATAAAGCAAAGTTTGTGTCTATGAAGAATAGTGGCGATTATTTTGAGCCAATTATAAAAGCCTCTATGAGAATTAAAGATGCCAAATTAAGACAACAGTTCTTAGATACAGAATCTAAAAACTGGATCTTGCATCAGTCAAAAGCCAAGAAAAATGTAAAAAAAGAAGAAGACATTGATGATAATGAAATCGTAATAACCGAAGAGATGCTAGAACTAGCAGGGGTAAAATAAATTGAGCCTTAAGGGTATTATTGATGGCATCGTGCAAAAGGCACAAGATCCTTCTGTGCCTTTTGTGGATGTTGTATTCGAACAGCAAGAAATCACCAGACCACCAGAAAGGATCCGTGCGCTTATACAATATCTGATTCCACGAGATGCTCTTTTTGCCACTTTCCTATTAAAAGCCAAATATATAAAAGGTCACCCGGGGGTTAATACTGCAGCTGTTAATGTTATAAAGGGCCGCATTAATTTTTACTATAACGAAAATTTCATAAACCAATTCCCTCCAAACCAGCTAATGTTTATAGTGGCTCATGAATTCTATCACATTGCTAGAATGCATCTAGATCGTGCTGCCAGGAGAAAAATGAATAGTAATCTATACAATATCGCCGCTGATGAAATCATAAACCATGACATTATATCACAACTCGGCGCGCTTGCCGGTATGAAACTAGAAATGCCGACAATAGATGGCCGACCCATAGGTTTAGAAATTGATAAAAGATACGCAAAGAGCCATCCGGATCCTAAATTATGGACGACCGAAAGTCTCTATAGATTTTTAGAGAAAAAAGGACAGTCTAAAGGCAAACCAAAGCCTCCGAAGAAGAAAGATTTAATGGCGCCGGGTCGAATTGTAAGAGTCGGCAAGGGTGAGGATTACGGTGTTATAAAAAAAGTCAACAAAGACGGAACATATGAAGTTGATCCTCTCACAAAAGAAGAAGTTGAAAAAAGACTTAAAGCGTCATAAATTATTCCCAAACAAATAGATTTTCTCTATGAATTTTTTTATGCTCATCTTTCCATATTGGCATTAAATTACACAAAGCCCAACATTGTTTAAATTCTGGATCTTCGGGTCTCTCAAATTTCCAGTAGCTTTGATAGATTTTGTGATGTAGTTCCCATTTTGTGCCATGATTCGCCAAGGTCATTGGCTCCTTTTCTGGATATTTTTTATTAAGTTCTGACATTTGTCTATTTAATTCTATTTGGAGCTCTTTGAGGGTCCATGAAAGGAGATTTTCCCAATGGCGCCCGTTTTTGTTGCCCTCCAAGGCAGATCTAATCCTATTTCCCATATATATATTTAATTTAAACATTGGGTCAGTTCTGCGTTTATTAGCTCGCAAATTGTTGTAATAATCAGGATTTCTTTCCATCATTTTTTGATACAGCTTTTTACGATAGGCCGGATCCCTTTTTATGGCTCTTTGATACCGCTTTGTGTTATAATCCGGATCTTTCGCGATTCGTTTTTGATACAGCTTTTTATTATAATCCGGGTCTTTTGCGATTCGATTTTGGTAATGCTCTACATTATAGCTAGGATTTCTTTTAACATTTTTTTTATAATACTCTTTTTTATAAGCTTTTATCTTTTCAATATTTTCTTCATACCGTTTTCTGCTGATAATCTTCTGACATTCTTTACAATAAAAACCCAATCCGGCTTTGCTACTTTTGTGTTTATTAAATTCGTTTGGATTTTTTATTTCGCCGCATTTACCGCATTTTTTCATTTTCTTTGATCCATTGTTCAATTAAATGGACAATCAGCCTAGTTCTTTTAAGCATTTTTTTATTAGTTAAATTGATAAATCTTTTATATAGATTTTTGTCAATGTCAAAAGATGACTTCATTATACTTTCTTTGATTTCTTTCATACTATTATCTTTAGTATATCGTAACAAAAATGTAATTTTTACTAAAATACTTTCTATTTACAAAGATAAGATAAAGGATAGGCATATAATGCAAAGACTTGTTAATGAAACGAAACAGCTGCTTTCATGTGGCGGAGCTGGCGGCCACATGTCTCATGCTTATGATGTTCTATCACCGTCTAGATTCATTGGCTTTATCAATGATTTGCTTAAAGGCCGCACGGAAGCTTATGAAAAAGTTGATGGCGCCAATTTGATTGTAGGCATCAATAAGTTTGGCAGAGTTGTCTATGCCAGGAGTAAGAAAGCCACTCCAGAATTAGATATAGAAAAGAAATTCCCACTGCAGCATCCAGGCTCCGATGCTTTTAGGGCTGGATTTCGAGCTATCCAGAAAGCTTTCAAAAGATTATCAGAGGCAGATAAAAAGAAATTTGGTCTGGATAAGTATTTTCTCAATGTAGAAATTATTTTCGGTTTTATCCCTAACATAATTCCTTACAGTGAAACTAAAAACTTTATTGTATTTCACAATTATGTTAATCCTGGCCCTGATTATGAACCTGTTGATTTTGAAGGTAATCTCAACGGCCTAGCGGCAAAAATTGGTCAGGTTGCTGTTGTTTCCAAATCAATTAATTACATAGGCACTCCATCAAATCCGGATAGAGTGATTTCTGATAGAACAAGTGTATGGGAATTTAGGGGTCCTATTAAAGTCAGTCCGGACGAAATTAAGCAAGGGTTGCAACCAGTCTTGAAAGCCTGGAAAAGTATTCCAGAAATTCAGCTCCTGAGGCACGAGAAAAACCAAGAGATTCAACTTGAGCTCATGCGCACGATAGCAGACAAAATAGGTTCTATTATATTAGCCAAAATGGTTTCAAAATTATCCGGGACTGCCAAATTGAAATTCCCGAAGGAACATCCGAGAATAGAAGGATTGGTTGTTAAGTATCGCAAGGGACTAGATCGAGAAACATTATTGAAAATTACTGGCAATTTTAGAGAACTTAATAAAGAATTGTGGGCGCCTCTTAGAGAAGAACTGGATCCATTGATGAAAAGCTTTAATATTTTTATACTGGATAATATCTTCGGTATTCGCGGAATTAGCAGATTTGCTTCCAGAACATTGGAAAAATATCATTCTACAGATGAGTTGTTCAGGGAGAGGAGCACAAAAAAGCTTGAAATGCCATTTAACAAAAACAAAATAGATACTAAAATAGACGAGACAGTAAATAAGCTTGAAGCAATATGGCGGCATCACAAAGGCGATAAGTCAGTAAAAGCTGAAGATGTCAAGAAAGCGCTTCTAATAAATGGATACAAATTAAAAAAACTCAAGTATAACATAAATAAAGCCGATAACCTCGGCAATGCCTTCAAGGCTTACATGATAAATATGATGGGTTGGAATAAAGTATGACAAAAAAAAATGCCTATTTTATATACACATCCAGGACGCCTGGAGGCCATTTAGCTTGGGCTGTTGGAAAAGGTGTTATTTTTAACCAAAGCGGAACAAAATTTATTATGCGCATTACTAAGATAATTGAATCTGTGCGTGTGAATTTTTTTGTAGATTATATTATTTACCCACGCTGGGATGAAGTTTTCGAAACTCTTTCAGAAACAAAATATGCACTATTAAAAATGCTAGTAGAAGGAAAATGGAAAGATTGAAACTTGGTGACATAAAATATGTTTTATATACAGGATGGGGCATACACCATACGCCGGCATGGGCTATATGGAAAGTTCGAATTATTGATTCAGTAGAAACAAGACGGCCTAAAGTGAAATTTTTAGAAAAAAAGTTAACTAAATATTTTACTCTTGAAAAAGACATGGAATATAATACTAATCGCAGCGATCTACTCGATGATCTCTCTGAAGCCAAGGAGGAATTAGTTAAAAAAATAACAGAAAATCGATTATGATGACTAATAGAAGGAAAATGGAAAGAATGAAACCGGGTGAAATAAAATATCTTATAAAAACTGGTTGGAGCATAGAACATAAACCAGCATGGGCCATATGGAAAGTAAAGGTCACCGGTGACATGAACAAAGTCCTTACTGGGCATGGCACTGTAAAATTGCTCGAGAAGAAAATATCAAAATTTTTTGCTTTTAAGAGAAATAGCGAATATCCCGCTAGGTCTAATGAGCTATTCGATGAATTCTTCGGAGCCAAGAGGGAGTTACTTAAAAGAATAACAGAAAATCGATTATGGTGACTAAAAAATTCAGACTACCTAAGAAAATATGGTTGATATTTTTATTAGAAAAAAATATTGACATAGCTGGAGAAGGCCCTGCTTGGCATGATATGGAAGAAGTAGTCAAAAAAGTTGCTGGCCGACACGATCATGACTTTGATAGAATTGAAAGCTTCAAAAAGACAATGACAGATTATAAACCATTTCTTGAAGTTGGCAGCGAGCTCCGATTTGGTAAAGGCCATCCATGGCAATTCGGCACTATGATATGGAATTTATATACAGGCAATATAACTACTTTTTTTACACAAGACAAAGATGGCATCATGGATCATATTTTTGTAAGTGGACATTAAATGATAAAGCAGACAACAATAGAAACTATATTTAATATATTTGAAGGATATAAAGACCCATTCATGTGGCAATCCATTATATTTCAGATTATAGAGAAACTACCTCTTAAAAAAGAAAGCCCTGATATTGATGCGCTGCTTCATTTAGATAGCGATGAAGCAATTAACAGTTCTGATACAATTCGTTGGTTTAATAATCATAAGCAATCATATAATTTTTATCTACTATATGGACGGTTTACAAATTTACACGCATCGGGCCAAATTGAGCTCATGCCAGCATCAGTATTGGCGATTAAAAAAAATAAATATAAAGATATTAAAAAATACATAGAATGGTTTGGGCTAAAGTGTCGTCAGTTTCGACTTATGGAAACATTACAAAAAATTCACGAGATATACAAATGAATTGGGAAGATTTTGTTAAAGAATTAAGCGCTAAACGTTATAAATCTGATTTACTAAAACAGTTTATGGATGAGTATAATGATGCCGTCATGGAGGCTGCAGCGGAGACCGATGAAAAAGTTATTAATAAAGCCCATGATATTATGTATAATACAATAAAAAATGCCCCAGTTCTAGTTGCATTGTCATTAGAGGAATGTTGGCCGGAAGGCGATCTTGGCATGTATGTAAATGACATATGGGGTCAATATGAAAAAATAGTCGAAAAAGTTTATAAATATAAAAAAAGAAATCCTCCGGAACAGCTCCGATTTCCATTCGTAGAACCGATTTCCAAGACTTATTATCATATACTGAATAAGGAATTAGACAATACCAAGACCCCTTTAATTTATCTCGGAATAGATCCATCAGATACAGAGTTGTCTTATAAAAAAATTGATAAAACATATAAACGGTTAGAAGAACTGAAACGTGATTGGACAAAAGCATCGGATGAAATAGAATATGAATCCGGAAAATGGTATGATGACATATGGAACATGACATCTAAGGAATGGATCAGCATTTCCTTTAATGGCTTTAATGTTGATGCTAAATATTTAAAGGGTGAAGTTTTAAAATATATAATGGAACGAGGATCCAAATTGAAATGAGAGGCGAATTTATTAAATATATTTTGACAAGATGTACTAAGATAGTAATGCGTAATGATAGAACTCGCTAAATTTATACAGACTGTCAGGAGCTAATACAGAAATAAACCCAGAATAGGAGCGCTAAAATGTTATTCATAGAGGCGTATAGACAATCTCTAATACCATTCAAAGAGGCCTATCGTATGATATATAAGCTTCCTAACGCTCCAAAGATGCCACTAGATAGCTCCAAAGAGGCTATCAGGCAATTTATTGAAAAATATCAAAATGAAGGATATAAGATATTTATAATAAGTGATTATGGAGTCTCATTACGGCCGGATTCTTTATTAATGGCAATGGGAGAAAAAGCTTTTTTCAAACTTCGGAAAAAGGTCAATAAATACGACCTTAGAATGATAGAAGTAAGCGATGTTAAAGATGCCATCGAATGGACATATGATATAGGACTTAGACCATGATGACACTAGAAAATTTTTGTTATGGTCTCTTAAAATCCGACGAGCATAGATTACCAGCGTGGCTTTCTGATCTAGCAGCCAGTTTATATGATGTTATAATTGATAGTTTAATTAATGCCATTTATGAAGTAAGTCCGGTAATAAGTTATTTATATGATGAAAAAAAACAAGGCAATACCATTCAATCGCACATTGATGCCGCATGGAAATCTTTTGATGAATTAAAAACCGTTATGACTGAAATGGTCAAAACAAGTGAAGGCGAATATGTTGACGTGGATGATATCGATAAAAAAGCAGAAGAAGAAGAATGGTCAGAAAAAGAGAAAAATGATTACTGGGCGGATGAAATTCAGATGCAAATAGATATGTATACTGAGGATGTAAAGATGGAGTATGGCAAAGATTTCTGGGAATATTATGGTAAGGATAGAAGCCTGGAATGGCGGTATGAATATGAAGTATCTCACATTCTTCGGCGCAAGGAAGAAGAGCTCGGGGAAGCTTTAGATTTAAATGAAGATTCATTCCATGACTTTCTTTTAGACAGTTTTGAATATAATGATGAATTAAATTTAGATAAGCCACTTAAATTTCAAATTATTGCACGTACATTCGAGATAGAAAAATGAATATAGTTGAATCCATAAGTGAAAAATTTAGAAATGCCAATGCGGCACAGGTGATAGCTAACTATCCAGTTGCCTTTATGAGATTGTTGGTTAAAGAAATAGAGAAACGCGTTGGCCGTGTTAAAAATAAATCCAAGGCAAGTAAAGTCGGTAGCATGGTGCTTAGTGAGCCTATCCTGTTCAGGAATGACAGAGGCAAAATCACTACTAATTTGCTAAGAAAGAGAGTGGATATAAGAGTCAGCCCCAGACAAGCATCTGGTTCTACCTCGTTTGCCACGGAAGTGGCATTAGAAATGGAAGGCATGAAATTATTAGTTTATCCGACTAGAGAAGCAATCGATATAACAAAGAAAAATGTTGAAGACGTAATAGATAATATTATTAATGTTTTGATCACAATAGTAAAGAACGGAAGGCTGCCGAATATTGATAAACAGCATTTTGAGACTATCGGAAAAATATTATCAAAACACAATTTAATATTGAAAGTTAACAAGGTAGGGAGCAAACCAACCGATCGTTATTATGAAATTCATTCGGTAGGTGGTCATTCATTGACTCCGTCAGAACAGGCTCAAGTCTGGATAGTTATGCCAAAGCTTATTCATTGGATGAATAATCAGAATTTGGCTTTTGATAGTTGGGGATTCTCAATGGACAGCGATTATTTCTTTTTGCGTGTCTTCATAGAGCATATGCCTCATAAGATAAATAGGCAAAAGTATGCAAAAATGGCGGCCGGTAAGGAAAATATAATTAAGGATATAATAGGGACGAAAAATAATGGATAATACTTCTGTAAAAAAAATAGTGGCAGCTACTCTAAAAGAAAATCAACTGCAAAAAATATCTCAAGAAAAGCGAATGCGATCGCGAAAATGGATATCATGGTTGGTATGGCTTATTCTAACAGCGGTAAGTTTATATCTTGTTAAAAGTGGCACCACTAATTTAGATATTAATCTTGTGATTAAAATGTTTGGCATAGTTACTATTATTTATATTTTGGGAAATGTATTTGAGAAATTCATTATGTTATTCGCCAGTAAACTTGCCGAAATAATATCAAAGAAAATTGAAGGTTTTATAAACTCATAACATATATAGGTGTGAAATGGGATATATATGGACAAATATAACTGCCGGCGCGACTAGGATAAAAGGCCAACATTTGCAAGAAGTTGTAGATAATGTTAAGAACGCGGAAACGCAACTTGAACTAACCGCGCCAGAAAAGCACACCTGGTCTGCCGGTATGGATTCATTCAATAAGATTCCTATATTACATGATGAGTGGCAGGAGCTTAGAGATGCTACCGATAATTTAGATGATAAAAATTATTGTAGAACTCATGATGTCACACATTATGTTGGCTACGATGCCGATCTGCATAGTACATATTGTCCAACGCATTATCCAGATTATTGTAATGACCTGCATATAGGTCATCACGGCTCGCATTTAATATATTATTTTAGTGGCTATAATTATGATTACCATGGAACACACAAAACTGCATACTACACTAGCAAGGATTCTGTAGTACATCATGGTCACTAAACTATTGTGTGAAGCAGAAGAGGGAATAAATGGCATTTTCTTGGGTGGAAGATATAAGTAGCGGCGCTTTAATCACTAAAGCGGCTATAGATGAGATCAGGAGTAATGTTGATTCTGTTGTTGATAACTTATCATCATGTTTTACGCATTACGCTACTTATGATGTTGATTTACATTCCGGGCATGATGGTGCACTATACACTACCTACCAAAATAATTTGTATACGGGCCTTGATAACGCTTTGTATTCGTATTGCAACGCAAATTACCCAGGCTATCATAATGGTTTAGATTCAACATATAAAGCTTCACATTATACCTCGTTTTATGCCGATCATTTGTAATTGAATATAATGGAGGATTTTTGTACCAATAACTAACAATGAATACTAAAACACTCACTTTGTATGTATCTGACATTTGTAATTTAAAGTGCAAATATTGTTTGTGGCCTAAATTCCCACAAATAATGCAACGTGAAAATAAAGACGTCAGATCTTGGATTAGCAGCGGCCGCATGGCTAATGCCATACAACAGTTCTCATCTAAAAAAAGCTTAGAATTTTTAAGTTTATGGGGCGGCGAACCGACACTAAATTTTGATTTGCTTGCTCCAGAACTCGCTAAAATTGCCGACAAATATCCAAATTTATCTGCAATTAGTTTTTCTACAAACTTGAGTACCACTCTCATAGTAAATTACATTATCGATTTTATAACACACATCAATATTATACGCCCTATTAAATTCGACATACAGATATCAATAGATGGCCCTAGTTTTATAAATGATATAAATCGACGCGGAGCTTCTGCCGCGAAAATTGTTGATAACATAAAATATTTTACTAATAAACTCATAGATAAAAATCTGATTGATAATGTAACATTACATACTAAGTCAACTCTTACTATTGATAATATTGTTACACTTCTCAAATATGACGACAAATTTTTCGAGTTTTTCGAGTTTTTCGATCGAGAAAGCGCAAAATGTGGCAAAGTATTTTACACGATGCCTTCATATGTTTTTCCTGGGCAATATACGCAGAGGCAAGGTGAGATATACGCATTATTCTTATACAAACTTCTTAACTTTGATCTAAATTTGAAATATATAACTTCTCCTATAGAAGATGATTTTGTTGTTCGCGCGAAAATGTTGCTGCAAGCATTTGATCGCATAAGACATCGCAGATTTATGGGCGAGTTTTATTCTCAAGCACATTGTTCTGCTGGTCGCGAGGGTTTTGCCATAGACAAAGATGATCAATTGCATATATGTCATGGCACATTCTTCACTAATGAAGATGTTTTACAACAAACAAGTTATAACAAAAATTTCTTCGAAGAAGAAGTTGGTTTTTCTCATGATAAGTTTAATAGTTTTGTCAGGGATGTCGGAGTGATTGATGGTAATAATGATTTAAAGCGGTTAAGATTCCAATATTGTAACAGAGCGATACATGATAATTTCGCTTTCATATTGTCCTATAACGAAGCCATGGCTCGTGAGCTGGTCCTTAGCGGCCAATTATCTAAGACATATATAAACGATGATATAAGAAGTTTACTCTGTGTTTTTGCAGCTTTTAAGAATGGATGTTTAACAGATAATTTATGGCAGAATGGAAATATGGCCATATCCAATTCGTCAATATTAAAACTTCTTGGCAATGGCGCTTTCGAATTAATAATGAATTATTTAAAGGATATGCAGTGACGTTTAAAGCAGAAGAAAAACAACTTTATTTGGACTTTATCGAAAGATATTACTTTGTTCACTGGAGAATGGATCCGCCATACAAATCAGAATATAATACTTCCGTGGAATTATTCTTAACTCCTGACTGCGATTTGCAGTGCAAATATTGTTACCTCAATAAATTTGGAGATAAACTATATAGTAAAAATATTCGCGATTTGAAACAAGTGGTTGAAAATACTCAATTATTATTTGATTATTTCACCAATAATAAACTTTTTCCCAATACAATAGAAATTTTCGCCGGCACCATTCCAATCTCCGCATATGAAGAAATTTTTGATATAATATATAAGTATGTGAATAGCGCACCAATGCAAAAAGAATTCAATATTATTATTCCAACGAATGCTCTATTTGTGCGTGATGAACGCAAAATAAAAATGCTTATTGATTGGACAAAAAAATTTTCAAATATCAATTCTACAATGCACATTTCATATTCATTCGATGGCAAATATGCAGATCCATTATCCAGACCGGCAAAAAATAAATATTTCAAATATGATGATGAGTTTTATGAGCGAATAAAAGATTTTGCTAGAATAGTGCGGCCTGGTTTTCATCCAATGATATCTCCGGAAAACATTCATGTATGGCCCCAGAATTTTGATTGGTTTCTAAAATATATAGGTGATACCTACAACTGTGATGAAAAAGAAGCATTAAATAGCTTATATCTGCTCGAAGTAAGAAATCCAAATTGGCAGGAAAAAGAATTATTACATTTGGCCGACTTTAATTATTATATGACAAAAAGAATTTTTGATATATATGATGGCAGTCCATCACAATTTGTTAATAAATTTCTCAGAACCACGGCCCTTAATTGGTATACAAATTTTGTTGGTACGATAGGTAGAGGCATTGGTTGTTCTATTCAATCCGGGATGTATATCAGGATGGGAGATCTGAGTATTGTACCATGCCACAGAACATCATGGCCGGATTACGAGAGTGGCCGATTTACCGTAGAAAATAATCAAATAGTCGGATTGGAGCCTGTAAACCCATGGACTCATCTGGCTATAGCCTCATTCAAAGCCGAAAATGGATTTGTTTGTTCCCACTGTCCTATAAATTCACTTTGCAGTTTTTATTGTCTGGGCGCAAATTTAGAATTTAACAGAAATTTATTTGTTCCGATACCGAGTGTATGTAGAATGGAGTATTACAAAATTAAAAGTGTAATCAATAGCTTTAAGCTTTTGGGAATATGGCCGGCATATTATAGATATTTAGAATCCAAAGATACAGGTATGCCCAGTTTGTCTAAGCTGAGACAAGCCGAAGCACTAATCATTTAGAGGGGTATAAAATGACCTATGAAGAAGTAAAACAAGTTTTAAAAGGTAATATTTCAAAATATGTAAATTCTTTATTTCCAGATCTATCTATCAATTTTAAGGCTTTGATTGATTATTATATGAATGATCTCGAAAAGCTCATGGATGATAAGAAAGTTGATGATATTACAGAACAACTCACAAATGATACTATCACTGTGGCATCTAGAATACGCCATGTACTGATCATGGAAAATATCAGTAAAGCAGAAATGGACTTTATCACATCTCTCAACTATTTAATATGGAATTGGGCCAAAGCCACCAATACAGAGCAAGCTTTAGCGATTTGTGCACAGAATGACATTCTGGTAGAAACACAATTCGACCTGAAACGCAACATAACTATTATGCGTCAGTTGGTAGTTGAGGCCGAAAGGATTCTCGCATTTAAACCCAAAGATATGGTTTTTTCAGGCATGTATTTGGAAAAAATAGATAAATATTTTGAATTTATGAAGAAAAACAAATTAGATACATATGGCTCATTGAATCCGGATGCATTAAAACAATTTGAAAAGGAAAAAAATAATGAAAATGATTCTAAAAAATAAAAATGGTGAATCTTTTGAACTGGCAATTCCAGATCAAGAATTAATATCCGCTTCTCAATATCTAGATACTAGCTTGAAGGCAAATGTCGCAAGAATATCGATAGTGTTGGATACACTAAGTCTGTTGCGTAATCCCTAAAAATGAAAATTTTATGCCTTTTCTATGATGGTGGATATGGTGTAACTAGAGCATCCAATTTGATTTTCAATGCCATTAAGAATGAATACAAAGATACCATAAAACATCTCTCGAACATCAACAATACTTATGTCATATATGACATAATTAAAAATCATAACCCGGATGTTATTGTCACACAGGACTATTTTTCCTGGATTATGAATGCCATCAGCTGTTACAAAATCGATCACCACGTAAAATCTATTTTATATTCTCTATATATAGATGATATCATCCCCGATGGTCTTGAAACTTTTGACGGTTTTTTTGTTCCTGAAAATAACTCCATGAAATATTCGAGAAATTGCGTGGCGGCCGCCAGCAGTGTATTCTATTTACCATTGGAGCCTAATTTCAGATATGATATAGAATGGTCCAAGAGAGAAAACAATTTTATTTATGCCGGCCGAATAGACAGAACGAAACTGAATCTGAAAATATTATCATTACTCGATAAACATCACCAAACGCTGCACGTATATGGTGCAATAACTGACCAAAAACATTTTTCTAAGTGCCGCCGTTTTAATTCTTTCAAGTATATGGGTGTGGCCACAACGAATATGATGCCATCCATTTTTAATAAATACAAGTTTCACATACTATACTCCGAAACTGATTGCTTTTCAATTAGCAGTTTAGAAGCGGCCGCCTGTGGAACAATTCCGATTACTATTGGGAGAATACTTAAATGGATGAAAGATTACAGTTTTCAATTTAGCAACATACATGAATTCAGCATCATGCAGCCGGCCTTGCTTATACACGATTTGACCAAGTTTTCTATAAATATAAGCAACAAAATAGACAGCAACTATAGAGTTGCGCCCTTTATTGAACAATTCGGTAGAGCGCTTAAGAACCCTGTAAAAAACATAAAACCTGTGATAAAAAGTAATTTTATTTCTCATCCACAAAGATAATAGAACAGTGGAGCAGCATATGAAACTAAGTCGAGTTATGAAAGAGGCAACCAGAATCATCAGTGTGGATCTAAGTAAATCGAGCGATCCTATTGCGCACCCCAAAGCCGGTTTAGGCACCAATAAAATTATCCGTATAGACAAAAACAAAGAAAGAATTATCCCAAAGGTGCTCAGCAGACAAGAACTTAAAGATCTCGAATATTATATACCAAATCTACCCGATGGTGCCTGGGATACCATCCCCCCTGAATTCAAACGTTTTTATCATGATTCCATGAATAGCTACCCCGAAGTCACATGGCAGCCTCTTACTTCTCTTGCTAAATGGAGACTTTTGTATAATAAAATGAAGAAAAAATATCCAAACATCAATTGGGGAAAAATATACCCACGCAAATTGGCTAACAAACTGCCTCCAGAAGTGCCGAAAGCCTCTAAATCTTTTTAATAAATCGCCCGCTATAATTCAAATTAATCCTATGATAAAAGCATATATAGCCGTATGGATAATGAAATTATGTTAAAGGACCGGCACAAACTGGATAAAACACAAAAATGCCAGGATTGCGGCCGAGATATAGATTATGTATTTATAATGTCTGATGATCGTGAGCTATGTCGAACTTGTGCAGCTAAGAGATGGCAGAAACGGTTCGCCCCCGAAGAGATATGGGAAGAACTTGATTATAATAGAAAAGCAACTTGGGAATCGGCTGTAGTTAGATATAAAATCATTCGTCATTATACACCTCTAAAGGAATCGGACTTGGCCACCAATGTAAAAAAATATCCATTTCTATTAGAATTGACCAAGTATAGAAGAGCCCATCCAGAAATAGATAGAATTATAGAGCTCGCCAATGAACATGAAATAATGCCGCGGCATATCAAAAATATGAAATGGCTGCTCGAAAATATAGATAAATTCACCGACCAAAAATATGTTAACAATCTATCAAAAAAGATACAACTGCTAGCAAGAATCTCTATTGTATTCCGTTCTTATTATACAGGTCTTCTGAAATATTTATATTTGCATAACTATCTAACACAAAAACAACTATCATCAATAGAAAAGAACAACGAGAGATTCAAAAAAAGGATAGCAAAGGCCGCTCTAAGAAGAAATTTTAGATTCGCTGATGGTCCAAGAGGGCCAATTTTGAGAGAGAATTACGGTAAATGAACTATTGGTATCCCACGAGCTATAATACAAATTCTTACTACATCACTGGAGAAGCAGTAGAGCTTCCTTCATTGCTTGATGTAATTTATAATAACGCAGATTATACCAGTTATCAGAATTTTCGGTTTTATAGTAAGAGCCCGGAAGAGATTCAGCTTATGCTTGCGGCATACAGAGCGTGTTATAAATATAATAAATCAACTAACAATGAATCAGTATTGTGGCTTGTTGATAGCCCACGAATGACGCATCTAATTCTGAATGAGATGGTAGAAGCTGAGATGCGTGGATATAGTAATATCGTAATTCTTGGCATGAAAAATGTAGATAGTAATTTTTTCAAAATCAAAGATGTCTCTGGTATAATTAAGCGCATAAAAGACTTAATTAAGAAACATAATGTAAAGGCTGTGATTACGCCATGCGTTAATAAAATCCATAATCGCATATTATCAGAAATTGATATCAAGAAAATTGGTATACAGCATGGCACCGGGACCTGGGTCGAAAAGAATTTACTTAATGAAGTGAACATGCACTTTAATTATGGCAAAATAAGCAACAAAGAATTTAATAATCCCAAATCTATCATAGCTGGTTATTCTCCTACTAAATTGTTCGAATTTTATCCGAAGGCGGATGAGAATTATATTCTATATGCCACTCAAGGTCGCGCTTTTACCAATAAAAAGAATATAATAGAACAATTAGGTATGCTGCGTCTGCAGGATGATTTTGGAATGCCCATAGTTATCAAAGAACATGCCGATGCGACAGGAGAGTTTGCCGGCACAGTGGAAAGAGTTTATAGCGAATCCGGAAATATAAATACAATAGAGCTTGTACGAAAAGCATCAGTGGTAATCACCAGCTGGTCAGGCACCGGCCTGGAATCTATGTTTTTCAATAAGCCTACCATTATATTGGATACACAAAATGACGGGGGTAAATTCTATAAGACTTCTGGTTTAGTGATTCCCATGTCATATGAAGTCTTGAAGGCGAGAACATATTTTTTTCTGAGCGGCAACAGGTTAGATATCTCGGGCTACAAGAAAAGAATTAATTTTGAAGGCGGCAAACTTGCCAGCAAAATAATCATAGATGCCGTTAAATAAGCTTTACAATTCAGTCGGAGTGTGTTATTATTAACTTATGAAACTAGTAGACATTTTCCAAAAGGGAAATATGGTTAGACTCTTCTTTACCAATTTATATGAAGAGGCTTATGGTGATGATTGGGATGATGTTCCATTCGCAGACAACAAGGGCCGGGTATATGATAATTTTGTAACTGAAGTGACTGATATTGCCATTCCATTTACTTACGAGGTCATGTTCCTCGAAGAAATAACCAATGAATATAATTGGGAGCAGGTGAAAGCGGCAAAAATGCCAGTTCTTATCATAGTTACAATGTCAGAGACGCTGCCAAGGAAAAACGAACATGATTTCATTGAATTTGCTTTCAACAATTTTAGTCTTAATCTAGGCGATAAACAAGAAGTAGTGAAGAGAAAAATTGCCAAATTTAATTTGAAACACAAATATAAGATAAAGATAATGTGAGGAGTTCCAATGAAAGTTTTATACTATTCTAAAAAACCAGAAATGAAAACATCTCCAGATCATTATTTTGGCGAAAGCGGCGTTATTTGTTTTGCATATAAGAACGGAGTTATATTATATGCAAAGCCATATAAAGATGGCCATTATATATTTGCCGATGACAAAATAATCGGCGAGTCATTAGTCAATTCAAGTCACATGACTCACTCTAACTTAGTGAGTCGTTATGCCAATGCTACAAATAGAACAGAAGACAAAAAAACCTGGATAAGAGGCCGAACAAATCCCAGTCATGCAAAGGCTAATTTCTGGGGAGATATATCAGAGAAAGAATTATTAAATACTATTTTATTATTAAGAAAATATCATATTTTAAAACGTCAGCCATCCTATGAATTTGGCCTGGTATCAAAAGAAGGAGGTTCAAAAAGAGTTAAAATCAACGTGCCTGAAAACATTCATGTTACCCCCATATACACTCACCATGCAATAAGAAAAAACATATACCGAAAACTTGGTTTAGAAAATAAGATAAAAAAACTCCTAAATAAATTATATGAATCCTTGCGGAAATAGCTTTACAATTCACAGTAAAAGCTGTATAATATAACCATGAAAAATAAAAATACAGGAGAAAAAAATGAATTATCTTTATCAAAATAGACCAAGAAAGAAAGACAAACCGAAGTATATACCTGTTACTAATCTTCCTAGACCGAAGCCTCCAAAATTTTGGAAGCCCACAATGGAAGAAATCAAAAGAAACAGTCTGCTCAGAGATGCTTATGGAATCAAATAAAAAAATATATAATTTCAAGGAGATAAAATGTCAAGTCCAGGTGAAGTAAAAAGAAAAATTGATATGATCCTCCCAAAAGAGGGAAAGCAAACAATTACACCATTTATTCATGGAGTTCCTGGCATAGGTAAATCAGCAATTGTAAAACAAATTGCTGAAGAAAGAAATATCCAGTGTGTCGATTTAAGGCTGTCTATGCATGAAGCTTCCGATATCAAGGGCATTCCATATCCAATCCCTGAAGAACAGATTTCAAAATGGTTTCCGCCAGATTTCTTACCGTTTAAAACATCCAAGAAATATGCAGGTTCCAAGGGAATACTTTTTCTTGATGAGCTTAATCGCGCCGCTCCTGATGTACTGCAAACTGTCTTTCAGCTAGTCCTCGATCGAAAGGTTGGCGATTTAGAACTTCTTGATGAATGGCATATAGCTTGCGCGGGTAATTTGGGAGATGAAGATGGATGTGATGTAATAGATTTCGATCCTGCTCTTAACAATAGATTCATACATTTTTATATGGAGCCAAATCTTGAGAGTTGGACAAAATGGGCAGAGCATAACAAGATCAATGATGATATTATATCTTTTATAAAAGGAAAACCCGCTTATCTTTACAGACAATACAAGGATAAATCTGATAGAAATTTCCTCATCACCCCTCGAAGCTGGGAGAAATTTTCAGATATAATCGAGTTAAATGCGGCAATTGGTATCAAAGAAACCACCAACATATTAGCAACTGATATAATTGGAGATGCCGCGATTCATTTCATGAAATATTTGGAAGAGAAAGCGTTAATAGAACCGCGGGATATCCTCAATAAATATGATGCAATTAAACATAAGATTCGTGCTATGAGCCGCGAACAAAAGTATGCTGCCAATCAGGAACTTATAGTTTTTATTTCGCAGATGAAGCGAGTTGATAAAAAACACATCAGAAATCTACATACATATCTCACAGAAGAACTGGAAATAGATATACACATCGCGTTTCTAAAAGAGCTAGCAAAGAAAACTGATCATACAGATGGCAATCATTTTATTGATAAATATCTGGATGAGTATGAGGACGAATCAGATAAAGTAATTGAAATTTTGACAGCATCCAATGAGGAAAAAAAATGAAATCTGTTAGAATCCCTAAAAAGATAGAAGATATTAGTTTGCGCTGGGTTCAACTGGCCCCATTTTTGGCTGAGTTCACAATGAGATTCTATTATCATGAGGCCGAGAAAGGCGAAATGGAAATTCCAACCATGGGTGTTGGCGTTCATCATGGCAGGTTTAATTTATATTATGATAAAGAATTTCTGAAGAAAATCCCCAAAAATATTTTAGAATTTGTGCTGATTCATGAAATTATGCATATTGTATCTCTGCATCAGGAACGTAAAATGCCTGAGAGGTTGGTGTGGAATATCGCTACTGATATGATTATTAATGATAACATTACTACATTGAAAATAGCTGGCCGGCCGGTCAAATGTTGGAAAGATGCTGTATATTTAGATCATGCAGTTTCTCAGGGTTATCAAGGAGAGAAGATTTCAGAAGAACTTTATGAATGGCTATTGAAAGAATATAATAAATATAAGAAAAAATATGGTTCTAAAGCCGGAGTGTGCAGCTTGCCAAAAGCTGATGATCAGAGCCATAAAGGCGGTAATGCTGATAAAAAGGCCTCCGGCCAAAATCAGAAAAGCGGTAATTCTGGTAAAGAGTCTTCCGGTCAAGATCAAAAATCAAAAGGCAGCGATTCACCCTTGAAAAGGATGTTCAAGCAAATGGACGCTCATGAATGGCTTGAAAAGCAACTCACTGAGATGGATAAAAAAGCTGTCGAAGAGATCGTAAAAAGTGCAAGGATGAGGAGTTGGGGAAGTATGTCTGGAAACATGGTTGAATATCTTGATAAACTAACAAAAGACAAAACTGTTAATTGGAGACAACTTCTCAGAAAATATACAAACAACTGGAGTTGGGGAAAAGGCCCGATTAGATTCAGAACCTGGAATAAGCGAAATAGAAGACAGCTTCCATTGCCAGGTTATAAAAGACCTCATAATGAACTTGTTGTAGCTGTTGATACATCCGGTTCAATTGACCAGGAATATTTTCAAATGTTTTTCAATGAGGTAGAATCTATCGCAAAAGACAAAGATCGATTAACTATATTAGAGTGTGATACGAAAATTAATAATATCTATGATAAATATAGACGTGGAGATTATAGAAAAATACGGCTTGTTGGTCGTGGCGGCACTAATTTTGCTCCGGTTTTTGATTGGATGCAGGAGAACGAAAAGCAAAAAAGCCTTCTGATATATTTTACAGATCTTTATGCCGATTGGAATTTCGATACACATGGAATTCATACAATATGGTGCACTCCAAACGAAAATGAGGATGCACCAAAGGACAAGGGAAAAACTGTACATATTAAAAAGGGCGTATAGTATTAAACAATTCATAAAAAGGAATGTATATTGATGATAAAATCTTCTGGTTGTATAGTAGTGAAAATATTTGACGGCCAACCTTATATACTATTAGTGCATGCCAGTGGTAACTGGAAAATTAAGCAATTCGGCATTCCCAAGGGATTGACCAATCAGAATGAGCCATTAGCCCAAGCAGCCATTAGAGAAACTTTAGAAGAGACAGGTGTAACACCAAAAATCATCAAGTATATCGGCTATGTAGATCTTAAATCTAGAAACAAGAGGGTGCATGCCTATCTAGCGAAAATCAAAAATGGAAAAATAAATGATAAAAAACAGACGGCTGGCTATGACAAAAATGAAGTTGATGTCTCTAAATTTTATTCATTGGAGCAGGCTCTCGGTATGTTATATACCTATCAAAAACCGCTGTTAATAAAGGCTAAAAGCTATATAGAAGAGCACATACATGATTTTTGATGAGAGGAGCTATATGTTTTAAAACATATAGATAAAATATTGGAGGCAATTAAAAAATGGCAGATTTGATAAAGATTAAAAACAGGATAATCAATTTTGATAAAGTTAGGGAGGTCACTTTTTTAGACGAAAGGATAGTCTTAGGACATGATGATAATGCTGCTGAGGAATGGGTTGTAGTTCCTGATAATGAAATGGGAGGTGGTCATAAAATCACTGCGAGAGAATACAGTATAATAGTGCAAGGGTTACAAAATATCTCTCGTGTGATTATTTAGGAGAGATAAAATGAATATATCAGAAACTTACTTTTGTATTGTTCGGGTCCGGCGTCGTTTAAAAGGTGACCCTTCAACGACCCGGATTTATAGCAATGAGATTGTTACTGCCATCGCTTTTCCTCCAGGTTCTTTTGCTACATTGTATAGACATATATATTCGCCTGGATCACATATACATAGGATTTGTTACCAACCCGATTTTTGTCCACCATTTCGTAAACCACCGATGTTCATTATTTATTTTACGAAAGATCCGAACGCTTTTTTAATTATTGGTGGAATTAAGAAAAAAAAGAGATTCAGAAAATTACCATTTAATTATTTTCCTAAGCATATAATAGATGGATGGGCATATGCAATTATAGACGTTTTTATAGATAAGGGCATTAAAAACGAAAAAAAAATTAAAATGGAAAGCAGAACTTTATAGCATATTTACTGCCAATCAAATAGATTTTAGAGCTTTACAAATCCCACCTAATATGATATAATATATTTATAGCATGAAAATATACAAAAAAGAAGAAATCAAAGATATTCTTAATTCCTCAAATAGAGCAATTGAAAAAGGAATAGCCAACGCAAAAAAACAATTAAAAAACATAACGCAAAAAAATCACTTAAATTCTAGCTTTACAAAATATAAAAAATGTTATATAATAATAATATGAAAACTTCAGGGGGAGTTAAAATGAAAGCATTAGCAAAAATTAGAAGGTATGATGTATTTGCGGCAACCGAGTTTATCAAGAATTTGAACAATGGCATTCCCGAAGATGTAGCCAAGGGAGATGCAATTTGGCTGGCGACTTTGGTGGCTGCCAGAAAGTTTTCCAAAGGCTCAACCAAACCAAGAACCAGCAATGGCAAAGACAAGAAATATGCTGAGAAAAATGGAATTTATACCAGCAAATGGAGACAGCTCTCAGGAATCGATCAAACAGACAAAGTTTATGATAAGAATATTATTCAAAGAATGGGCGAAGATTTTTATGAGCAGGTATTTCTTCCAAAACTCAAATCTCTTGTTGAAGCCGGACTGAGTTATAAGGAATATCGAGATTCAGCAAGGGAAGAACTTAACTATGCAAAAGCGGCTTAATATAAAGAAAATAATAGCGGATATCATTGAAAAAAGAGATATAAAGCTTTTTCATAGAGGATTATCCGCAGCAGAAAACGGAGATCCTAACTTTGGCACCATAAGGAACTATAATATTAGCAATCGCGTTGCTATTATAGAAATATGGAAAAATGCCGAATTGTGGGCTCTCAAAAAGACAAACAACTATAAAAAGAACGACCACTTTTACAAATGGTACAAATATAGTTATGCATATTTGAATATTTTAAAATATAAGTTGTGTCATTTGTTGTCAAAGAATTGAGATTTTGAAGCAAGAGATGCGCCTACGTGCGTAGAATATACACCAAGTAATATTAATATGGCATTTGTAGTTTCATCAATTTTGATATTATTAGCGATTAGAGCCTGTTTTAATTTAGCAATGCCATCGGTTATGCCTAGTATATGGCCATGCTCATCTTCAATTCCACGAGGAAGTAATTCAGATAATGCAACTTCAATATCATAAACCGTTTTCTTCTCAGCCTTCATTTTTTTATATATATTCTTTATTTTGTTCCAATCTTTTGCTATTTCATGTAAAGACATCTCGGACAATACATTCGCAATATTCATATTTCCTCCTGGTGCATTATTATCTTTACAAAATTCCGAAAGTATGATATAATATAAACATAAAAAAAAATAGGTAGGATTATCAAATGAGGAAATATTATCAAGGTTGTGGAGGAATCGCAAATCCCGATAGTCTGGGCTATTTTGAAGATGGAAGCTATTGTGCTGAAAGAAAGCATGATGGTATCTGGGCGTCATGTATAGTAAAAAACGGCCGTGCTGAATTCTGGTCAAGAAATGACAAGAAAAAAGTTGAGGGAGATATTTTACATCTCGTTCAATTTGATCTTTCCTCAGTAGATGACAGTATCCTTACTGGGGAATTAATGGCATTCTCCCAAGCTTCAAAAAAACAAAAGCATATAACTTACAACATTTATGATATTATAAAATTCAAGGGACAGGATGTCAGTAATCTTAATATGGTAGAAAGAAGGAAAATAATTGAATCATTAAGCATATATAATGGTAAGTATACTCTTACTAAGAGGTATTATTCTGGGTTCAAAGAACTCTTTGATAAAATAGTTGCCGAAGGTGGAGAAGGAATTGTTATAAAAAAGATGAAAGGCAAAACTCCATATAGAGGTAACACAAGAAATATTAACTGGTATAAAGTCAAGAAGGAAGTCCGAATTAGCTATGTAATAGCAGGGTTCAATGATTCAGATTGTGATTCATGGCCTGGTGATATAAAATCAATTCAGGGCGCTCTTTATGATGATGAAGGCAATCTAAGAACTGTTTGTAACATAGGTTCAATGACAGGAGCCGAAAGAAGATGGTTTTCGGATCATAGAGATGAAGCCATTGGCAAAGTTATAGAATGTAAAGGATATGAAATATTTAAGAGTGGGGCCTTAAGACATCCATCTCTTATAGGATTCAGAGATGATGTAGACCCTAAGGAATGTACATTTGAACAGATTAACAGAAAATAAAAAAAAGTATCCCAAAATGAAAATTGGTGCAAATACAAATATTGTAAACAAAATTACGCGCGCGAAGTGCCTTCTATTAAATAAAAGCTGTGACAGCTGCGGCTATCGCACTCTGGCTGAATACTTTGTGAATGAATCAGAAAAGGCGATATTTTGCCGACCTGAAATTGGCTCACGCAAAACACTTACTTACATGCACCGGCCCGAAAGAGATTATTGTAAGCACTATATATATTTTAAAGATGTGGTTGATGATATCAGAACATTAGATAAAATGAGGTAAATTAATAAAAGAATATTAGTAGTGAAGTTACAGATACGCATAAAGTTGTCCAATGGTATAAGGAGCTAAAGTGAAAAAAAAGGAAAATTTATTTAGAATTTGTTATTCCGCATCATATGTGGTTTCTGCACTTGGTTGGTGCTTCTATTTTGGTATAATAGATGGTCTACCAGTACAATTAATGCCAATAGTATTAGTTATTTCTATTATATCAAGTTTCATTTTTATGTCCATATCCGCATTCATTCTATATGTATTAATTTTAGGTAGTCACCTTTCGAAGAAAGGCCTTAACCGGCGCATGGAGCGAGTAAAAAGAAAGCTTAAGAATGATTTGGAACGAATAAAAAAACACTCAACAAAATTATATACACTGAAAGAGCATGACGAGCTATTATATAAAAAGAAACCTGAAAAAAGCTCTCATGATATTGTTTTAGGCGTTGATTTGGCCAAATATTTCCATAATAGTACTCGTAAGCCGGGTGATAGATACGAAGAATGATAGATGATCGAAAAGGATGAAATAATGGAAACATATGTTAGTTGTGATATAGAAGCTGATGGACCCATTCCAGGACCGCACAGCATGCTTAGCATTGGTGCGGCGGCTTTCAAGAATGGGGAATTAATAGATACATTTGAGGCCAACCTCGAAGAACTCGAGGGAGCCTCCATGAGTACTGAAACAAAGATCTTTTGGGATAAAAATCCTGAAGCCTGGAAGGCCTGTAGAATAGATCAGCAAGATCCAAAAAATGCCATGATTGATTTTCATAAATGGGTTACCATAACATCAAAAGGCACCAGTCCCGTTTTTGTAGCCTTTCCGTTGGGATTCGATTTTACATTTGTATATTGGTATCTGATGAAATTTGTTGAGCATTCTCCATTTTCATTTTCTGGAATAGATATGAAAACATTCGGCATGTTTATGATGAATTGTGAATACAGAAAAGTAACAAAGAAAAAGATGCCGCAACGATGGATGAGTGCGGACCACAAACATACTCACAAGGCCATAGATGATGCTATCGAACAGGGATATATATTTATCAATATGCTGAAAGAATACCATAAATTTATTGCTTCCTTGCAACATTCCGACGAAATTGTACTTTAACGCCGATTGAGCCGCAAAGCAAAAGTTGTGACACTTGTTTTGGTTTAAATAAAAAAGGGATAAAGAACATATGAAAAACAAAGCACTATATATAGTCAAAGAACTCAGAAATGCCGGATATGAAAGTGTATTGGCAGGTGGCAGCGTTCGCGATATGCTTCTTGGCATCGAGCCTCATGACTATGATATAACCACTAATGCTACTCCTGGAGTTGTTGAAGAGCTCTTTCCAAAAACTATTTCAATCGGTAAATCATTTGGCGTTATAGTTGTTATGATAGAAAATGAACCATTTGAGGTGGCTACATGGCGTAATGATGGCGAATACCATGATGGTAGGCATCCGGATACTGTTACATTTACTTCCATGAAAGAGGATGCAAACCGACGTGATTTTACCATCAATGCTTTGTTCTATGACCCGATAGAAGATAAAGTTATTGATTATGTGAATGGTCAAGAAGATTTAAAAAATAAAGTTCTTAGATTTGTTGGTGATCCAATAAAAAGAATAGATGAAGATCGCCTAAGAATGTTAAGGGCTGTGCGTTTTGCCGCAAGGTTTGATTTGTCTATAGATTCTGCCTCCAAGATGGCCATAAAAGAGAATGCTGAGAGAATACATGATGTTTCTAATGAAAGAATACAAGATGAACTCACCAAGCTACTGCGCATTGGCAAGCCTAGAATAGCCATAGAGCTTCTTGAGGAAACTAATCTACTCAAAGAGGTACTGCCCGAAGTTGAGGCCATGAGGAATGTTGAACAGAATCCAGAATTTCATCCCGAAGGTGCAACAGTGCAAAAAATAATTTACGATTAGTGTGATAAAAAACGAAATATTTAACAGAGAATGGTTGGCAAGTAAAAATTATTTGGGCAAGCTAATACAAAAAGAACAAAGAGAAAAGTATCGAAGATAGTTTAGAATACTTATTGGGAGAATAAACTAATGAAACTTGGCCCGAAAATAACATATGATCCAAATAATCCAGAACATAAAGATCCTACTAAATATAAGCTTAATCCTGGCGATGTTCTTAATCATACCATTATAATGATGGAGAAGTTGTTTGAGAATACCGAGAATCCGAGGGATGAACTTATTTGGGCGGCCTTACTGCATGATATCGGTAAACCTGCTACCTTTACTATTGAGGATGGTAAGATCAGAAATCATGCACATGAATTTGTTGGTGCTGAGATGGCCAAAGAATTTATGAAAAATCTAAAATTCTCTAACAAATTCACCGAAGATGTCTACTGGTTAATCCATGATCATATGCGCATTAAAAAAGCCGCAAAGATGCGCAAATCTAAGCTGAAAAAATTATTGGCTCAGGAAAACTTGGAAGAGCTTATGTCTCTTGCATATGCAGACTCTTTGGCAGCTACCAAAATGACTGAATGGCATGAGTATATTCTAGAAAAAATAAATGAGTTTGAGCCAGAGGAAATAAAGCCGAAGCAACTTGTGAATGGCCACGATTTAATTGAACTTGGTTTCAAGCCAGGTCCAATTTTCAAAAAGATATTGGAAGAGATCGTAGAATTGCAATTGGAAGAAAAAATAAATACTCGTGAGGAAGCGCTTAAATATGCCAGAAGTAAAAAGGTCAATAGCTAAATCTTATCTAAAGGGCTATAGATGCGTTCATTGCCGTCATAATCATGAGCGCGTCCTTACCTCTGCGACATCAGATCACAAATCAATCCATGTGAAGGCGATCTGTGATCTGACGGGCAGGACGGTTCCACAAAGTCAATTCTGTATGGGTTTTGAGCTAAAGCAGTAGATATGAAAAAAATTATTTATATTGATATGGATGATGTATTGGCTGAAACACTGCCGGCTATATGCGATGCTTACAATAAGATATACAAAACATCAATCACCCAAGAGGATATTGATAACTGGAAATTTTATAAATCTCTTGGGCATGATGATGACGATGGGCAAAGAATAATCAATGAAATTTTTTCTACAGAAAACTTCTGGCTCAATATAGAGCCCAAGTATAACGCTTTCCATATCCTGGCCGATCTTAATAAAACTTATGAGCTATATGTAGCCAGTGCACCCTTTCCAACCAAAAAATGTATTCCAGATAAAATAACCTGGATGAAAAAACACTTTCCATTTTTATCATATCACCAGATCATTTTTATTTACAATAAGGGCCTGCTCCGCGGAGATATAATGATTGATGATAAACCGGATAACTTAATTGGTTTCGATGGTTTAAAAGTTTTATACAGAACTCCCGTAAACAGGCGATACAATGATTTCGATCACATTGTAAATAATTGGCGCGAAATTAAGAACCTATTTCTCAAATAATTAATATCAAGAATCCCGATTTAATCGCAGCGGTATTGACCACTTCATCAAAGATAATTCTAAATCGGTCCCTTTCCAGGAGAATAGAATGAGCGTAAAAAAAGCGTATATTATGAATTTTGGTGCAAAATTATCAGATGGTATAGTAGATTCTATTATGGCAGATCACGATATCGAGGAAATTAAACAGATCCACATAAGAGCTTCCCTTAATTTAAAAAAGCATAGTAGCTATATTCAGGTACACGACATTGTAAACAAATATAAAGAATACTTTTTATCAGGTATTCCGATTATTGTAAATTTGCCTGGTCTTCCAATATATGTTGCTCACTTGATGACCGAAATTAGCGCCCTGACATCTAAATTACCAGTAATATTAGAATGCGTGAAAGATTACGATTCAGATGGAATATTTAGTGAATTTAAATATAAGAGATTGTATGAGGAAGATAGAGAGAGATCTTGGAGCCGTGAGAACTACAAAAGAAGTCCAAATGATAGAAATACAGATAGACCACAGGATGACTAGAGGTATTATATGAAGTTATCCAAGATCTTGAAAGCCGCAACCATCGGAATACTTGGAACTCATGCTATTAATACATTTAGCAAGAAATATACCACTCCTGGTTATCAAATACGAGCTCCAAAAGCCGATTATGCCCCATCCGCACTTAAACCAATCAAAAAAAGACCTGGCTCAAATCCATTGAGCGCAATGCATGTTTATTCCGGCGAATATATAGGCAAATTAATATTTACATGGGATTATTCATGGATGCAGCCAAAAGAAACATTGATATATAATAAAAGCGACACAATTGGTTGGCTAAAGGATCGTATACTGAGCGATGCCGACCAAAAAAGCAATTATATTTCATTGAAAAAAATAACAAATAGCGAAGTTACATTTGCATTTGAGCCTGAGCTATGGATTAAAGATACACTCAAAGGTGCTTCGGCACAAGCTAAATACTTTAAAAATGGATTACGAGTTAAATGGTCAGTCCCTCTTCCTGATCTCCCACTCACCAAATATCCAAGGCCCTTCTTGGGGACATATCTGGCCAAGCAGTTTCATAATTATTTTAATCACCATAGAAGCCAGATGTCATTTGCCAAACATTGGAAATGGTTAAAAACGATTAACCCTGATGTATTTACATATAGTATAGACTGGTTTAGATTAGAACTTATTATGACGCTAAAAAACTCGGTCATATTGGGCGCTCTGCTAACTGCTTTAGGAATAAAACGAGTTCTCAAACCATGAAACATATATAACTATATGACAGAATTGGACCTTGTCAGGGCTCGTGAAATAGCCATTGATACAAATTATATAATCCAAAGGACTTATCGCGATAGACATAACCAGTATGGTATTTTATGGGAGCAAATAAAGCTTATAAATGATGGGCTAATAAAGCTTCACTTTCGCCTTCCCCTCTATGTCATAGATGATCCAGAAAATTCAGGAAATATGAAGGAAATTGACAAAGTCGTGCTAAAATATAATCAGCATAAAGACAATAAAAAAATGGTAGAAGAATTTACTGACCAAGTGACAAAATTGATTGAGAGATATAAGCAGAAGACAGTCATTAAGGACTAATCAAAATATAATTCGGGAAAACATAATGATACATAGCAAGCGAAAGGGCAACGCTTTTGAACGACAGGTTTGTGATATCTTCAGATCAAGGTTCAATGATAAATTTTCGCGCGTGCCATCTAGCGGGGCTATCGCAACTGCTCAGAAAGAAGAACTTTCCTCAGAAGCAAAAGTAATGTTATCGGGGGATATAATTGTTCCAAAGAATTTCCGCTTCTCAATCGAGTGTAAATCACGCAGGGAATTTAGTTTATGGGAATTAATTGGCGATGCTAAAGCGATTGAATGGCAAGAGTGGTTTAAACAGGCGGCTCAAGATGCCAGCAGGTCACACAAAGAACCACTCGTAATCGTCAAGTATAATAATAGACAGATTTTAGCTATAATGAGTGAGCAATTTTTGAGTGAATTTAGGAATAACAAAGTCAAATATATTCAATATGATAAGATGATCGTGTGCTTACTCAGTAAAATGCTTGAATTTGATAGAAGTTTCTTTTATAAATAAATAAGATACTGTGGCTCACTTTTGTAGCCGAAAGCCCTAAGATAATTACTGGTGATTGACAGTCGGCGACGCCGACGATCATATAAATTCATTTCTCCCGGGGCGCATGTTTTCCAGGTATTGGTTTTCGTGGCGTCTCGGGTATTTTATTGTATTGGTACTAAAACTTTATGAAGAATATTCACCAAAACATATATAGTTCCAGGAGAAAATATGTATTTATCACCCTCTTTAATTAAGACTTTTGAAAGTTGTAAACTCCGTTATAAGTGGCAATATATAGATAAAATATATAAGCCGCAACCGCTCACCGATGACACCTTATTTGGCCGTTATGTACATAGATTTATGGAACTCTATGAACGAAAAAAAATTGTAGATATCATCAAGCAGCTTAAAGCAGAATTTGAAATTCCAGATAGGATGGAAAATGACTTGATAACTGCTATATCCAACACAGTCAAATTCCTTAAACAGTACGGAGAATTAAAATTTGAAAATGAGCAAAAAATATCGGCTATGATTGGCAAACTTCGGCTATCTGGAAAAGCCGACAAAATTTACCTAAAGCCCCATTCTCTAATAGTTATTGATTTCAAAACCTCCAGAAGATTTTGGAAGGGAATGAATGATTTGCAGTTAAAATTCTATTCACTTGTTTTGCACAAAGAAAGAAAAATTCCGGCCGAAAATATAGAAACTGTGGTTTATTATAGCTATTTAAATGCAACTGATGCTAATGTTTATAATACAGAAGAAATAAATTATTTTTTAGAATATCTGAAAGAAACAGCCAGCCATATATATAATACACAAAATTGGGCACCTACCAAAAGCAAGTTGTGCAATTATTGCCAATATAAAGAAGATTGTCCTGCATGGAAATAATGAATTAGCATCTGCCAGGATTTAACTATCGATTAACAACTGTTAACTTTAATTTTCCTATACCAAAAATTTTGTTGATCATCTTAATTTTGGCTAACCCCATAGGTACTGGAACTTTCCAGCTGCCTTTGAGAAGCTTCAAATATTCACCAGCACTGATATCGGCAGTTATTACCATATCTTCCGTTGGCGGCCCATAATAAATATCTATCTGTCCTGGAGATTCAGAAAAATCTAATTGCCAACTTATATCCTCCTTGGGCACAATATATTCTGGATCAAAAATTACATCATTCACAAGTTGATATCCAAATTTATTGTCCGCAGCATAAGTTAAAATTACTCTTGGCAATAGTTTTTTGATTTCTTTTTTAGCTTCTTGGCTAGTCATGCTCTTAATCTCCGAATGTCTCAATAATCAATCGGCGCGCGATTTTAAGTGGTATTTTATTCATATACTTTAGTAATTCAAAGCCAAGCTC